ACCCCGGTGACCGGGGTGGGGGTGGTGCTGGCGACGCTGGTCGTCTCGGGTTTGCTGGTGGTGCCCACCAGGCTGATCGCCACGGCTCAGCTCGCTCCTCGCCGGTCGGAAAAGGGCCGGGCCCGGATGAGGGGCTGGTCAGCGGGTCACTGGGCCCACCAGTCGGCGAAGCCGAAGTTGGTGGACGTGGCGGTCGGGTCGTTCCCGGCGAAGGAGACCCCGTAGGCCTTCTCGATCACCGGAATCTGCCACTTGAACCCGGAGTAGGGGGCCTGCCCGTTGTTGTACTTCCACTGCATCTGGCGCAGCGCGGCGTTGTTGCCCCACGCCCAGGCGCTCTCCGCCCCGTGGTGGCTGATCACCCAGAAGGACAGGGTCGCACCGTCCATGGCGCCGTGGATGTAGTTGTCCCCGGCACCCCCCGGCGGCGGCCACGAGGTCGAGCTGTACTCGCCCTGCCGGGTCATGTCCTCGGGGATGATCCCGTCGAACGAGTGCCCGTCCCGGGTGCAGCCCTGCGGGTTGATGCCGTAGCGGGCCGAGCCGAGGTAGTCGCACTGCCAGTTCGTGCCGGTCCAGTTGCGCGGGCTGGGGATGTAGGAGGAGTCCCCGGTGGCCCAGCCGTACCACACGTCGCGGGCGGCGGTGTACATGGCGTCGTCACCCAGGTACAGGCCCGCGATCAGCCGGTCGGCGTTGGCGTGGGTACCGAAGTTGTTCGCCTTGTAGTCGGCGATCGACAGGATCGATCCGCCGCCGCCACCGCCGGAGTACTGGTGCTTCAGCTCCGCCGAGATCCAGGTGCGGAACTTCGCGTCCACCGTCGGGGCGTAGGACTTCAGGTCGATCAGGTCGGCCGAGACGATGTAGGACGAGAAGTTGCGCAGCGTGGCCAGCACGTCGGAGTCGGTCCGGCCCGCCGTCATGACGTGGCTGATCTTGTCGCGGACGAAGTTCTTGGCCGTGGTGTCGCCCTCCCGCGCCCCGTACAGGGCGTGGGCGAGGACGTCCAGGTCGGACTTGTCCCGCTGCCCGAGGCAGTAGCAGCCGCCGTAGGGGCTGTTGACCCGGTCCACGATGGCCTGCCAGCCGGAGCCCGTGGTGGGCAGCGCGGCGATCTCCGAGGCCGAGAGCAGGATGCCATCGCCGGTCGGCGGCGGGGAGACCACCTCGGGGCTGACGGTGACGGTGATGTCGTCGGAGGTGGCCAGCTCGGTGTCGTCGGCGGTCAGCCGCAGCACGTAGGTGCCCGCCGTGGAGAAGGTGGCGGTGGTGTCGACCGCCGTGGCGTCGGCGAAGGTGACGGTGCCCGGCCCGGACACGGTGGTCCAGGCGGTGGTCACCGTGCCGCCGGGCGGGTTGCCATCGTCGGAGACGGTGCCGTCCAGGCTGTACGTGGCGGGCAGGGTGACCGAGCCGTCGGCCCCGGCGGAGACGGTCGGGGCCGTGTTCAACGGGCCGGGCTGCCCGCCGCCGTTGACGACGAGCTGCGGGCCGTTGGCCGACTCCTTCGTGGCGAAGATGCTGTCGGTGCCGGTGCCGGAGCGGACGATGGCGAACGCCGGGACGACCCCGTCGCTGACCCCGGAGACGGCGACCTCGGTGTAACCGTTGGCCACGACCGTGCCCGAGCCCACCAGCGTGCCCAGGGTGGGCCGGTTGTTGTAGGTCATCGGGGTGGGCCAGGTCGAGCTGACCTCGTACACCTCGAACGGCAGGTCGTCCTGCGCGCCGTCTCCGTACAGGCGCAGCGTGGCGTCGTTGACGGTGCCCGAGGGGGCCGGGAACTTGACGTAGGCGATCTTGGGGTACCCGTCGTCCACCTTCATCGTGGTGTCGGTCCCGTAGCTGGTGGTCGGGGCGTTGCCGTTGACGAAGGTGTCGGCGGTCGGGGCCAGCGTGGCCGGGGTGGCCGTGACCGGCGGGTTGGCGATCATGTCATCGACCGTGGCGAGCGCGGCGGTGAGCTGGTCGTGCGCGCTGGACAGGTCGGCCGGGGCCGCGTTGAGCGCGTCCAGCGCGGCCTGGGTCTGCGCCTGCGCGTCGCCCAGGCGGGGGTCGTCGGCGGCCTGGGCGCTGGCCGCGACGGCCACCCCCAGGATCGCCATGAGGAAGGCCAGGGCGACCGCGATGGCGGTCCTGGCCGGTCGTGCAGTGATCACACCGGTCCCCTTCCGAGGGGGGTAGCAGGAAGGCCGCGCCGAAACGGTTTGAGCCTCAGGATGAGGAGTTTATACACTCGTCTCATATGATGAGACCGGCGTGTGATATGTTGAGACACCCCGGGCTCGGCGGACGGCTACATCGACCACCACGCGCCGTAGCCGACATTGGTCGACGTCGCCGTCGGATCCACGTCGGCGAACGTCTGCCCGTACACGTTGTTGATCACCGACGTCTGCCACATGAACCCCGAGTAGGGGGTCTGCGACACCGAGTACTTGAACTGCATCTGGCGGAGCATCGCCTGATCGCCCCAGTTCCAGGCGTCCTCGCCCTGCCGGTGCATAATCCAGCAGGCCAGCGTCGCCCCGTCGGTCGCGCCGTGGATGTAGTTCTGCCCGCCGCCGGTCGGCGGCGGCCACGAGCCGGTGTAGGGCGGCCACGCGCCGGTGTACTCGCCCTGGCGGGTCATGTCTTCGGGGATGATCCCGCCGAAGTCGTGCGTGTCGCGGGTGGCCCCGGCCGGATTGATGCCATACCGGGCGGTGCCCAGGTAGTCGGCCTGCCAGTTGGTGCCCGTCCAGTTGCGCGGGTCCGGGATGAACGCCGGATCGCCGGTCAGCCAGCCGTACCAGACGTTGCGGGCGTCGGTGTACATCGTCGGGTCGTCCAGATACAGCCCGGCGATCAGCCGGTCGCAGTTGGCGTGCGTGCCGAAGTTGTTGGCCTTGTAGTCGGCGATCGACAGGATCGATCCGCCGCCGCCACCGCCGGTGTAGGGGTGGCTCAGCTCGGTGGTCAGCCAGGACCGGAACGCGGCGTCCGTGGTGGCGTCGAAGGTGGCCAGGTCGATCAGGTCGGCGGCCAGGATGTAGGCCGAGATGTTGCGCAGCGTGGCCAGCACGTCGGTGTCGTCGCGGCCGTTGCCCATCATCGTGTTGATCATGTCGCGGGCCGTGCCCTTGGCCGTCGAGTCGCTCATCCGCGCCCCGTACAGGGCTGCGACCAGCGCGTCCTTGTTCGAGTCGTCGCGGATGCCCAGCGCATACGCGCCGCCGTAGGGGGCGGCGTAGCGGTCGGCGATGGCGGTCCACTCGGTGCCGGAGGCGGGCAGCGCGGCGATCTCGGCCGGGGACAGCAGGATGCCCTGCACCGGGCCCCCGCCCCCACCACCGCCGCGTCGGCGGCTGGCCGTGGCCCGCCGCAACGCCGACCGGGTCACGCCAGGTCCCCGCTCACCAGCCAGGTGTTGGCCGCAACCTTGGTGATCAGGCCCTCGGCGTACTGCCCGGCCGAGGACAGCGCCGCGCCCCGGGACACCACGGTGGCCCCGGTTCCGGCGGCGAAGGTGATGACCCCCGCGCCGTACTGCCGCCACGGGATGGCCACCTCCTGGGCGATGGTGGCGGCCGAGTCCTGCGGCAGGGTGATCGTGACCGCCGAGGCGGCGGTGGAGTGCAGCACCGTCTCGGCCGCGTCGGCGGCGACCAGCGTGTAGTTGCCGCTGATCGTGTTCTTGGTCGGGGCCACGAGGGCGTCGATCTTGTCCTCGACGTCCTGGTGGATCGCGGGGGGCCAGGCCATGGCCGTCCTCTCGGGTTGGGGTGGGCGGCGGTCAGCCGGTCGTGGTCCGGACGGCGACCACGGTGTAGACGTAGGTCTGGCCCGCCGCGACGCCGGTGTCGGTGTAGGTGTGGCCCGGCTGGTCGGAGACCAGCGCCACGCCGTCGCGCAGCACGTCGTAGCCGGTCGCCCCGGCCACCACGTCCCAGGACAGGTCGACCCGGGTGGTGGAGACCGGCACGGCCGTCACCGTGCTCGGCGGCAGCAGCGGCAGTCGGTCGGTGAGCCCGAGGGAATCGGCGGCGCTGCGGGCGAGGTTCTTGGTGACGGTCACCGCGTCGGACAGCCCGGCAGTGTCGGCGAGGGCGCGGACCAGGTTCTTGGTGACGGTCACCGTGTCGGTGAGCCCGAGGGTGCTGGCCGGGTTGGCGACGTTGCCGATCGTGGCGGTCACCGAGTCGGTGAGCCCGGCGGTATCGGCGGCCGACCGGGCCACAGTGAGGAGGCCGCTGACCGCGTCGGTACCGTGCACGGTGTCGGCCGGGCTCACCGCCGCGCCGGTCGCGCTGTCTCCGACCGGCCACGGGTCGGTGCCGACCCAGTCCCGCGCGGAGACCCAGGTCTGATCGCCCAGCGTGGTGCTCGCCGAATCGGTGAGCCCCACGGTGTCGGCCGGGGACGCGGTGTAGTCGGTGCCGCCGCCGACGACGGCCGGTTTCAGCAGCCCCGACCAGGCCCGGGAGCGGGCCTCGGACTCCGACAGGGTCGCCGAGTAGGTGACACTGCCGGTGGCCACCGTGCCGTTCGAGTCACACCAGGTGTTCGGGCAGTCGTTGGCGTTGGTCAGCCCGGTGTCAGAGTCCTCCAGCTCCAGCAGCCCGCTGCCCGGCGTCCACGACACCGGCGGGGCGGTCGGGATGGTGGAGCGGGCCCCGGCCCAGAACACCCCCCAGGCGGCGGCGTCGGTGTTGGTCAGCGACGGCCCGTTCACCAGCGTGCCCGCCGTGGTGTAGTTGACCAGGCTCTCGGCGATGAACGGGGTGGTGGTGTCCACCCCCCGGTAGGCGGCGGCGATGGCGATGGCGGCGGCGGTGGCCCCCGTGTAGTCCATCTGCGGCGGCGCGTCGGCGGCCGAGCCGTCGGCGATGCGGGTCAGCACCCGGGTGTTGTAGGAGTCGGAGTTCTGGTCGTGCAGGATCGTCCAGCCGGTGTAGGAGGCCGCGCTGAACACGGCGGCGGCCCGGGACGCGGTGCACACCACGATCAGCAGGTCCCCGGAGGCCACCCCGGTCGCCGCCGTCGGGGTGATCGTGGTGGCCGTGCTGGACGTGGTCGTCGTGACGGTGTCGACGCGGCTGATCGCCATCGCGGCGACACCCCCTCATCTGGGCGCGGACATGGCCCGGCCCCGCCCCGCGCGAGGCGGGACGGGGCCGGAGTGCTGGTCGGGAAGGGCTACGCCCCGAGCAGCTTGTGCGTCCAGGTGACGGTCAGCGTGTCCGTGCTCTGCTTGGATGCGATGCCGGTCAGCGCGACCCGGCTGATCGTGTTCGCCGCCGTCGAGGTGGCGTCGGTGGCGATCGTGTCGGTGACGATGACCGCCTCGGTGATCGCGTTGCTCGCGCTCGTGGCCTCCCCGGCGGCGTAGGTCCGCTTGTAGGTGACCGTGTAGCCGAGCCCGGCCGCCAGCGCACCGGACGGGAAGGTGGCGTCGAACGCCTTGTTCGACCCGGACAGGTAGGTGGCCAGCGCGGCACCGGTGCCGTTCTTGGCCGGGGCGTTCCCGGCCGTGGTGGAGCCGGTGCCCAGCTTCATGCCGGTCGGCTGGGCCGGGGTGCCGACGCCGGAGCCGCGCTGGGCGTACAGGGTGTCGCCGACGTCCGTAATGATATTCCGAGACTCGCCGGTCGCCTTGAGCGTCCCGTCCGCCGCGCGCAGCTCCCAGGTGACGAAGCCGTGCAGACCCTCGGTGTTGTCCAACATTGTCACTCCTGTGTCGTAATGTTTGAGACATGACGAAGACGCCACGCCGCGAGATGGATGAAGAGGAGCGGGAACGTGCGAGACAGCGAGCCCGCGAGTGGTACGCCAAGCCCGAGAACCGGGCCAAGCAGGCTGCTCGGGTGGCCGAGCGCAGAAAGGATCCCGTTGAGCTAGAGAAGATCCGATCCATGGGTCGGGAGGCCGCTCGCCGCTGGCGAGAAGAGAACCCCGATCGCCGGAGAGTGAGCGTCCTCAGACACCGCTACCGGACGAAGTACGGCATGACGGAGGAGCAGATCGCCCACGTCATGTCCGGTGGACTATGCGACTCCTGCGGTGAGGAGACAGCCACCGATGTCGATCACTGCCACGACCGGAACGTCTACCGTGGCTGGCTGTGTCATGGCTGCAACGCAGCAGCCGGGATGCTCGCCGACGACCCCGCTAGGGCCGAGGCTCTCGCGGCGTATCTCCGCCAGACGACTTGACCTTGCCGTCGGGTCCGGTCAGGACCCAGGTCACCTCGCCGGTGATGCCGCTGCCGTCGGTGGTCATAAGGGGTTCTCCTCTCAGGCGTCGGGGGCGGCGACGGTGACGACGTCCCGGTGGAGGACGCCGACGTTGTCGCGGGTGCGCAGTTGCGCCGTCAGCTCGTACTCACCGGGAGCGAGCCGGACGTTGAGGTGGCCGTCGACCAGCTCGACCGGGACCGACCCGGCGGGGACGACGACCTCGCCGGTGGCGTGGTGGTCGCGGCGGGTGATGGTGACCTTGCCGGTCAGCGGGCGGCCGAGCTGGTCGAGGTAGCGCCGGTGGTAGGGCACCCGGTCGTGGCCCCGGTCGCGCGGGAACGGGCGCGCGGGGGTGGGCATCAGGAGCCGTCCAGGTCGGCGACGATCTCGATGGAGAGGTAGGAGTCGGTAGGGAAGGTCTGCTTGGAGCCGTCGCTCCAGAGCACTTCCCACTCGGCGTCGAAGCTGCCGACGGTGTCGGTATCCCCGGCAGCCCAGGTGTAGGAGACCAGGCCGGTGGCGGCGTCATCGATGGTGGCCGCCGCGTCGATGGTGGCCGCCCCGCCGAGTGCCGGGGCCATGATGAAGCTGACGCTGGTGGCGGTGGTCAGGTTCACGAGGCTGCCGCCCACGGCCAGGTTGACCTGGATGATCGGTCTGGTGTCGTGCTGCTTGATGGTGAAGTCCGGCACGGTCGTCCTTTCTGGCTCAGGTGGTGACGACGACGGCCGTGGCGACGTCGGTGGAGACGAGGACGGCGCTGCCGCCGCCCGGGGTGGCCAGCTCGGCGGTGCCGAGGGAGGCGGTCACGAGCACGGCGGTGCCGAGGGAGGGCGCGGCGAGGGTGACCGTGCCGGGCAGGTGGCCGAGCACGATGTCCACCAGCGGGGTGGTGACCGAGGTTCCGGATGACGGGGCGGAGCGGGCCTGCAGTTGCCAGGTGGGCTGGTCGGTGCCCGCCAGGGTGTCGGCACCGGAGGCCACCAGGGCTGTCATCGGTCAGCGCCTCCGGTCGGGGCGGGGCTCAGACGGCCTCGTGCGCCCCGGGCTCGTCGGCCTTGCGGGCCCGCACGAGGGAGGCGTCACCGTCGCCGACGGTCAGCGAGGCGACCGAGGACAGGACGGAGTACAGGGCGGCGGAGGCGGCGACGAGCAGCGCCTGCTTCCAGTCGACGTGGGTGATCAGCGACCCGGCGGTGAAGAAGCCGACGAGGGCCTGGATGAACGTCTTGGCGGCGCGTTCGGCGGTGTCGAGGGCGAACTGCTTGGGGTCCATGGCGTGCCTACTTCCAGTGCGAGATGACGAGGGTGAGGAGGGTGAGCCCGAGCCCGGCGAGGACCAGGGCGGCGGTGATGGCCTGCCAGCGGTCGGCGCGGCGGCGTTCCTCGACGGCGGCGAGCTGGGCCTGCAGTGCGGCGATCTCGGCGCGCCGGTCGGCCTCTTCCCTGCCGATGTCGATGATCAGGTCGTCCACCCACTGCCGGACCTCCTGGCGCGGCACGTAGGCGTTGGGCAGTCGGGACATCTGCTCGGTGAGATCCCGGGAGAGCTGGGCGACGGTCTCCCGCACCGCGCGTACCTCGTCGACCAGCATCGACAGGACGGAGGTCTCCATGGACGTGCCTTCCCCGTTGGTGCCCCTGTCGTGCGGCACTCTCGGAGGCTGCGGGGCGGAACTCATCGGCCTGGATCAGCCGTTGGACACGCGCCGGGCCAGCCCGGCGGCGATGGCGTCGCCCAGCTTCTGCACGGCGGTGTCGTCGGCGAGCAGCGCGGCGGCCAGCGCCTCCGGGTCGACGGTGGCGGGCTGCTGCTGGACCTGCACGTCGGGCCGGTCGGCCAGCGCGGCGATGATCGGCGCGAGCGCGGCGGGCAGGATCTCGTTCTGGATCCGGCCGTCCATCGCGCCCAGGGTGGTGTAGGGCCACTCCCCCTGCGTGCCGTTCGGGTCGCGGCGCAGGTTGGGGATCAGGCGGGCACCGGCGATGCCGAACCACACCGCCTCGTAGACCTTCCGCAGGTCGTCGTCGGACAGGGGCATGTCGTCTTCTCCATTCACGAGTTGCTGGGCGCGGGCCACGATCTGGCCGACCTGGCGGACCTTCGCGTCGCCGGGGCAGAGCTTCCCGGTGGACGAGGACCACACCTCGCCGCCTGCGACCCGCCAGGGGTTGATGCCGTAGCGGTGCACGCCGAACCCACGGCTGGTGGGCAGGCTGTTGACCATGTCCTGCAGCGGCACGCCTTCGGTGCGGTGCAGGTGGGCGAGGATCATCGCGGCGGACTCGACCTGGTTGTCGGTCCACGGCTCGGCGTTGACCTGCGCCGAGGTGCCCATGCCGCCCTGGGACTCGAACGCCGGGCAGGTGGCGTTCCCGGCCGCCGAGGACCAGCACTGCTTGTCCAGGTCGATGAACTGGTAGAACCGGCCGCCGGGCTGCGGGTCCTTGGGCAGGTAGAAGTGCCAGTCGGCGGCTCGGGAGGCGAGCGGGCCGGGCACGAGCTTGACCGAGTTGGACACGGCGACGTGCCCGATCAGGCCCCTCCCCTTGCGGCGGGCGGCGCGGTTGCCGACGTCGATCGGCGACCAGATCGCCCCGGGGACGATGTTGGCCATGAGGGATCCCTCCAGGGGGCGTGGGTCGGGCCCCGCCGCCCGGGGGGCGCGGGGTGAGCGGAAGGCCGGGGTCAGCCGAGGTTGATGGCGCGCAGACCGGCGAGGTAGTCCCAGGTGGCCGCGATGCGGTTGAGCAGCACCGTCTCGTCCACCCCGGTGACGTCGGTGGCCTGGGCGATCGTCGGATCGGCGGCCATCGTCCAGGCGATCATGTCGGCGTAGCTGGTCGGCGCGTTGATCACCCGGGTGGCCAGCCATATCCGGCGGGTGTGGTTGTTCGTCAGCGGGTCCTCGGTGAGCACGGTCCGCGCCGTGTACACCAGCCCGGCCAGCGCCATGTTGCGGAACTGCTGGTCGACGGCCAGTGCGGCGGCATTGGCGACAGCGCCCACGATCTACCTACCTGTTCTATTGGGTGTGGCGGCCCTCCCACCGCTCCAGGTAGGCGACGGCGGACCGCAGTCGGTCGATGTCGTGGCCGAGTTGGCCGATGCAGGACGGAGGGTTCGCCACGCCCTGGGTTTTACTCCTCGTGGGATACGAGACTAGAGCGTTTCACTGCGTGTAGCTGATTCTGAGTCTGGCGCTCGGCCCGTCCCAGCGGACGTAGTACAGCTCGTTGGTGCCGCCGCCGGTGACGAGGCTGCCGGGGCCGACGTACAGGCCGATGGAGGTCTTGCTCTTGAAGCTGTTGTTCCAGCTCGACGGCAACTGGATGGCGATGCCGCCCGGCTTGGGCCAGTTGATGCCCGGGTTGTAGACGGTCTGCAGCACCGTCGGGTTCGCCGTGTTGGCGTTGGACACCAGCCGCAGCAGGAGCTGGCCGCCGGAGTCGAAGTAGGTGTGGTTGGCGTAGAGGAACAGCCACACCCCGTTGACCGTGGCGCCCGAGGAGATGTTGGGGATGGTGAAGTTCCAGCCACCGTGCCCGTCGCCGTTGAACCCGGACGGGTCCAGGCCCTGCACCACGTCGGTGGTGTCGGTGCGCAGCGCGCCGCCGGTGCCGTTCTTGTACGACCAGTGCCCGGCCGGGGCCAGCTCGCCGGTGTCGTAGGTGGTCTTGGAGGTGACCCCGCCCGCGCCGGTGTTGGCGATGTAGGTGTCGGGGATGTTGGGCCCCATGTCGGACACGGTCATCCGGAACGCCCGCTGGAAGTCGACATCCCCGGACCAGACCGTGATGTCGCCGGGCCCGTCGTACGCCTCAATGCAGGCCAGCACGCGGATCTTGGAGCCGGTGGCGACGGGAAAGTTGCCGTAGGCGTACAGGTCGGGCGGGCTGTAGACGTAGTCCGAGCCGTTCTTGCACTCGAAGAACCGGGAGTCGATGACGCCGCTGGTGGTCAGCGGCGAGCCGCCGTCGCCGGTCCAGCGCAGGCTCATCAGCGCCCGCGTCCCGGCGGCGTTGGAGAAGATGTGCGGGATGCTCCAGTGGATGACGTACGACCGGTTCGCGTCGTGGATGAACGACACCTCGCCCAGCCCCACCCGGGAGGTGATCGAGGCGATGTTCATGCCGTTGTTGTAGGAGGAGGCGACCATCGCGCCGCCCTTGAGAGAGAGCTGGTAGGACAGCCGGTCGCCCTGGAAGAACGGGTCGCCGTCGACCACCAGGCCGGTGAAGCTGCCGACGCCGTTGGAGTCGATGGCGGCGACGAGCTGGCCGCTGGCGTTGCCGATGCCGAGGAAGTCGTCGGCGCCGGTGCCCAGCCGCCCGACCTCGGTGACCTGGCCGTCGGGGTCGAGCTGGAAGACGTGGAAGCCGTTCTGGTCGAGCACCGAGTGGTCGCCGGTGAGCACCCCGGCGACGACCGCCTGGTCGGCCAGCACCAGGGTGGCCTCCAGCAGGGCGGCCGTGACCGTGCCGGTGGCGATCACGTCGGAGGCGATGATCGCGTTGGGGGTGAGCGCGCCGGTGGAGATGGTGCGGGCCACCCACGCCGAGCCGGACCAGGTCAGCCGCAGGTTGTCGTTGCCGGTGTTGATCCACACGGCGGTGTTGGCCGCGCCCGTGTAGGTCGGGGTGGTGGACTGGACGAAGTAGGTGACCTTCCCGTCGGCGGTGGTCTGCGCGAGGGCCGCGTTGGAGATGGCGGTGCCGATCAGCCCGTCCTGGACGCTGACCCAACTGCCCGTCCCGGCGGCGGAGGCCCGGTACAGCTTGTTGTTGTCGTCGGTGTCCACCCACAGGTCGCCGACCGCCGTCGCCGACGGGGGGCCGGTCTGGTAGAAGGTGACGATCTTGCCGTCGGCGGTGGCCTGCGCGTTGGCGGCGGCGGTGACGGCCGAGGAGATCCGGGTGTCGGCCGACAGCACCCAGGTCGAGGTGCCGCCGTCGAAGCGGTACATCTTGTTCGAGTCGTCGGTGTCGAACCACAGGTCGCCGTCGGCCATGCCGGAGGTGGGGGCGGTGGTCTGGAAGAACGCGGTGACCTTGCCGTCGGCGGCGGCCTGCGCGGACTCGGCGGCGGCGAGTGCGGAGGCGGCGTCGGCCTGGGCGGTGGTGATGCCGCCGTCGCGGACCAGCACCCAGCTCGTGCCGGACCACCGGTACAGCTTGTTCGAGTCGTCGGTGTCCACCCACAGGTCACCGAGGCCGAGGTTGTCGGCCGGGTTGGCCGGTGGGTCGGTCTGGGCGAAGGTCTGGATCTTGCCGTCGGCGGTGGCCTGCGCGTCCCCGGCGGCGACGTACGCGGCCTGGATCAGCGCGTCCTGCACGCTGTCCCAGGAAGAGCCGGAGTAGCGGTAGAGCTGGTTGCCGTTGTCGGTGTCGATCCACAGGTCGCCGACGTTGGCCGACACCGGCGCCGACGTCTGGTAGTAGGTGGTGATCTTCGACTGGGCGGTGGTCAGCGCCGTGTCGGCGGTGCCCTGCGCGGCGAACGCGTCGGCCAGCGCCTGGGAGATGCCCTGATCCTGCAGCAGCACCCAGGCCAGGCCGTCCCACCGGTAGGTCAGGTACAGCGGCTGCCCGGTGGCGCCGGTGTCGCCGGTGTCCTGCAACCACAGGTCGCCGCTGTGGAAGTCGTCGCCGTTGGGCACCGTCGGCGCGGTCGGCGACAGGTACACGTAGGACCCGGAGAAGTCCCACAGGTTGAACGCGATGTTGTCCTCGCCGACCGAGCCGGTGCCGAGGTGGATGTTGGTGATCGACGCCGGGCTGATCTTGTCGCCGTCCACGGCGCCGTCGGCGATGTTGCCGGTGTCCACCCCGCCGGGGGCGATCTGCCCGGAGTCGACGGTGCCGTCGGCGATCCGCAGCGGCTGGTAGACGAGCTGCGCCCCGGACAGGGCGAGGGTGACCGTGTCGCCGACGTGCGGCAGGAACTGCGCCGGGGAGGCGATGCCGGTCAGGGTGACCGTGCCGCCGGTCTCGATGTCGGGGATGGCCGCGCCGAACGTGGACTCCCCCACGTTCACGGAGGTGACCTCGACCTGCATGTAGGTGACGCGCTGGCCCTTGAGTTCGGCGATCTCCGCGCGCAGCGCGGCGATCTCCTGGGCCATGTAGGACGCCGACGTCATGTGTTGACCTGCAGGTTGGTCTCGATCGTCTGGCCGTCCTCGGTGAGCAGGTACTTGCGGAACTTCACGTCCATCGGGTCCTTGGCGGTGAGGGGCGTGGTCGTCTCCTCGATCACCAAGGTGCGTTCGGTCAGGCCGACCCGGGGCCGGTGGACGCAGACCATGTCGAGGAGGTCGAGGGTGGGGTCGGGCACGATCTGGATGTGCGCGGTCTCCGAGCGGCCCAGCTCGATGACGAGCTGCGCGGCGGCGGCCTGCTGGGCCTGCTGGACGGTGGTGATGCCCTGGTTGGTGATCACCTTGACCCGCTTGCCGTAGCGGCCCCGGTAGTAGGTGGCCGAGGTGGGGTCGGTGTCCTGCGCGACGGCGGAGATGTAGGTGTTGGCGTCGCCGGAGGTCTGCTGGTTGGAGTTCTGGACGACGACGACGTTGGAGATCGTGTCGCTGTCTTCCTTGCGGTCGGCGGCGAGCAGCAGCCCGTCGCCCTCGGCGTAGCGGGCCACGATCTGGGTGGAGGTCGACGCCAGCGGCGCCAGGTGCAGGCGGCCCTTGCGGTCGTGGTAGAGGAACCCGCCGATCGACTGGGCCAGCTTCTGCGCCTCGGCCCACACGTTGATGTCGGGCTGGAAGATCAGCGGCCCGCAGCCGTAGCCGGACGTCCAGGAGTAGAAGTGGATGCCGGGCTTGCGGGTGTTCAGCAGCTTGCGGATCGCGTTCTCGATCGACGTGTTCTCGCCGATCACGAGCTGCTTGGTCATGCCGCCCTGGTAGACCATCGCCCGGTCCTGGCCGGTCAGCGTGACCTGCCCGTCGCCGGTGACCTCGCGGCCGGTCAGCCCGAAGATGCCCAGCGGCACCCACTCGGTTCCGGCCGTGGTGACGATCCCCCGGTACGGGGCGACCTCGCAGTCATACGGCGAGAGGAGGTCGTCCACCTCGGAGCCGGACAGCGCGCCGGTCGGGTCGGACACGGTGCAGCCCAGGTTGCGCATCACCGCGCGCCCGGCCGACGCGGACACCGACCCGTCGTTGGGGGTCAGCGTGTACACGGTCTGGCCGTTCTGGATCACGTCGAGCTTGGCGGTGATCGTGTGCGACTGGCCCAGCGCCTGCCGGGTGATGCCGAAGGTGGGCCACATCACTGCGGCCCGGTCGGTCCCGGCGGCACGGTGAAGCCGACGTCGAGCAGCAGCGGCGGCTCGATCTCGACCAGCGGGATCGACACCTGGTGCGAGTGCATCAGCGGGGTCAGCTCGTCGGCCTGCGGGAACCGCTTGATCTGCTTGCGGGACACGGTGCCGACGACGCGGCAGTAGACGACCTCACCGAACGGGTTGCGGTAGACCAGCGTGGTGTTGGAGTTGACCAGCGCCATCAGCGTCGCGTACTCGGCGGCGGAGTTGGTCTCCACCACGACGGTCTCCTTGCGGGCCTTCGGGACGCCGTCGGAGACGACGACCGGGTACTTCGCGCCGATGCCCTTGAACACCCCCGCGTCGGAGTCGCTGGTGAACTCCGGGGCCTCGACCACCCGGATCTCCCCGCCCAGCGACGGGTCGTCCACGCTGGTGAGCACGTACTTCAACGTGGTGACGGTGGCGGTGCGGGTGTTGGACAGCGAGGAGAGGTAGCGCGGGAACGCCTTGTAGATGTAGGACCGGTAGGTGCGGGTCACCCCGAGCGGGATGTCGTAGTCCGTCGCGGACACCGAGGTGGCGATCGGCACCGCCTCCGCGCCACGCACCGCGTTCCAGGTGTCGCCGCCGTCGTCGGAGTACTCGAAGATGACCGAGTCGGCGGTGCCGTCGATCGTGCACGAGACGTGCAGGTCGACCGAGAACCCGCTGACGGCGGCGGTCAGCCCGAACGGGGTGGGCGGCGGCGGCACGTTCTGCACCCAGGCGCACGACGACCAGGACGACCACAGGCCGATCTTGTTCTGCACCCGGATGAAGAAGCGGTAGGCGTCGTTGGCGAAGTCGTGGGCCAGGCGGACGCCGCGCTGGGACGGCTGGTAGCCCACCGCCGAGGCGACCGCGCTGGACGCGTGCGAGGACGGGTCGCTCATGTCGTGCCCGGAGGCGTAGGTCTGGGTGAACACGTACAGCTCCCACGCGTTCTGCGCGGAGTGGTCCGGGTCGCCGTAGGACCAGGACAGCGTCGGCCGGGAGGTGGTGGTGACCGTGGCGCTCGGGGAGAGCTGCCCGGAGCCGTTGGTCAGCGTGGTGACCGTGGCCGTGGGGCTGGTGCCGCCGGTGAACGTGTTGGACACGGTCATCTGCGCGAAGTCGGTGGAGCCCAGCGCGCCGGTGAACTCGATCGTGTACGGGCCGCCCGGGTCGCCCCACGCCTCCACGTCGCCGACGGCGATGTTGGACAGGGCCTCCAGCGCGGCCTGCACGTCGTCGCCGGTGGAGTCCCACAGCAGCGCGCCCGCTGCGGTGGTCTGCCCGGAGTAGGTCAGCCGGAACCCGCCGCCGGTCGGGGCGCCGGTGATGGTGACCTGCTGCTGCTCGTTGGTGCCGCCCCCGGCGGCCACGGTCGGCGGCTGCGCGGAGGTGAACTCGTACTCGATGCCGCCGTCCCAGATCACCCAGAACTTGAGCTTGACCGGGTCCAGGCAGTGGTGGCGGCGACCGCAGTCGACGCCCTCCTTGAACCGGTAGCCGTAGACCTTCTTGGCGCCGCCGAAGTCGGAGTGCCCGCCGTACAGGTCCAGGACGTAGCCCTTGTGGTTGTCCCAGTCGGTGACGCAGAAGTCCCGCCCGGCGTCCCAGCCCGGCCACCGGTCGTCGTCATCGAACCCGGCCGAGTTGTAGTCCCCGTGCAGGCCGCCGTACATGTCCAGGGTGATCAGCCGCAGGTCCGGGGTGAAGCGCGCCTTGCACTTCTTCGCCCTCGGATGCGACCAGCGGCGCCCGGCGCGGGGGCAGGCGGTCAGCCCGCCGAACACGTAGACCTGCCCCCACTCGTCCAGCACCGCGCCCCGGGTCGGGTTGTCCGGATCCCACGCCCAGTCGCAGTACTTGCGCTGATCGGACTGCGGGACGCCGGAGACGTAGCCGTTGGTGCCCATCGGCGTGGCCCCGTTGAGCGGCCAGAACTTGCCCGTGTAGTCCAGGACGTAGCCCGCGCCGGTGGCCCAGTCGGTGATGTGGAACGCCACCCCGACCGGCTGGTCGACCCGGTCGAACCAGTTCGGCCCGGACGTGATCGCCGGGGCCCCGCCGTAGGCCTGGACGTAGCCGTTGGACCACAGCACGTACCGCTGGTCGGTGTCGGCCGGGTTGACGTCGACATCGACCACGGTGGGGCTGGTGGACACCATCAGGCGCTCCGCACCGAGAGGGCGTCGATCCGGTCCTGCCGGTCAAGGAGGGCGGTGACGGTGCCCTGCACGTGGCCCATGAACTCTCCGGAGTCGAGGTAGAGGTCGCCGGTCATGTGGACCGGCCCGCCCACGGCGGCGCCGTGGCCCCGGTCGAGGACGTTGACCAGCCGCTCGAAGGCGACCGTCTGGCGCGGGGACAGCACCCGCTCGTCGAACCCGGAGGCGTTCGACCCGGTCATGCCGTGGCCGAGGATGCCGCCGTCGTCGTAGTAGTGGTGCCCCGCCCAGAAGGCCTGCGCCGCCGCCGGGGAGCCGTAGCGGGCGGCGATGTAGTTCAGCCCGGCCCAGGCCTGCTCGATGACCGGCGCGTTGCGCATGTGCGGGAACCCGGCCGCGCTCCTGCGCCGGTAGGCGGCCCAGGTGCCGTCGATCTCCTGGAACAGGCCCGACGCGCTAGACACCGGGTTCTGCGCGCCCGGGTTCCACCCGGACTCGTGGGACACGATGTAGTCGGTCGCGGCCCACTGCGCGCCGGACCCCCAGCCGCGCAGGTCGAACACCGACCGCACCTGGTCGGCGACCGGGCCGGTGCCGGTGCCGCCGGACAGCGCGGCGGTGGCGGCGATGGCCGAGTCGATGCGGCCCTGGACGTGCCCGAACACCCGGTTGGTCAGCGAGTGCGTGAAGTCGGTCAGGTAGCGGGTGAGCTGCGTGTTGCCGTAGCGGCCGGGAAGCTGCCCGAGCGCGCCGTCCACGGCCGACGTCAGGTACGAGCCGACCTGCCCGGAGGAGGTCATGAGCTGCCCGTTGACCATGATGCCGACCGGCGGGCCGCCGCCGCCGACGATCGCGCCGCCGCCGGTCAACGCCTGCGGTGTCATCGCCCAGTGCACGTGGTTGGCGTGCTCGGCCCAGGTCGCCGCGCCCCAGAACGACGGGGGCACGACCTGCCCGTTCTTGATCGACTCGTTCGGGTTGTGGATCAGCTCGGTGATCCCGCCGAACGAGGCGGCGATCTTCGCGGCGGCGGGCATGTTCAGCGACTGCGGGTTGCCCGGGTAGGAGATGTCCACGGCGTCCCCGGCGCCGTGGTAGTCGTTCGCGCCCGGCCGGTAGGCCGAGGTGATGACCGCGCCGGGCAGGTTGGCCCGGACCCACGCCTCCAGCGCCGGGTAGGTCATGCCGCCGGTGGCCAGGCCGGGGATCAGCCCGCCGTCGGCGAACGCGCGGGCGATGGCGGTGGGGAACGCGCCGGTCCGCACGGCCTCCATGAACCCGACGCCGTACTGGTTGACCGAGGAGACGGGCTGGACGTACTCGCGGGGGTTGAGCCGCACCGGGGCGGCGCCGCCGTTGCCGAACTGGATGATGCCGGGGACGTTGTCGACCTTGGGGCCGATGTACGCCCCGCCGATCTGCCCGCCGTCGGCGAGGCCGGGCACCTGCCCGCCCTCGGCGAGCTTCACGCTGGGCAGGCCGACGCCGATCCCGGCGATGCCGACCGCCGCCGCCACGTTGTTGAACGCGGGGATCAGCGCGCCGCCGATGGCGTTGACGATGACGAAGTTGACCGGCCCGGCGACCCCGGCCTTGATCCGGTCCCAGGCGGCGTTGATGCCCGAGGCGGCGACGTTGGAGGCGTTGATCGCCCCGTTGGACATGGCCCAGAAGGAGTTCTGGACCTGCCCGGACATGTTCCAGGAGTTGTTGGCCAGGGTGACCAGCGAGTTGGTCATCGGGCCGTAGATGTGGTTCTCGACGTCGACCATCCGGCCGGAGGTGACGTCGCGCATCACGGTGTAGGAGTTGTCGATCGAGTCGCGGGTGTTCGCCGAGTTGGTGGAGAACGCGACCAGCGCGGCCGTCATCGGCCCGTAGATGTGGTTCTCCACGTCGACCATGCGGGCGCTGCTGGTCTGCTGCATGGTCGTGAAGGCGGCGTTGATGATGCCGGTGTGCGTGGTCGCCGTCGTGGAGAAGTTGATCAGCGACGTGGTCATCGGCCCGGCGATGTGGGCCTCGATCAGCCCCATCTGGGTCTGCGCCGTGGACGCCGTCGTGGTGAAGTCGGCGTTGACGATGTCGAGCTGGCCGGTGGCGTGGGTCTGGAACGCGTCGAGCTGCACCGAGCCGTTGGCCAGCGCGCCGGGCAGCGCACCGGAGCCGCCCTTGAACCCGAACAGGCCGAGGATGTCGGCGGTCAGCCCGGAGACGTAGTCGTGCCAGGACTTCTGGCTGGCGGGCAGATCCTGGGTGGCCTGCTTGCCCAGCCAGGTGTTGGTGTTGTCCAGCGCGGAGGGCACGGTGCCGCCGGAGCCCCACAGGCCGGAGCTGTAGCCGCCGATGTTGTCGGTGGCCCCGTGCCAGGCGTTCTCGTTGCCCCAGATCGGGCCGCCGGGCGCGGCCTGCCCGTCCAGCGAGGCGTTGGCGTGCGCGACCGCGCCGGGCAGCGCGCCCGCGCCGCCGCCGAAGCCGAACAGGCCGCCGATGTCGGCGGCGATCCCGGCCACGTAGTCGTGCCAGGACTGCTGGTTGCGGGCCAGCGTCCCACCGGTCCCGGCCTGGTTGTTCAGCGCGCTGTCGACGGCCCCGATCCACTGGCCGGTCTCCGCGTCGTACGACGTGCCCCAGCCGGACAGCGACTTCAGATAGGTCTGCCAGGCCGCGCTGTTCTGGTCCAGCGGCCCGCCGGGGGCCGCCTGGGTCTGCAGCCCGGTGCTGGTCGCGCCGATCCACTGCCCGGTCTCGGCGTCGTAGGTGGTGCCCCAGCCGGACAGCGACTTCAGGTAGTCCTTCCAGGCCTGGCTGTTCTGGTCGATCGGGCCGCCGAGCGCGGCCTGCCGGTTCAGCGACTCGTCGGTGGTGCCGATGGCGTCGGGCAGGACGTTGCGGAACGTGTCGGCGACGGTGCCCTGCAGGGTGCCCTGCGCCAGGTCGTAGAACTTCTGGTCCAGCGGGTCGATCCCGTTGGTGCGGACGCCGTCCATCGACTGGCTGGTGATGCCCAGGCTGTCGGCGACGCCCTGCAGGGACGGCGGGATGAAGCCGAGCTGCCCGACCAGCGTCTCGAACGCCGCCCGCTGGGCGTGCGCGGAGGCGATGGACTGGTCGGCCGCCGACGCGGACGGGCCCAGCGCCTGCGCGGCGGCGCGACCGGCCGCCTCGACCGTGGAGACGATGCTCTGCGACAGCGAGTTCTCGGCCTGCGCCCGCTCGTTGCCCTTCAGGGTGCCGTCGGCGACGCCCTTGTTGTACTGGTCGATCGCCCCCGAGGCGCTCAGCAGGCCGGACTGCAGCCCCAGCGAGGCATTGGCCGCGCCGAGCTGGGCGGTCACGTAGTCGCGGAACGCGCCGGTGGCCCCCTCGACCGCCGACTTCTGGTCGCGCTCGGTCTGGTTGAGCTTCTCCTGCGCCTGGCGCACCGCCTCGGACGCCGCCGCCACCTGCGGCGAGTTGGCCCCGTACTTCTCGAAGGCCAGGTCTAGGTCGTTCTGCGCCTGGGTGAGATCCTCGGTGCGCTTCTGGTTCGGCGTCAGCGAGTTGTAGTAGTCCTGGTAGGCCTTCGAGCCCCGGTCCAGCTCCCCCTTCAGGTCGGCGATCTTGTCCTTGAGGGCCTGGGTCTTGGTCGAGTAGTCGGTGGTGGCCCCGGCCGCCCGGCCGGTGTCCTGGATATGGTGGGCCTGCAGATCGGCCAGGTCCCGCTCGGCCTGGGCCAGCTCCTCCTGCTTCTCCCGCAGGTTCTCCTGCGCCTGGACCGCCTTCGGGCCGCCCTCGGCCATGGCCTTGTACCAGTCGGTGACGTCCTGGGTGGCCTTCTGGACCTCCTCGTTGTGCCGCTGGACCTTCTCGATGATCAGGGCCAGGCCGAGGGTGGCCCCGGCAATGGCGAGGCCCCACGGCCCGCCGAGGAAGCCGACCAGACCGGACGCGGCACCCTTCATCGCGCCGAAGCCCTGGGAGGCGACGTGACCGGCGGCGGCCTCCAGGCCCTTGAGGTCGCCGACGGCGCGCGGGATGGCCTGGGTGCCCAGCCCGAAGTTGGAGGCGACCAGCTCCTGTTGCGCGACCTTCGCGGCGGTGAACGCCCCGCCCAGGGTGGCCAGCTCACCCTTGACCGCGCCGGTCATGCCGGAGAACGCGCCGCTGACGGCCCCTGTGCTGGAGCGGACGACGCCGACCCAGCCGGACAGGAAGCTGGCGGCCTTCTCGAAGATGTTGACGCCGAGGGTCGCCTTGAGGATGACGAACCCGGCGACGAGGGCCTGCAGCGGGCCGGGCAGCGCCTCGAACGCCTGCGCCAGGATCCGCACCGTGGTGGCGACCGCGCCCAGCACCGGGGCCAGCGCGGGCAGCACATTGGTGGCGAGCTGCGCGAACGCGCCAACCACCCCGGCGGCGGCGGGCACCAGCGGGGCCAGCGCGCCGACGATGTCGGTGAAAATCTTGGCGATGACCGGCAGGATCGGCAACAGCGGCTGCATCGCGGCCTGGAACAGCCGGACGAAGGCCTCCACCAGCGGCGGCAGCAGCGGCGCGAGGGTCTGGACCGCCTGCGCCAGCGCACCGCCGACGGCGGTCGCGATGTCGGCGAACGCCTTCGCCAGCACCGGCAGGACCGGGGAGATGGCCTTGACCGCGTCGGCGAGAGCCCCGGCGAGGGCGGACGCGATGTCGCTCAGCGCCTTCGCCAGCACCGGCAGCACCGGCTCCAGCGCCTTGACCACGTCCAGGAACGCCCCGGCCAGGATCTGCACGACCCCGCCGAACGTCTGCGCCAGCGTGGCCAGGGCCGGAGCCAGCGTCTGGACCACCGACAGCAGGCCCCGGCCCAGGGTGGTGGCCACGTCGGAGAAGGCCTCGGTCAGGCCGGGCAGAATTTCCGACACCTGCCCGAGCACCTTGACCAGCACGTCGGCGACGACCTGGGCGACCTGGCCGAGCGCGTGGGCGACCACGGACAGGACCGGCAGGATGTTCTGCAGCGCGGAGTTGAGGATCGTCGCGAAGCTGGTGGCGAGCTGGGCGATCACCGGGATCAGGTCGCGGATCACCGGCAGGAACGCCTGCACGACGCCGGTGATCAGCCCGTGCCAGGCGGAGACGACGTTGCTCAGGACCGGGATCAGGTTGGAGAAGGCCCCGCCCAGCCCGGCCAGTTCCGGCCCGGCGTCGTGCAGGCCCGCGCGGAACGCGCCCGCGATCTGGTCGGTGAGCGACTTGACCCAGTCGAAGGTGTTGCGGGCCTGCTGGCCGATCGCCTCGAACACACCGGCGACGCCGGTGGAGCGGGCCGCGCCGTCGGCCTGGGAGAAGCCGTCGGCGAAGGCCTGCCCGAACTTGTGCAGGCCCTCGATGCCGGACTGCATGCGCGGCAGCAGGTCGTTGAGCCAGTGCACGACCCCGGTCGCCGGGCCGAGCAGCAGCCCGCCCAACGCTCCCTGGAGATCGGTCCACTCGGCCTTGAGGATGCGGGTGGAGTTCGCGAGCCCGGCGCTGGTCCGGACGAAGTCGCCCTGGGCCAGGGTGGTCTGCTTGAGCAGCAGCGAGTAGGCGGCCTGCGCCTTCTGCGCCTGGTTGAGGACGCCGGTGCCGTCGTAGATGCCGAGGTTCATCGCCTCCTGGCGCAGCGCCAGGTCGGACAGGTCGACACCGAAGCGGCGCATCGGCTCGGACTCGCCGACCAGGCCCGCGCGCATGGCGAGCAGCACCTCGGACGGGTCGGCGTTGTTGAACGACGCCAGGTCCGACGCGAGCTGCACCAGCTTGGTCGACATGACGGCCGACTGGTCGGTGGTCAGCCCGACGGCGCGGAACAGGTTGCCGAAGATGCCGGTGGACTGCAGCGCCTCCAGCCGGGACTCGCCCATGCCCTTGGCGGCGTTGGCGGCGAAGTCGATGACCGACTGGGAGGCGTCGCCGAACACGACGCGGCTCTTGTTGACCTCCTCGTTCAGGGAGGAGGCGACGTCGATCGTGGAGAACAGCGCACCGAACGCGGTCTTGATGCCGTAGGCGGCGTAGGTGACGGTGCCCAGCACGGCGGCGGTCTTGATCCAGCCGGTGGAGAACTTCTCGATCAGGCCGGGGGCCTTCTCGGTCTCCTTGTTGCTGGCCTGGATCGACGCGGTGTGGCTGTCCTGCGCGTCCTTGGCCGACCGGTTCGCCGAGGCGACCAGGTCGACGGCCGACTTCTGCGCCGCCTGCGCGCGGGTCAGGTTGCCGGTCTGCAGCTCGACGTTGCGCTCCGCCTTCTGGACCGCCTCGTGGGCGGCGGCGAGCTGCGTGGCCGAGGTGGTTCCCTTGGCCTGGGCCTCGGCGAGCCGGGTCTGCGCGACGGTGAGCGTGCCCTGGGCGTCGGCCAGCCGCTTGGTGACCGCCTGCACCTTCGACTGGGCCGCCGACAGCGCCGCCTCGGCCCGCCCGGCGAACCCCTCGCCGTACGCCTGGCCCGCCTCGGAACCGGAGGACCGGGCCGTGCCGAGGGCGGCGCTCAGCCCCTTCTTGAGGTTCGAGGTGAAGCTCTGCAGGGAAGGTAGTACATCGACCCAGACGACATCCTCGTTCGCCACGGGGTCACCCCTCCCTGTTGAGTTGTCTGCGATGCGTCTCGTGGGCCTGCGCGATCAGGTCGTTCAGGGCGTGGTCCTCGGCGTCGTCGGCCCGCTTCTTCGCCCGCTCGGTCTCGGTGACCGGGCGCGGGTACGGCGGCGGGGCCTCGCGGATCGGCTCGGCCGCGTAGCCGTTCTGGACGGCGACGATCAGCGCGCCGATCCGGTCGAAGATCGCCGCCATCACCTCGGTGGGGGTGTCCCACTCGGTGGGCGGCGGGGTGACCTTGGGCCGCCGCCCCTTGTCCTGCGGGGCGGCGGCGACCGTCGCCTCGGCCAGCACCGGGTCGTTGCGCTTGGCGGTGACGTAGTGCGAGGCGACGGGCAGGTGCTGCAGGATGTTGGCCAGCCGACGCAGCGGCTTACGGCCGTTCAGATAGTCCCGCAGGTCGTCCTGGCGCTCCCACAGGTCAAGCTCGATGGCCTTGCCGTACCGGTCGAGCTGGACGACAAGGCCTACGAGCCCCCCGGGAAGTCGTCCTCCTCGACGCCGGAGGCCAGCGCGCCCTGCTCCTTGAAGTGCTCGCCCATGTCGCGGATCAGGGCCAGCAGCACCGGCAGCTTCTCGTGCCGGACCAGCTCCCAGACGGCCGGGAACGCGCCGCCGCAGACGGTCTGCAGGATCAGCCGGGCGTCGGCGAGGGCGAAGTTGCCCTGGTTGTCGAACATCGCGGCCAGCGCGAGCTGCTGCTCGGCCGAGTCCGGGGACTCGATGACGATCGGCGGGTCGACGTCGCGGATGACGTACGGCTCGATCTCCGGCACCTCGTCCATGGCCTCGGCGCGCAGGCGCTCGAACAGGCCGTGCTGCGGCTTGGACGGGGTCTTCTTGGCGGGGGTGCGGCGGGCGGACGGAGGCATGGGTGTGCTGTCCTTCTGTGTGGGTTGGGTGGTGCGGGGGTCAGAAGTCGTCGTGCGCGGTCGCGGAGTCGTGCAGCTCCACGAAGACGTGCTCGGTGACGACCGGCTCGTCGTGCAGCGGCTCGGTGGCCGACAGCTCCGGCTCCGGGTCGGCGTCGCGGTAGCCCTGGGCGCGCAGCCGGACGGCCAGCGCGGGCTTCTCGACGGTGACCTGGCGGCCGTCGGGGGCGATCAGGGAGAAGGGCATGACGAAGTTCCTTCCGTCCAGTGGGAGAGGCGTGGGTGTGGACGGGAGGTTCAGAAGGGAGCGGCGGCGGGCCGGTCCACCCACATAAACGGGCCCGCCGCCGCCGACTGAGCGACGGGTCAGAAGCCCATCGCGGTGGAACCGGCGACCATGCCCGGACCGGCGATGAAGATGTCACGCGCGGTGCCGAGGGTGTCGTCCACCAGGGCGGTGTAGGTGACGCCGTACGTCATGTCGGCGTCGTCCTTCCAGCCCTGCTCCTTCATGTCCGTGATCATCACGCGGGGCATGTAGTGAGCCACCCAGATCGCGTCGGCGCCCTGCTTGTGCTGGCCGACCGCCAGCAGCGCCGGGTAGCGCACACTCGGCACGTCCGGGGTGGTGATCTTCACCTCCTTGGTGGTGCCGCTGGCCGAGACGCCGGACAGGTCCATCGCCAGGTAGGCGTCGAGGACGGCCTTGCTGGTCTCCTTCATCGTGAAGCTCGCCGTGAACGTCGAGCCCGTGATGTAGTAGTTGATCGGCTGGGTCTGGCCGTAGGCCTCCGACGGGGAGGTGTCGATCTTCGGCGCGAGGCCGAGACCGTCGGACTTCTCCAGGTAGCCGACGGACTTGAACTCGCCCGGCAGGGAGAGGTGCGTGCCGTCGGTGGCGTCCACGATCGTCGTCAGCGCGGCGGTGCCGGGCGGGGCGATGAGGATGGCCATCTTGGTGGGCCGGAGGACGATCGAGGCGTCGCCGCCCTCGAAGGTCGAGATGTCAGTACCAGTGACGACTGCCACCGCTGTACTCCTTTACTCAGGGGAAAGGGCATGGGTCGGATCCGCGTCCCCTGGCGGGTAGCGGTTGGGCGTGGGTGGACGGATTTAGAGGACGGGCAGCGTCAGCTCGTACGTGGCGAGCTGGCGGTCCACGTCTTCGGCCCAGAAGTGCTGGGTGAACGGGCTCATGCAGCGCACGAGGTGCACGCCCTGCCCGTTGACGGTCTGCCCGCCGAGCTGGCCCATCCGGATGTGCACGTTCGCGCAGATCGGATCGGTCGCCCCGTCGTCGCCGGGGATGAGCACCTGGACGTCGACCCGGATGCGGGCCTCGTCCCAGTCGGCGAACCCGCCGACGCTCTTGACCCACACGACCCCGTCGGCCGGGATCGGGGTGGGCAGCTTGGTGACGACGCGGACGTTCGGGTCGAACCCGGTCAGCCACTGCAGCACGAGCATGGTGGCGTTGGTCGGGTTGCCGACGCGGGAGGTGAAGGCCATCAGGCGTCCCTCGACCGGCCGAGGATGCGGCGGATCTCCACGAACCTGGTGCCGAACTCCTGGTCCATGGGGGCCTCGACGCGGGCGAACATGCGCGGCGCGCGGTCGTCGGCGTGCACGCCGGGCCGGACCCCGTCGGCGGTGCCGATGTGGACCTCGGGGGCCTCGGCGGCGGCGATCCGCTCGGCCTCGGCCTGCACCCGGGCCCGCTTGGCGTCGATGGCCTGGCGCACCCGCTTGCTGCTCACGATGATCTTGCCGAGCTGGTCGTAGACCGGCGGGACGTCGGCCATCAGCCCTTCACCAGCCTCAGGATGGCCTGGCAGTAGTCGTTGTCCATGCGGGTGTTCGTGTAGCGGCGCACCGGGGCGGACACCTTGAACCACTGCCCGTCGATCGAGAACTCGTCGGTCTCCTCGATGTCGGCGGCCGGGTCGGCGCAGAACAGGTCCATGCCCTCCTCGACGTGCTGCTGCCGGTCGGTGTCCTCGACCCCCGTGGACAGCCGGGGCTCCCAGAACACGCCGGTCAGCGTCACCGTGGACGTCGTGTACACGTCGTTGCCCCGCGAGTCGGTCTGCGGCGGGTCGGCCAGCCGCACCTTCCGCTGCGTCACCGACTGGGTGAGGTAGAACTCCTGCCCGAGCTGCGGCATCAGGCACCGAACCTCGGCGGCAGCCGGAACTGCGACAGCGCGTCGGCCCCGGCCTCCAACTGCAGCCGGTTGATGTTGTACGACTCCGAGGAGGTGCGCTGCCCGACGGTCTCCGACCGCTGGGTGAGCACCGCGTCGACCTGGGCGCGCTGGCAGCGGGCCGCGACCGTCGGCAGCAGATCCTCGGCCGCCGCGTAGCCGTGCGTCATGTCGATCGAGTACGTGTAGCCGACCACGAAGCGGGGGCCGCCGACCGGCGGCAGCAGCGTGCCGCCCTCGCGGACCCGGGCCCCGGTGATCGCCGTCGAGGTGTCGTCCTCGGTGACCGTGTGCAGCGTGACCACCCTGCGGGTCGGCAGCACCAGCCAGCACGGGTTGTCGCACTCCACGACGACGGTCTCGCGGAACTCCGGCGCGATGTGCCAGTTGCCGCAGTCGCGGCGCACCGACGCCTCGGCCGAGCGCACGATCGAGTCGGCGTACGGCGCGCCGGGGAACGCGGCCAGATCGCCGTCGGAGGTCAGCGGGGGCCAGGACATGGCAGTCTCCTCCGAGGCGGGCGGCGAACGGGTGGCTTGGACCGGTCAGGATCCGGCGCAGGCTCGGGCGCGGGCTCGGGGGCGCTCGGCACCGATCAGGGGCGGTAGTTCACGTGGACGTGATCCATGTGGTTCTGCGTCGGCGAGCCCCGGTCCTCCATCGGCTTCCAGGCGCCGCCGGGCGACAGGAGGATCCGCTGCTTGTAGATGATGTACTCGACACCGAGCGTGTCCCAGTGGTCGATGTGGTACTGCACGATCGCGTTCCCGAGCGCCGTGTTGCCGAGGCCGACCATGTAGTCGATGGCCAGGCCCGACGGGTGGCCGTGCGGGTCGATCGCCGAGGCGCGGGTGCCGCCCAGGGTGATCGAGTCCGCGCCGGGCACGTCGGTGACGACGTCATCGGCGGCGGCCTGGGTCTGCGGCCGAACGGGCCCGGCCGAGTTGACGATGTTCGCGTGCGCCGCGTGCCGACCGGCCGACGGCGCGGGAGGCGGGGGCGGCGGCGGGGCGGGAGCGGTCGCGGCGGCCGGAGCCACCGCCGGGGCCGCCGACCCGACGGCCAGCACCTGCCCCGGGTAGATCAGGTTCGGGTTGGAGCCGATCACCGACACGTTGTCCTGGTAGAGCTTGTGCCAGTCCTCGCCGACACGCGGCGCGATCGTGGACAGCCAGTCCCCCGACTTCACCGTGTACGCCGACGACGGGGGCGGCGGCGGGGCCGGAGCCGCAGCGGGCGCGGCCGGAGGAGGAGGCGTCGGCGCGGGAGGCGGAGGCGGCGGCGGGACGTCGCGCAGGTTCACGCCGTAGCCGGTCACCCCGGCCTTCGGCGCACACGTCCACGCGCCCCACCCCTGACCCTGCAGCGTCTTCTCGGCGACGGCGATCTGCTGCTCACGGGTGGCGTGGTCAGCCCGGTCGGCGTACTTGAGGCCGCCGTAGGCCCTCCACGTGGAGGGGCTGAACTGGAGCCCGCCGTAGTGGCCGTTGTGACCCGTGTCGGCGTTCGACCAGTTACCGGACGACTCGCACTTGGCGAGCGCGTCCCACGCGCTGTCGGGGGCGGCCGACGCGGCGGGTGCGATGGCGGCCATGCCGCCGGTCGTGACCGCCAGCATCGTGCCGGTAGTGATGGCCGCACGGGCAATGTGCGGGTGCTGAACGGGGGCTGCGTGCCGTCCTCTGGACATCTTGCCTGGTCTCCACGATGAGGGGCTTGTCGTGCTTCTTCTGCGGTGTGGTGTGGTGAGCCCAGGGGAAGCGGGCGGCGCGGTGGTACTCAGTTGCCGGTTGCGGCGGCCTTGCGGGGCCTGCCCGGTCCCCGCTTGGCGGGGGCGGCAGGCTCAGATTCGGGGGTCTCGTCGGTCTCGTCGGTGACCGGCTCGCTGTCGAGCGCCACGGTCGCCGCCGACGGGGGCAGCGCGTTCGCGGGCGCGCCGAGCATCTCGGCCTTGGGGAGCTGGGCGCGCAACACGGCGAGAGCGCCTCGCAGGTGCACAGCCTGGGCTCGGGTGCGCGTTACCACGAACGCGCCGGGCTCGATCTCCACGATGCAGTGCCGGGCCGCGTCGGTGTTGTACTCGACGTGGTCGATCAGGTCGCGGATCGTCGTCTCTCGGTCAACCGATTCAGACATGTGGTCAACCTTACTGCATGGGGGTGACTGCCCCCGGAGCGCCTGTGGTAGACGACGCCCCGGGGGCAGTCAGACGTTCAGACCAAGGTCAGAACGTCGGGGCCGTGAGGCCGGTGACCTTGTAGGTCGACGCCGGGTAGCGCTCGGCGGAGAACGCCGTGTACCCGTAGCACTGCACGACGACCTGCAGGGTGTTGGACTTGATCTCCGGCAGCGTCCGCGTCCGGATGGACGACTCGTAGAGCAGGTAGTCGCTCGGACGGAGCAGCAGGATGACGTCCTCGGTGCTGTTGACGTTGGTCGGCACCGAGGCGTCGAGCACGACCGGCACGCCCAGGAAGTCGCCGACCGGGCCCTCGGGGGTCAGGAGGCCACCGGTGCCCATCGAGTTGGACGGGGCCTGCGAGCGGGGCACGACCAGCGGACGACCGGCGGAGTCGACCTGCGCCAGCAGCCACGCCCAGCGGCGCGGGTGCATGACGGCGACCTCGGGCGAGCGGAACCGGCTGGTGTGCATGCCCTGACCGGCGTTCGCGAACGCGTTGTAGATGCCGTTCGCGTCGACCGTGGTGACGGCGACCGAGCCGATGCTGCCCGTCTGGAGCAGGCCGAGCATCTGACCCGTGGAACCCGAACCGTTGAGCACCTGCAGGTCCAGCTTGACCGCGTAGTCGGCCAGGAGGTCCGCGAAGACGATCTGGTCGAAGTTGAGCGGCGACTGGTCGAGGAGCTGCTGGCTCATCGTCTGCGTACCGGCGATGGTGCGGACCGGCACGTTGATCGAGTCGTCGTTCAGGTCGGTCTCGCTGACGGTCTGGCCGTCGGCGGTCTGGATCGCGGTCGACGTCCCGCTGGTGACACGCGGGATGTTGATCGAGTCCGTGCCGGGCGGCAGGGCCAGCGTCTTGACGAGGTTCGCGGTCGGGCGACCCGGGCGGGCCAGCTCGATCCACTCGTTCATCAGCCACGCCGGGGGCACGAAGTAGCCACCGTTGCCGTCGGTCCGGTCCAGGGCACGAAGCTCCTGGAACTCGGGGGCCTTCTTGACCTCGTTGGCGTGACGGGCGAGGCGCTCGCGGGCCTCCCAGTCGTTCATGATCGTGCCCTGCGCCAGGTCCTTGATGTAGGACTGGCCGTTGTTCTTGCGGTAGGTCAGCTCCTCGGAGGTGACCTGAGCGCCACCCACGGGCAGCTTCCGCTCGGCGGCGCGCTTGGCGGCCTCGGCGGTGCGGGCCTCCTCGGCCTCCAGGTCGGCCACGCGCTCGCGCAGCTCGGCGATCTCGGCGTCGATGGCCTTGATCTCGTCGGTCTTGGCCCGGAACTCCGTGGCCTCGACCTCGGTCAGGTCAGCCCGCTGCTCCGCCTCGGCGGTGTCCAGCAGGGCCTTACGGGCGGTGATGACCTCGGAACGGCGCTCGTCGGCGGCGTCCAGCTTGGCCATCAGCCGCTTGATCATCTCGCTCATCGCGGATGACTCCTTTCGGCAGTTGGATCAGTTGGTTAGCCAGCCAGGTGCAGCGGCGTGGGCCTCGGGTGCAGCGGCGCGGCCGAGGATCAGTCGGTCGGGTGCTGCGGCGCGGGGCTCAGGTGCTGCGGCGTGACGGGCATCGGGGGATCCGCGCTCCCAGAGCGGGGCGCGGTAGACGGGCGGCTCTGGGGCCGCCCGGGATCAGATGTCGAGCAGGGCGAGGCGGCGAGCGTGGGCCAGTGACAGGCCACCGCTGCGGACCTCGGTCTCGGCCGGGGCCTCCTCGGCACGCTCCTCGGTCTCGGTCGAGTCCTCGGTGCGCTCCTCGTCCTCGGCCGGGGGCTGCTCGTCCTCGGCGGCCGGGGCGGCGGCGCGGAGAGCGTCGGCGACCATGCGCTCGACCAGCTCGCGGAGGCCGTCGGCGTTGATGGTGCCCAGCTCGACGTCGACCGTGACGGTCCCGGCGGCGGTCTCCTCACGCTCCTCGGCGTCGTCCTCGGCGTCGGCCGCGCGGACCTCGTCCGGCGTCATGAGCCCGGACAGGAGGCCGTCGAGACGCTCGCGGGCCTCGCGCAGCTCGTCGGGGGTGACCTCGGCGCGGATCTCGGCCAGCTCGCTCTCGCGGAGGAAGTTCACCGCCGAGCGGGCCGACACGATGCTCATCGACGTGGCCGGGTTCGCCGGGTAGGTGACGATCGAGACGTCGCCGTGGTCGAGGCTGACCTCGGTGATGCGCCGCTCGGTGTACTCCTCGTTCCACTCCTGACGGGTGACCCGGAAGCCGAAGCTCATCTGGTCGAGGTCGCCGCGCCCCATCGCCGACCGCAAGGTCTGGCCGAGCGGGGAGGCCCCATCGATCGAAGCCTCCGACGCCAGGCCGGTGTTGTCGGCGGACAGCGTCAGCGTGCCGGACCGGGTGCGGGCCAGCGGGATGCCGTCGTGGTTGATGAGGAACGCCACGTCCGGGTTGTCGGCCAGCGTCTTGGCGAACGCGTCACGTGCGATCGTCTCCGTCCAGCCACCCTTCTCGGGGCCGCCGTACACGTCGTAGGCGTGCTCGACCACGCTGGCGTAGCCGCGCACCGTGAAGCTGTTGCTGTCGCCGTCGGAGCGGATCTCGACCTCGGCGGGCCGGGTGCGGCGCTCCAGGGTGCCGAGCAGCATCGCTGCGCGCTTTTCATCCATGGGGGGTGGTTCCCTTCACGGGTCGTCCTCGCGTGGGCGGCTGGCCGAGGAGGGGTGGGATCAGGCCTTCGCGCCGAAGACGGTCGCGGTGGTGGTGAGGCTCGGCGTGGTGCCGGAGACGGTGGCGACAACGCGCACGAACTTCTTGGTCGTGTGGCCGTTGAACAGCACGTTCCCGGCGGCGGTCAGCGCCGTCCCGGCCGCGCCGGTGACGTCGGCCCAGCCGGTGCTGCCGTCGGCGGAGTCCTGCAGCTTGGGGGTCAGCGACGGCGTGGTGCCGGAGACGGCCGAGACGTGGACGGCGACGACGACGTGCGAGCCGCCCTCGCCGCCGGGGACGCGCAGGGCGGGACCGTTGGTGGTGGCGGTGATCGCACCGGAGAGGGCGACCGCAGCGTTGGCCTGACGGAAGGACATGTCAGTCTCCTGAGTTGTCGGAGCTTGGCGTCGGCGCGGTCGCGCCGGACGACGGGGTGGTCTTGGGGGCCGGGGCGGGGTCCGGCGGCTCGTAGCCGAGCGGGGCCATGTTCAGCGGCTGCCGGAACTTCTGGCCCAGGCCGCCGGGGATCGGCGGCATCTCCTCCAGCCCACGGGCCTCGTCGGGGTTCATGAACCCGGAGTCGATGGCGAGCTGGTAGGACTCGTAGCGGCTCTTGAGGTCGCCCCGCAGCAGCGCATTGACGTTGAACTTCATGTGCTGACCGCGCGGGGTGATCCGGTTGAACGCGGACTCGATGCGGGTCAGCCAGGGCAGCAGGGTGTGCGTGACGAAGCCGATGTTCTGCTGCTCGATGCCGGTGCCCCACGAGGTGGAGCGCTCGACGTCGCCGACCATGTGCGGCGGGACGCCGAACATGCGGGCGATCTCGGCGACCTGGAACTGGCGGGTCTCCAGGAACTGGGACTCTTCCGGCGTGATGGTGATCGGCTTCCACTTGAAGCCGCCGGACAGCACGGCCGGGAGCCGCCTGCCGCCGTGCGAGGAGACCCAGTTGCGCTGGACCCGCTTGACCTGGTCGTCGTCCTGCGGCAGGTCGGTCTCCAGCACGGAGCTGGGGCTGGCGCCGTCGCGGAACCACTTCGCGCCGTACTGCTCGGCCGCCAGCGCGAGGCCGATCGACTCGGCGAACACCGTCACCGGGGACAGGCCGTAGTCGTAGCCGGGCATCCGCATGTACGGGATGTGGAAGATGTCGGCGTTGTCGACCTGCTCCCCCATCACCCAGGTCCGCAGCCGCCAGGTGTTGGGGTCTCGGTCGAGGCGCACCCAGTCGGGGTGCAGCGGCAGCAGGCTCTGCGGGTACTCCAGCCGGTCACGGGAGGTGACCAGGCCGAAGAAGTTGCCCCGCACCGCCAGGCTGGTGACCAGCATGTGCTTGAAGTCGAACTGCGACGTGGAGAACAGCGGGTCGGGGTCGGCCAGCAGCGGCGACTGCGGGGCGACGATCCGGGGGAAGCCGTCGATGGTGCGGAAGTTGTCCCACGGCAGGATGCCGATGGAGTCGGCGAGCAGCCGGGTGCAGGCGTAGAACGTGGACTGCTGCAGCGAGTTGTGCTCGGTGACCGGCACACCGGAGTGGTTGGTCAGCAGCGACCCGTTGGTGGGGATGGACCCGTCGGTGGTCGCGTACCAGCCGGGCTGCCCGGTGGGCAGCACGAACGGCTGGGCGGCGCGCCGTTCGCGCGCCCGGCGGACCAGGCTCACCGGTCAGGACCCTTGGCGGACGGCGGGGCCAGGACGTAGCCGAGCCCGACGGCGAGCAGGCCGCCGACGATCCACGCTGCGCGCGGGTCGTACAGGTAGACGCCGAAGACGATCGCGGCGAGGCCGAGCAGCTCGATGACCGTGGTGAGGAGGTCCCGAAGGACGTCGCGAGGCGTCACAGACTCAGTTCCTCCTGTTCCCATGCGGCGATCTCCTCGTCGGTCGGCCATTCGTGGACCTGGGCTTCCTTGACCTCCACGGCGCGCGGACTGATCAGCCAGACAGCACCGGTGGCGGCGACGAGGGGGGCAATGTCGAGTGGTGACTTGCGGCGGTCCCAGGCCCAGGAGTCACCGGGCAGGGGGCGGGTGGTCGCGACGGCGGCGGCGACGTCGAGCAGCGGCTGCGGCAGGTGGCGCAGCTCGTTCTGGACGACCAGGTCGTAGAACCGGCCGCAGGACTGGCCGAGTTCGGTGCCCTTCCAGTCCTGGACGTCGACCCCGATGGAGCGCAGCTCCTCCGAGAGCGCCCCGGCCGGTGCGGTGGGCTGGATGAGCACCTTGATCTTGCGGCGGGCGGCCCCGAACTCGGCGTCTTGGAACCACAGCTTGACCCACTCGGTGCCCGCCCGGGAGGCGGTGATCTCCACGTGCGGCAGGCCGTCCTCGCGGAGGCCCGCGATGGCGATGTGCGCCATCGTGCGGTCCCAGGAGACGTCCACGCACAGGCCCAGCGCGGAGCCGGGGGCGATCTGCGAGCCCGCGTAGCCGGGCTCGTGCTTGTCGTCTGCGCATCCGCCGCAGTCGCTGGACCCGGTGCACGGGCCGTCGTGTCCGGCCTCCCACGTTCCGGCGGGGAACGCGCCCTCCAGGGCGCCGGGGGCCCACTGGCACAGCACCTCGGTGCGGAACGTCCACTCCGGGTCGGTGCGCTGCGCGGACTTGATGGCCCGCTCGGTGATGCCGTGGCCCATGGACGGGTTGGCCTGCGCCCAGCCGTCGGGGTCGTCGGTGGCGCAGCCGGGCGGCGCGGACCACTCGAAGATGCCGAGGGAGTCGTCGGCCTCGATGGCGGCGTCGTCGGCGACGCTCTCGTCCAGCAGCGACGACGGGTCGTCGGCGGCGTTGATGCCGTCCGGGTCGCCGAGCGCCTTGTGCGCCATCTTGCGCAGGTAGCTCAGGACGATCGAGGCGACGTCCCCAGCGTTGGACAGGGACCACACCATGGCGTTGGCGCGCGCCATGGTCGTCTTCGTGATCGCGCCCCAGGCCTCCCAGGACGTGTGCTCGCGCAGCTCGTCCAGGAGGATCAGGTCGCCGGAGAGACCACGACCGGCGCGCCGGGAGGCGGCCTTGACCTTGTAGCGTTCGCCGGTCAGCAGCCGAATCGTCTTCTTGCCGTTGACCTTGATGGGCTTGTCGGCCATTGCGGCCAATTCCTCGTTGCCCTCGATGATGTCGAGGGCGCCTTCCCAGACCTCTTCGGCGGTGTCGAGGTCTTGGGCGGTGCCGAGAATCAGCGGAACGGCGAGAACGTAGAGGAAGAACAGGGACAGGATCTGCCCGAGCGTCGACTTGCCATTCTGACGGGCAATCAGAACGCAGACATTGCGGAATCGGAAATGCCATTCGCCGTCCAGGTCGCCCACAATTTCCAGGGCGTGGATCAGCAGCCATTTCTGCCACGGGAACGGCTTGAGGCCGAGCACGTCGATCGAGAACTCGATCGCGGCGAACCCCAGCGACGTCTCCGGCGTCAGCTCCCGAAGCGGCGGCGTCCAGACACGCGGCTCGATGCAGCCGTACCGAACCCCCGGCTTGTAGTCGAGGTCGCCGTAGACGACGCGGTCGTGCTCGCTGACCTTCGCGGCCACCTCAGGCGCGCTTGCTGCCCGTCACCGAGCGGAGCTGCGTCAACTTCGAGGCCTTCTGCGTCTCCCCGCCGGTCGCGCCGCCGGGCTTCTTCGCCTCCGCGTCGGCGCGCGCCGCCGGAGTGGCCAGCATCTCCCGCAGCGCCTTGTGCACGTACGTCTGCAGGTACAGCGCCTTGGTGACGTCGGTCGGGTTGCCGGTGGCGGTGACGTAGTCGATCTGCTCGGCGGTCTTGCGGCCCAGCTCCACGATCGCGTCGTCCACGCCGTCGATCAGCGCCTTCGACGCGGCGGCGGTCCGCTTGAACGCCTTCTCCAGCTCCTGCGTGTTCGGCTTCGGCGCGGCGAGCTTGTCGCGGCGCTCCGACAGCCGCAGGTAGCGGTCGATCGACTCCAGGTCGCCGCCCTCGACGGCGTTCCAGATGCCCGCGATGATCCGGTCGATCCGGGCGATCTCGGTGCGCGCCCGCTCCGGCAGGTCGCGAGGCACCTTCTCGTCCAGGGCGTCCGTCAGCAGCTTGCGTGCGCGCACCTCGGTCAGCTCCAGGGCCTCGGCGATCTCCTTGAGGGAGTTGCCTGCCAGGTGCAGCCTGAGGGCGTACGCCTTCTGCTGGTCTCGTTCAGCGGTCATGACGGGTTGTCCTTCTCCCCCGCCAGCCAGCTCCGGTCGACGGGGACGTGCCGCTTCGCGTAGTTCGCGACACCGTGGCGGCGGGAGCCGCAGCGGCACTGGTAGTAGAGGTTCTGGCCCGATTGGGCCACGAGGTGGTGCACGCAGGTGTGCTCAGGCACCGAGGTAGTCCGGGTGCAGGCGCTGCCGGGAGCCGGAGCACCAGGAGAGCTGGCCGAGGGTCTTGCCCTTGTAGTGCCAGACGAGCAGGCCGTCCCAGTCGATGGGGATGGTCTCGCCGCAGATCAGGCAGGGCTCGTCGCCGAGCCGGTACAGCTCGCGGCCGTCGTCCGGGCCGCCGGTCATGTGAACATCACCACGACGGGGATGGCGACGAGCAGGGCAACGACGCACCAGTACAGCCACATCGGCCAGGCCGGTTCGGTTTCCCGCGCCGGTGGGAACTCCCGTGGCTCGCCGCCGGTCATCGCGCCCAGACCTCACCGCAGGAGCAGCGGATCAGCTCACCGCGAGCGAAGGGATCCCAGCCGGGCACCGAGACGCGCGTGACCGTCTGCGTGTGCCCGTAACGACGGTGCAGCCAGCGGATGATCATCGGTTGCGCGGGTCCTCGTCGTCCTCGTCCCAGTCGGGCGGGACGAACTCGACCGGGGCAACGTTGCCGCAGTCGCGGCACGGGCCGGGCGCGGGGCACGGGTAGGTGCCGCCGAAGCGGTGGTGGTGCGGGCCCTCGGAGCGTTGGCAGGTGCAGCGCATCAGTGCTGGACCAGCTCGACGGACTTGCCCAGGCGGGCGAAGTGGAACCAGAGCCGCTCGATCTGCTCCTGGTGATCCCGGGCATCGACGTCGGCGACGACCACATCCGCTGCGACGTTGTTGTCGAGGTGGCTGCGGATGGAGCGGAAGCGGACAGCGCCCTTGCCGTAGGCGTGGATGCGCTCCTTGCCGACGGTGCGGACGGTGACCTCGCCGGGCTCGATGCAGGCGGCCATGTTCTCGAAGGCGTCGCGGGCGGCCACGGAGGACTCGGACAGCAGGAGCACTTCCTTGCCGTCGCGCATGTCGGCGAGGATCCCGGCGATCATGTAGCGGTTCACTCGGTGACCTCGCGGTCCCGCATCGCGCGCAGGTCGTCCATCGCGGCCGTGAGCATGCCGATGCCGTCCCAGCGGCTCAGGTCGTCCGACCAGAAGGTGCGCAGGTAGCGCTTGCCGTCCGGGGCGATCACCTCGGCGACGGCGCCCCAGCGGGTGACCATCTCTCCTTCACCGGCGAGGACGTCGCTGAGCTTGTCGTCCAGGTCGGCGGAGAGCTGCTCGGCGTCCTTCACCGGTTCTCCAGGTCGCCCCGGCCATTGGGCTGGCAGGTGCAGGTGCCGCCGATGCAGTCGCGGACCCGCCCCGCCTGGTCCTGGTCGCCGTAGCGGGCCTTGATGTAGTCCATGCCCGCCTGCGCCGCCTCGGCGGGCGTCGGCAGGACGCGGGCGACGTGCGGGGTGACCAGGTCGGCCTCGGTGGTCATCGCGACCGCGCAGTTGGCGTGCAGCAGGAAGTCCTGCAGCCCCCGGTAGGCCAGGGTCTTCTCCGCGCCGGGCGGGATCAGGTCCCAGGAGTCCTGGGCCAGCTCCATCACCAGGCCGCGCAGCTTGGCGTACTTGGCCGCCACCTCCGGCGTGGCCGGGTGGTAGGCGAACAGGTTGAGTGCTTCGTCGAGAGAGCGCATGTGGGTGCGCCTTCCTATTGGGATGGGGTGTTGGCACAAATGGCACGCTGACGTGCTATTTGTGCGGCTGCGGAGAGCGCAGGAGTCGAACCTGCTCCGGGTCGCCCCGGCCTTGCGGATAGCAGCCGCAGCCCTTGCCGTCCGGGCCGCTCTCCAGCTCCGGGCCAAGGGGTCGAACCTCAATTTCCGCGTCCAGAGCGCGGCGTCTTGCCATTGGACGAGCCCGGATTGCGTCTACAGGTCGCTCGATCTGTAGACGTTTCCCTCGGTCAGGGGGTGGCGAGGATGGCGAACTGCCAGGCGGCCAGGCTCACGATCGGCCACCCGGCGCAGGCCAGCGCGATCGGCGTCACCGGCCGCGCCTTCCACCCGGCGGCCAGCAGCACGCCGAGGGTCTGCTTCTCCGTCGAGCGCCACAGGTGGGCGTCGCCCTCCCAGCGGTGCCCACCGTCCACGATCAGCTCCATGTCCTCGTCATCGAGGTCGCCGTCGGCGTACAGGGCGTCGGCGCGGTCGCAGTCGGGGCCGACCACGGCCATCTGCGTGTCCGGGGTGACGAATCGGTTGGTGCGCCAGCGGGTGAGGATGCCGGTCAGCTCCGGCAGGTACAGGTGCTCCAGGACGTGCCCGGCGTAGATCCGCTCGACCGGCTCGTAGGCGGGCAGGCCCTGGGTGATGTCGTAGTTGTAGTCCGCGCCGGAGTGGGTGCGGTCCACGTTGCGGTAGCCGGGCGCCAGGAACTCGCCGCAGCCGAGGTTGATGTTCATGCGGCCACCCGGGCGTCGGCGGCGGCGCGCCAGGCAGCCAGCCAGCGTTCGGCGGTGTGCTCGGTGAGGTGCCGGGCGATTACCCGGCGGTGGTCGATCGCGGCCTGCTCGCGCCGCCAGTCCGGGTCCTCGATGGCCCGGGTGATCAGCCTCGCCCAGTCGCGGGCACGGCGGGCGGGCAGCCCGACCCCGGCGAGGGCGTACTGGCCGACGCCGGAGTGGATCGGCAGCACGCCGCGTGCCGCGTACTCGATCGGCTTGAGCCACGACTTGCACCGGTTGAACCGGTCGTCGCGCAGCGGGGCAAGGCCCACGTCTAGCTCCATGCCGAGGCCAGTCAGGAAGCTGGCCGGATCGCGGTCCCAGGTCAGCCGCTGCAGCGAGCCGACGCCGAGCTGGTCGGCGACGCCGCGCGGCGACCACACCTTGAACAGGGCGTGCCCGCCGGTCTGCTGCAGCGCGGTGGCCAGGCCGGTGCCGATCTCCAGCAGGTCGTAGGGGTGCGTGCTCACCGCGCCGGTCCAGCCGACGCTCACCAGATCGGGCTCCCGCTCGTAGGCGGGGGGCAGCTCCGTGAACCGCCTGTGGATGGCGTTGGGGATAACGACACCGCGTCCGTGCCGGGCGTACTCGGGCAGCAGCGCCGGGGTGGCGACGGTGACCAGGTCGGCCTCGCGGCAGGCCTGGGTCAGTAGCTGGTCCAGCTTGTAGCGCTGGATCTCGGCGTAGCCCGCGTGGCCGGGCGGCACGGCGGACAGCAGGTCGTCCACCTCGATCACCACGGCCACACCCTGGTGCTGGGCGAGGCGCATGTACGGCAGCCACTCGACGTGCTCGGGGCGCTGGATGACGACGACGTCGGCGCCGCGCAGGTCGGCCTTGTCCATGCCGCCCGCGCCGTTGGGCACGATGTCCATCGAGTAGCGGATCTCGATCTCGACGTCGTCGCCGAACTGCTCGGTCACGGCGCGGGCCGGTTCGGTCATGCGGTGGAAGCCGCAGCCGTCCCGGTCGACCGGGTGCATGAGGATCTTCATCAGGCGAACACCCAGGAGGTGGCGAGCATGCCGCCCTGGGCCGCGCAGACCTCCAGGCGGACGTCTCCGGGCCACGGCTCCTCGGCCTCCCGGGTCAGCAGCAGCGACTGCTTGCCGGTGAACTCCGGCGTCCAGGGGATGACGACGTCCTGCCAATCGGGGTGGGCCATCATGCCCCACACCGGCATCTCCGGGTCGTTCAGGTTGTCGCCGACGCGGATCCGGACGATGGCGTCCTCGGCCAGCAGCCGGGGGAAGCTGACGAAGTAGTGGTCGCCCGCCTTGACGTTGACGGCAAGCTCGGTAAGGCCGATTTCGCGCATGTGGGTGCGCCTTTCGGTGGGGGGGGTGTGTCTGAACGGGCTCGCCAGAAGACTTATCGAGCGATCCGTGCGTCTAGTGTCCCACCCCGGCGGAGGTTGTCGGCGCGGCCGTGGTCGTCGTCGCCGGAGCCGAGGTGGTCGTGGCCGGGGCGCTGGTCGTCGTGACCGGCGGCTGGCTCGTGGTCACGGGCGGCTGCGACGTCGTCGTGACCGGCGGCGGGGAGGTCGTGGTCGGCGGGGCCTGCGTCGTGGTCGTCGCGGGCGGCGCGGTGGTGACCGGCGGCGCCGGGGGCGGGGTGGTCGGCCGATGCTTGTTGTTCTCGCAGGCGACACCGTTGTGGTCGGCGTCGAGCCCGTTGGGGTCGGCCCGGTTGCCGTCGAGGACCGCCTGGGCGTCCTCCTGGAACGGGAAGTCCTTGCAGTCCAGGTCGCCGGGGTGCGTGGCGCTGACGTCCGGCGCGACCCGGCGGGCCGAGGTCGTCTGCACCGGCGGCGGTGCCAGCACGGTCGTCGCGGTGGGATGGGTGACCGGCGCGGCGACCGCCGAGTGGGCGGCCGGGTGCTCCGCCGGGGGCGGCGACAGGCGCAGGGCGATGCCGAACCCGATCGCGACCACACCGAGCGACCCGAGCGCGATCAGCACGCCGATGCCGACGCGCTCCTTGCCGCCCATCCGGCGCGGCGGGGGCTCTGGGCTGCGGACGCGGACGGCCGGTATCGGCTCGGTGTCGGCTCTCACCAGGAGCCGCCGCCTCCGCTGTTGCAGAACCAGACCCAGTGCGGGTACGGGTTGGTGGCCAGCACCCAGTAGCAGACCGACGCCTGCGGCTGCTCGGCCCGGTGCGCGGCGGCGGACACGGCACCGGCCGCGACAACGGCCAGGGCCAGCAGCAGGACGACGAACAGGCGCAGACGCGCGGCGACGGTCATGAGTTCCTCGGGATCGGTGGGCGGATCTGCTCCAGGACCGGCGTCACACCGTCCTTGGTCACCGCGACCACCAGGCCCGGGTCGCCGCCGGTGCCGGTCTTGTGCCGCCACCACGTCGACTCCGCCTCCAGCGACGGCACCTGCACGAACAGGCGCCCGCCGTCGGCGTGGGCGTGGAACGTGTGCAGATGCCCGGACAGCAGCATGTGCGCCCCCCGGATCGGGGAGCGACCGAAGTCCTGGCCGGACCACCACTCCCAGTGGCGGTTGGTCTTCCACTGGTGGCCGTGGGCGTGCGCGATGCGCGTCCCGGCGACATCGACGGCGAGGGTCAGCTCGTCGGTCTCCGGTACGTAGAAGCGGCAGTGGCCGAACCGGTTCGGGTCCAGCGCGGCAGCATCGGACACCGAGATCAAGGACTCGGTGTCGTGCGAGTCGTCGTAGCGGGTCACGCCGTGCCCGGCGAAGCGGGTCGTCTCCCCGTGGTTGCCGGGGACGGCCGCCATGCTCATCAGCGGCACGCCGGACTCGGCGAACAACTGCAGCCCGTGCAGCATGACCCGGCGGGTCAGCCGGATCTGCTCGTTCAAGGTCAAGGGGGTGCGCCACACGTTGGCGCCGCCCTGGGACTGGAAGCCCTCGATGTGGTCACCGAGCCAGCCCAGGTGCACGTGGCCGATGTCGTACCGGTTCCGGTACGAGTCCAGCGCGGCCCGCGCGGCGTCCAGGCAGTACAGGACCCGGTCCAGGGTTCCGGCCGCGCCGTCGCCGTCGATCTTGCCGAACTGCATGTCCCCCAGCGCGACGACGAAACCGTGCGACCCGTGCTCGACCGAGCGGGCGGGCACCGGCCGGTGCTCGATGGCGGCGAACAGGTCATCCAGCGGCGGGCCCGGCGGGGACGGCCGCTCGTCGGGCTTGCGGGTGAAGTTCCAGCGCGTCGACAGGCCCTGCTCGCCGCCGTGCATGGTCCACTCCGACGTGCGGAACGCGGTGGCGATCCACTCCTCGGGGTCCAGGCCGTTGGCGCGCAGCACCTCGTCGCCGCCCGCGTCGGAGCGGCTGCGGGCGTTGTTCACCAGCACCTCGGCCGAGGTGCCCTCGACGCGGAACTCGGTCGAGGGCGGCGAGGGCGGCCGGTCGGGCACCGGGCCCGGGGTCGGCTTGCGCAGCGCATCGTCCAGGCTCATGCCTCAGACCCGGCCGGTCGTGCCTCGGGGAACGTGGACGTCCATCAGCGATCCCCTCCCAGGGACTGAGCGCGGGTGGACGTCAAAGGGGTCGAGCGGAACAGCTACCAGCGGAACGACGTCACACCCAGCGACGGGCGCGGGGGACGGTTCCCCCGTCGCTTGTTGCAGTCCAAGTGGCTGGCCCGGAAGTTCGCGGGAACCTCGGCCAGATCCGGGTGCGTGCTCACCGGGTAGAAGTGGTCGATCGAGAAGGCGCCCGGGTCGTCGTAGGGCAGCGAGTAGTCGATCGGCTGCGAACACAGCCAGCACGGCCTGCGAGTGCGCGTGCAGTCGGCCTTGAACGCCTTCGACAGGCGCTGCCAGTTGCCCGTGTTGCGACCCGGGCGGGTCGTCATGAGGCGACGGCCGGGAAGATGATCGTGCGGGCCCGCAGGCTCTTCGCCCAGCAGCGGTGCCGCAGCGACGGCAGCCCGCCGACACCGCGCACCTCACGGCAGGCGAGGTGGCGCGGGTACCAGCCCAGCGTCACCCACACCTGGCGGCCGAAGACGGCGTCGATGATGACGCCCTCCTGCGGCGAGAGCCGGACCCGCAGGCCGGGCTTGGCCAGGTGGCGGCCCTGCACGCGGAACCAGGGGCCGTGCGTGTTGACCAGGCAGAGGGTGCCTTCGACGTGGGCCATGCTCAGGCGAGACCTTCGAGGGTGGGCGGGCAGGCGTTGGTCAGCGTCGACCGCTCGGCCAGCAGCTTGTCGATCAGGCCGGTGGACTCCACGATCCGGCCCATCAGCGTCTGCACGCTGGCCCGGTTGGACGAGCGGCCCTTCACCAGGGCCTGCAGCTCCCGGTCGATCTGCTCGACCGTGCGAACCGGGGCCGGAGCGGTTGGAGCAGACATGGGACACCCCCAGGGTCAACCCCGGCCGCGCACCCTCGCGCTCCCCCCGGCGTCCATGTTGACGTCTGGGACGAAGGTGCGTCGGCGGGGTGTCTGTACGCCTTGAGGACGGTGGCGCTCCGTACCGCATCTACTGCTTCACGGGCAGGACCCCAAGCGGCGGGGGATGTCAGTGGTCGGCGACCACCCGTAGATGGATACAGGTGTCCCGTCGGAAAGCGTGACATGTCTTAAGCGTTTATGCAAGCGCATGGACGCGTGAGACGTCAGGCGGCCTCGTTCTCGTCCGGATCCGGCCGCCCTGCAGCCAACGGCAGCCCCCGCGCCACCACGTCGTCCCAGTCGTAGGAATTCCGCCCATAGCGGCGGATGTGACCCCGTTCCACCCACTTGCGCAGCGTTGCGCCGTCGATCCCCAGAATTTCGCGGACTTGCCTCGCCGTGGCCCTCATGGACTCCCCTGCGCGCCGTTCTCGGTCGAGTTCGACGCTGAACCCGGGCTGAACACCTGGTCGGACAGGGTAACCGACGCACACAGCGGCCCCGGACTCGTCAGGAGTGACAGCTCCTGCGCGACGAGTCCGGGGCCGCTGCGACTGAGGATGGTGACCATGGCCCTGGCGGGGACCACGGCCCATCCTATCCGGTCACGGCGTCCAGCCCCGCTGCACGAACTCCATGTCATCCCAGGCAGGTGAGGTACTCGGCCGGATCTCGATCGCCCTTCCGTGCGTTGCAGGCGTGACAGGCCAGGCGGACATTGTCGCCGACGTGATCACCGCCCCGGGACAGCGCGACGACGTGATCGAGCGTCGGGTAGGTCGGGCCGCAGGCGACGGCGCTGCGCCGATCCCTCCCCTCGACCAGGTCGAAGTCATCGGGGTCGGTCCACTGGCCGCAGAGCCAGCAGAGCAGCCCGTCGCGCTTGGCGATCGTCCGCCAGGTCAACCCGGGCTCGTAGCGACGCCCGAAGCGCCGTGCCCGCGCGCGATGCTTCCCGGCCACCTTCGAGGCCGCCCGGCGGACCGCCTCGCGCCGGGCTACCCGGCAAGGCTCACACCGACGCTGATACGACCCCTTCGGCACCGGCACCCCACAACCGGCGCAGACGCGCTGTCGATTCGCCCGGTCCCGGGCCAATTGCCCACGGCATTCGGCCGAGCATGCGACTCGACCACGCTTACCCTTGTCAACGAAGAGGCGGCCACACGCCCGGCAGTCGTTGATCGAGAAGTGGCTGCACGGCCCGGTCTTCGCGGGGCGAGCGCTCGCACGGTTGCGCTCGGCCAGTACTGCCGATCGGCAGGTCCAGCAGTACTTCGTGCCGCAGTAGCCCCTAAACGCCAGGTCGCAACGCCTGCACGTTCTGTCGACCAGCCGGGTACGCGGCGGGTCGACGTAACCCTCATCGCGCCGCTTCCGCATCGCATGGACCTGACAGAGGCCGTGGCTGCGCGCGCCGCGAGAGCAGCCCACTACCGAGCACTCGGGGTTGCCGAAGGCGCGGGACTTCCAGGCGAGATGGTAGTGGCGGCGACAAACCCCCCTGGCCTCGGGCCGCTCCGCACAGCCTGGCTCCGAGCAGCGCCTGGCGCGGCGACAGGGGTTGCACATACGGGGCGCGTCGCCCGACGAGCCGTGACCAGGACGGTGGACCAACCGGCCGCATCCACCAGCGCACGGCCGCTTTTGCCGCTCGGCCTTGGCCTTCGAGTTGCACTGGACGGAGCAGTACATCCGTCGGGTCGTCGCTTCACCACACGTAGCGCAGGACACGCTTGACCCCATAGATCAACAGTTTAGACAGGGGGCCGACAGGCCGCAATACGCGCGCGCATACACCGCGCGCGCGAACCCCCTCAAGACCGCCGGGGAGGGATTTCGCCTACCGGCGCGGAGTCGGCGGCCCCCGATCGTCTGAACTTCTAGATGGCCCCCCCCTATTTAGTTGTGCGCAATGGAGTAGGACCCAACGTCGACCCGCTCAGTGCCTCTCTGCCGACGGGAGATCCTAGGCTGGTGTGTCTATACCCGTGACCCTACGATCGTCGCTCAGCGCGTCTCACAGGCTCAGCAATCGCATGTTCTGCGCTGAGACTCGACAGTCTGCGCAACCATGCTGGCACGAAGCGCACGATCTAGTTCCGAGCACGCATGGTTTCCGTTGGGCACAACAAAGCGGGCCGCAACCCTAAGGTTGCGGCCCGATTAGTCGGGAATGTGCTGTGCCCGCTATGTGCGGCAGCTCACGCATTCACCATTGCTCAGGTCGAATACGCTTTCCTGTCCTCTCATTCGACCGATGGCAATAGCGTTGGTTCGATCACATGTGATCACGTCGCTGATCTCGACCATATACACATTGCGCTCTGTCGAGTGCCAGCCACCTACCATTGCGCCAGTGCTCAGTGCGTCGGCATATTCCATGATGAGATCAGCAATGGCTGATACGAGATCCTCGGTAGTGACGTCCTCACTGCCTAGAATGCGCTCACTGTCAGGGATAGCGATAGCGTATCCGCGCCTCTCGCCGATGCCGACCAGTGACGCACTCGCTACGTCGAATGTGAATCCACCCTCTGACACAAGTGCGGGCAGCACGTCGAAACGGATAGCAGCGTCAAGCGTTGCCATTGTGCTCATCAGTTTGCTTTCCTCTCAGTGTCGCCATGGAATGCCAGTGCGTGAGTGTGTCGCCATGCTGTCCACGTCACACCTTGCAATTCTGTTGCTGTGATTGTGTCGCCGAGTTGTTCTGACAGAATGCGGGCCGCACGAATGTAGGCATCGGCGACGGTGGCATATCCACCCTTCCGCCCAATGAGACGGGAGCGGGTAGCGTCATCGGTGACCATTCCGAGTGACACATCCACGGCGTGCCGATCGATGACGACGGAGCGGGCATCATCGGGCCGAGCGATGGAATGCCAGAATGCCCGGACCTTAGGGCCACTCACGACGGCGTCCGGATCGGCACCCCACAGAATTGCGGCCGCCTTCCGGGCATTGCGCTTGAGCATCGGCAGTGCGGCTGTGATCTCATCCACGGTCGCACCCTCGGCCCGCAATTCGTACGCGTGCCGGGCATGCTGTGCGTTTCGCGGCCAGGACAATTGCGGAGAGAGCACAGCGATAACGGCCGCCGCGCGCTCAGGGTCGGCAGGATCTAGCTCTGCCGCGAAAGCGCGTGCGCGTCGGTACCACTCCCTCCCCGCGTTCACATCGGCCGGAGTGGCACTGTGCCAAACGGAGAGGATGTTCCGGGCACTGGGCACTAGGTCAGTCATGACAATGTCTCCTGTGGTCTCTCAGCGGGCAGTGCGCCCGACTCCGATTAGGTAGGCGCGGAACGTGGGCCGCGTATGTGTCTGCCAGTACTCCGCTAGTTCGGTCTCATATCCATTCGTGGCAGCCTCTGCCGCGAGTAGTTCGGTCTCTCGCCAGAGCCGGTATGACTCGACTAGTTCCCAATGGGCCCGAGAGCAACGGTGGGCACGGTTCCCGCTAGTGCGAGTGCGGCACGTCATGGCGATGTCTCCTGTGGTCTCTCAGAGGCTCTGAGAGGGTCGCTGTGCGATTCCCTCTCGGAGTGCGTAGGTGTGCGCGTCCTGGTGTGCCGCTGCCTCGGCCCGCATGTCGTCGAATGTGATCGGCAGGCCGAATGCGAGTGCGTCCGTCTCGCGGGCCCATCCGGGGAGGATGCCGAGACGTTGCACAGGGAATCGACCATTGCTGTGCAGGGAGGCATTCTGTCCGCGCGTCTCCGTTGCCAATGCGAGGCGCGCGACGGGTGAGAACATGCGGCAGTGCGATTGGTACGCGGCTTCCTCACCGTGCCTGTCGAATCCGCGTCCTGTGGCAGCGTGGCCCAGAATGTCGTGAACGGCGCGGAATAGGTCGTTATCCTCATTCGATAGGTAGGGATGTTCTCCGCACACATCGGTCGCCAGGACGCGGATTCTGTAGTCGGCGACGTCGCCGAACATTTCGGCCGGTCCGGCATATGGGTCGAATGACTCGACAGTGAGCGAGAATCCGAGGGAGTGCAGCGCATCCCATTGCGCGCGGATCTCCAGAGCGAACACTGTCCATGCGTGGCAGGCCTCGCGCAGCTCACGCATTCCGTGGGGAATGCGTGGCATGGTGTCATATGCCTGTGCGATTCTGTCCTGTCGCACAGGATTGACGACGACACCCGCGAGGGACGCTAATTCCGTTTCCGCGTGCGCCTCGCTCTGTCCAGTGAGGAAGGCAACGGCGGAGACGGCGGACCGGACGCGGGTAGCTAGTTCCGTTCCGAGTGCTTGTGTGCTGAGCATTGTCCTGCGCCTCTCTCTCTGTGAGGGTGCCTCTCTGGCATCCATGGCGCGGGCCCGAGTGGTCGGGCCCGACCAAAGCGGTCAGAGAGCACTCTCAATCGCGATAATCTGACCGGTGCGTGCCGCTACCGAATCGGCATGCCGGAACGCTGCCTCGCGCGTGTAATGAGAAACGCCGTCGCCAGTGACGTACTGCGGCGCACGCTCGCAGTCATCACAGACATGGACAGAGAATCGGAATGCGCGCGCGGGACGGAGCCTCCGGCAGACGTGGCAGAGATTGCGCATTGTGTGTGCCTCCCTATTCGGCAGGGTGCCTCTCTGGCATCCATGGCGCGCGGCCGGAATTCCGGCCGCGACCAAGGCTGTCAGCAATTCGGCGGATAGAGTGCGAAAGCGCGTCCGTCCTCTCCGCTTGTGTGCCAGCCATGGGAGAGCATTTCCGCCACGCCTATTCCGTCGTCGGACGATTCCCACAGGTACGGAATGCACGTGGCGCGCTCCGCCGTGTCGACGCGCCAGGAGGCCTCACTACTGGCAGCGTCGCCAGAGGCCCCAGAAACGCCGCTAGGCCTCTCGGAGCCTGCAGTAGGGACTAGGAGCAGGGAGGCGCACAGCACAGCGGCACAGGCTGCCTGAGCGGTTCGGATTCGCACGGCCGTTTGCCTCTCTCAGTAAAGGGTCGGAGTAAGGGTGTCCGCATCGGGGGAGGCTGCGCCTTCCGCGTGCGCCTGTGCTGCCTGGTGTCCGGTGACAATCGTCAATGGAACCAATGCAGCAAGGGTGAGGTAGACCAGAATCTGAGCGACGATCGCGAACATGACAGGGAATCCTTCCGGAATCAGAAGAGGGTGAGCTGGAGGTCGTTAGCGGATTCGGAGTGCAGAACGTAGACACCCGGAATTGCGCGGAGGGTGTCGTCAATGTCGGTACGGATGAGAGGACGCGGGCCGACCGTGTGACGGTCTCGAATGTGGCAGTAGATTTCTGCCCAGACGTAGATTCCTGCGAGTGCGACGATTCCGACAATTCCGATGACTGCAGACATGTCAGGATCTCCGGTTCCGATTCGTGGGAAGTGTTATCGGGTGATGCCGTAGCGGGACAGAGCGTTAGCGGCGTCATCGGAGGCGCGCGCCATGTCGAGAACGGAGGCAGCGAGACCGTGTGCCTTTGCGATTCCACGCACAGCGGCCAGAATTTCCTCCGAGACCGTGTCGAATTCCTGTTCCGTGAATTCGCGCGTGGCGGGAGTGTCGTCAATCGTGCCGAATGTGACGGAGTCGTACGCATCGGCTAGCGCGCGCTCAGGGTGCATCGGCACGGCATAGGAGCAGGACGGATCTTCACAGGGAAAGTGCGCAGGAGCGCCACAGACTGGGCAGGAGTGCGCGTAGGCCTCTGAGTCGTCCGAGGGGATGCCTTCCGTACTGTCCTGGCGCGCCTCATCCTCTGGCGCGTCCTGCGGGCACTGAGAGGCTTCTAGGCCTTCGTACATGGCGGAGAGGCACAGGTCCGCTAAGTCATCCGAGGCAGTGTCTGCGGCATGGACAGCGGCGGTTTCTGCAGCGCGCCGATTCTGTGCACTGGCGTTCTCCTGTGCGGCAGACTGCCAGACGCTCGGCGCGATTCTCTCGGGAACGTGCCGCAGGAGATATGCGCCGTAGACCAGCTCCTCTCCGTCCTCGCCGAGCACGACATATTCCGTGCTGTCGTTCCACGACGTGACGTGACGGACGACGGTGCCGTACATGTAGACCTGCGGACCGTTCACGGATTGCAGGCCGCGCACGATGCCGACTCGCTCGCCGATGCGGAATTCCGCCGAGGCGACCGGGAAGCGTTCCGCGTCCTCTGCAATTGCGGCCGCGTGATCGGTCTCGATCACATAGGCGCGGTCACTGTCAATGTTCGCGCATTCCCTCTCGCACCGGGCACAGGTAGCGGATTCCTGCACCTCTACCCATCCGGCCGCAGTCGTGATCTCGCGGCCGCACAGTGTCGACGTGAATAGCGCTGCGCCGAGCCACGTTCCCGACTGCTGAGAAAGGTGAATGGCGTTCCGACCCTTGCGAATGGCGATAACCGGGCGGAATGGGTAGGCCTCAGTCATGATCTTGAACCTTCCTGGTCGGCCGGTTCCTGCCGGATGAGGAACCGCGCGCACGTGTGACACTGCGCGTGTCGATACGCACGACACGCCGTGTCTAACCAAACCTGCAGGTAAATCGCGGCGTGTCGCAACGCTTTAGACAACACGCCTCGGGCGTGTCCCGCGTCCACGCGGTCGGGCGTGTCGGATCGGCATAAGGCCTGGTCAGAGGCTCGCCGATCGTTAGCGTACATAAGAGTCCGTATATCTGCCCTGCTAGAATGGGGTGTCGGCACAGGAGCGAGGCAGGGAGGCGCAGAATCAAGATCATGGACGCTGCCAGCACGGTTGCGATAACGGACCGTTTCGCTGGTCTCAGCTCATACGGACGAGACCGTTCCGCCTCGGAACCGCGCGTTCCGGTCCGAGTCGAGTCGGAACGGAACGGGTCCGTACCAGAAGGCCTGTACGTGAACCGGCCGGTGCCGTTTTACAATACCGTCTCAGAGCTAATATCGCGCGCGCGCGGCGGCGCGGCGGCAATACCGCGCCAGAGCTAATACCGCGCCAGAGCTAAAATCGCGCGCGAGCTTTCAAAATCGCGAAAAAACAATACCGTTTCAGAGCGAAAATCGCGCGGAAGATCCGCGAAGTCCGCGTTTGACCTGCGAAAACGTCCCAGAACAAAATCGCGCCGGAGCTTTCATCAGCTCCGGCGCTTCATCGTTGGAAGCTCAGATTTCCACGAACAGGATCTCGGTCGACGTCGGCATGACGCTGTGACTGCCGACCATCTGGGCGGCGACGAGCTGGGCGTCGATCGGGCCGCGATCGGTGGCCACCAGCACGATCGAGTGGTGCTGGTCGGGGATGATCGGCCGCACCGTGGTGAAGCCGACCAGGACGGTGAAGGTCTCGGTCATCAGTTCGCCCAGTCGTCGTACGGCTCGCCGAAGTGGTTGGGGCCGGAGCAGAGCTGGAGCGAGAGCCCGTGCTCGCAGATCGGCCAGAGCCGGTCGGCCAGGGTCGGCCAGTTCTGCTCGACCAGGTCGGTGTCGGCGTCCGTGGCGGGCCAGTAGGCGTGGGTCCAGCCGCGCGGCTCCAGGAAGGCCAGGGCCTGCGCCTCGGTGGAGAACGTCGCGTAGTAGGAGCGGCGCTCGGCGCAGATGTGGATCTCGAAGCGGATCTCGGTCGCGGCGGCGGTCACGGTGCTCTCCTTCGTTTCGGGCTGGTGTCTACCTCGATTCTACACTGTGTCCATACAGGAAGCAATACAGTACGAGACCACCGCCGACCCCCTGAGCGCCCCGTGGACAAAACGGGCCATGCCGGGACACCCGGGAAGGGCTCCCAGGCTGGCCTGAGCGAAGCTGGGCCGGTTCCCCGACGTGTCTGAACGAATCTCAGACAGTCGGTGGAGGGGGGTGGGGTCGTCGGCACCCCCGGGGGGCCCGTTTGCCACCCCGGGGGGTCTTGTTGCCACCCCGGGGGGTCTTCGAACCACCCCGGGGGGGTCTTCGCCACCGGGGGGTGGGGTTCGAACTACCGGGGGGTGGTCTTGTTGCCACCCGGGGGGCGGGTTGTCGGCACCTCCGGGGGGTCTCGCCGACACCGGGGGCGGGCCTGTCCGCCACCGCCGGGGGGCTATCCGACGAACCACTCCCGGGGGGGGCTCGCTGAACCACCCGGGGAGGGTGTCCCGATCGAGCCACCCGGGGCCGGACACCTGCCACCCGCACCGGCCTCGGCAGGTGTCGCAGGCGGCGTCGAGATCCCCGGGGTGGTACTCGATCCACCCCGGGCAGGGCCGCAGCCGCAGCTCGTCGTAGTTGGCGCACCGGGCCCAGTAGTGGGCCGGGGATCCCTGCACGAACTACCTCCGGGTGGCCGCGTTCAGGGCGCGCCACGCCTCGCTGTTGAGCTGACGATCACGGTGGTCCTGGCAGCGGTGACAGGTGCAGCCGGTCACCCGAACCACCTCCGCTCGATCTCGGCGACCCGGTCGGCCAGCCAGTTGCGCAGCTCGATCCGGTTCCGCAGCGCCTGCGGGTCGGCGGTGACGGCCCGGTTGTGGGCCAGCAGCAGACTCACGCCGGGCGGCAGGTAGCGGGACTCGATCACCGGGACGCCGAGGATCGAGCCGATCGTGCTGGTCATCGGGACACCTCCGGGGCGGCCTGGATCTCGGCCAGGTCGGCGACGACGGCCATCAGCTCCTCGGCCTGCCAGGGCTCGCAGCAGTCGCAGGTGCGGTGCTTGGCCAGGCCGAGGCTGCCGTCATCACCCTCGTGCAGCCGGAGGCCGTGGTTGGGGAAGGCGGGGTCGCGGTGGCAGGTGCACTTGGCCGCGCACAGGCCGACACCCCAGCCGGAGATGGTCACCGTGGCGCCGTCGTCGGTGACCCGGCCGATCTGGAAGATGCCGGGCCGGTGGGTGGTCATGACGCCTCCCCGTAGAGGACTTTCTTGATGTCGGACTTGCGGCCGTAGGGCTTGAGCTGGATGCCGACGCCGTGGATGAACCGGGCGACCCAGCCGTCGCAGCCGAGGACATCCATGGCCTTGGCGATCTGCCAGGCCTGCGTGTACTGGTTGGTGGGCCGCCAGGTGTCATCGAGCCGCTGGTGGGAGCTGTTGCACATGCATTCGCAGTCGACGCACTGGAAGTCGTGCTCGCGGTGGATGCACCAGTTGCAGTTGGGGAGCTGGGCGTAGGACGGCCGCTGCCACATCGCCTTGGGCGGCTCGCCCTTGTCGTAGCACTCCTCGATCCAGGCGAGCACGGCGGGGTCGGGCTTGAGCATGTCAGTCACCGGACGGCGTCCAGGAGCTGGCGCAGCCGCAGTGGCAGCGCATGCCGTGCCAGGCGTGGCTGCAGCCGGTGGCGCACAGCTCGGGCAGCGGCACGACGTCCGCGATCTCGGGGTCGGGTCGGGGCGGGGCCTCGGTCATCGGGCGGTCCGGATGATGTCGCGCACGAACGCGGCCATCGCCTTGACCTGCTGACCGCCGATCGTGTTGGCGCAGTCGGTGACGTACTGCTCGATGCGGTCGAGCGCCTGCCGTTGCACCCGGACGGTGTCGGCGAGGGAGTCGATCTCGGCCTGCGCCTCGGCGGCGCCGCAGGTGCAGTCCTCGATGTCGACCTTGTTGAGGTTGCAGCAGCGGGCGTGGGCCTCGGAGTAGCACCAGTCCTGATGCTCCACCCGGTAGGTGGGCTCAGGAGTGACGGGCCAGGTCATCGGATCTTCTCCCGCTCCGGGGCCTCGACGGGCTGGTGCTGGTGGAACGTGCGGTGGTGCCGCCACAGCAGGCCGAGCGAGACGACGACGACGGTGTAGGTGAGCCAGTCGGTGCCGTGGTGCACCATCAGCTCGATCACGTCGATGAGCCCGCAGGCGAGCACCGCGATGAACGCCCACTGCTCGGCCGAGCCGTCACAGGGCAGCGGCTTCTTCGTGGTCATGCAGGATCACCTCACCGTGGTCAGTATGACTCACCGAACGGATGAACCGTTCAGACAGTACGGGCGTGCGTCAGTCGTCCTCGTCGTACAGGTCGGGCTCGACGTCGAAGGCGTTGACGATCGCGACGGCGAGCTTCTCCCCCAGCCAGCGGGCCAGCAGCACGCTGGTGGTGACGGCGATCTCGGTGGCGATGAGCTTGATGTAGCCGGTCATCACAGTCCCCTCAAACGGTTGGCCAGGGCCACGATCTGGGTGCCGTAGTCGGCGGCCGGGGCCCAGTTGCCGCCGAGCTGCTCGAACGTCTCGCACTGCTTGCCGGTGACCAGGGCGTAGCGCGGGTCGAGGATCCGGCCGCTGACCGGCCATCCGGCGTAGGCCCGCAGGTGCTGGACGTGGGCGGTGGCCCCGGCCTCCCAGGTGGCGAACTGGGAGTGGCACAGCGGGTGGTCGGCGTCGGTGGTGCCGATCAGGGCCTGCTGGGCGGGCAGGTCGGTGACCTTGAGCCCGCAGGTGTTGTGGAACCAGGCGGGCACCCGGCCGGTGAAGCTGCCGCCGCCGGTCTCGTGGTAGCTCTGGGCGACCACGCCGACGGGGTCGATGGTGTGGTCCACGGCGGCGTTCCACAGCGGCCAGAACATTTCGGCGAGGAACCGGGTGTCGCGGAACAGCGACGGGTCGGACAGCCGGGCCAGCACGTCGGTGGCGGCGGCGGTGGGGGGGCCGATCAGTCTCACTCGCCCTCCTCCTCCACGACGACGTAGGCCCAGGCGGCGGGCGCGTAGAGGGCGAGCGGCTCGGACGTGGACTGCTTGACCTTGAGCCCGCCCATCGGCACCTCGACCTCGCCGGTCTTGTAGATCGTCAGGTAGCCCTTGTCGTCCACCTCCCAGTCGTCGGCCTCCGGGTGGTGATAGGACGTCAGCCCCATGCTGGCGACTGTGAGGCTCATGACCTGGCCTTTCGTTGCGCTTCGAGGATGAGGGCGAGCCGGGCGATGGCCCCGGGGCCGTCCCAGCGGGTCTCGCAGGCGCCACAGCGGATCGCCGACGGCGCGGCCCCGGTCCACACGTCCTCGCCGGAGGTGTGCTTGGGCTTGGCGGGCCACAGCGGGCCGCCGCACTCCTGGCCGGGGCTGGGCTGGTGCGGGCACTTGCCGGGGATGGGCTTGGGCTGGCTGGTGCCGTTGGCCTGCTGGAGCTGGGCGCGCAGGGCGCGGACGTCGTGGTGGAAGTCGGCGACCCAGTCCCGGGTGGCGATCCACTCGGCGTGCCGGGCGAGGAGCTGCGCTTCCCCGGCGATGTCGGGCGGCACGGGGGCCGAGCGCCACCAGGCGTAGGCCCGGCACTGCTTGTGGGTGCACGGGGTGGGGCAGATCAGGAAGTCGGGTGCGGGGCGGCCGGGGATGAGGTCGACCACCCAGACGAGCGGGATCTCGATGTCGCGCCCGGCGCGCACCAGGTTGGCGTAGTGGTTGAGCTTGGCGACGACGGAGGTGGTGTTCCCGGCGGCGAGGACGTCGTCGGGGTCCTCGGACCAGCCCTGGCCGGTGCGGTGGTCGCGCAGCACGATCGGGTCGAGCCGGGCGGGGGTCTGCTGAAAGGCCGGGGTGGACTTGCCGCCGCCCCGTCCGTCGAGGTTGAGCGCCATGGACGGGCGGGGGTCGAGGTTGCGGGCCTCGTTCTGGATGGTGCGCAGGTCGGTGTGGATCTGCTTGAGGTGGCGGGCGCACAGCCGGTGGCCGGTGGGCTTGCCGCGCCCGTCGGTGGCCGGGTGGTAGTGCTTGATCAGGGCGCAGGGTTCGGTGACCTCGGGCTCGTGGTTGTCGCCGAAGCTCATGCGCCGCAGTCCAGCTCGTCGGCGTCGTCGCGCAGGGAGCGCAGCAGGTTGGCGACGCCGGGCACGTCCTCGGGGTCGAGTTTGATCGTGATCGACCGGCGCACCCCGTAGGTGGTGAAAGCCTCGTAGCAGGTGACCTTGATCGGGGTGCCGTTGTCGCGCTCGCCGACGGTGATCCGATCCCAGTCGTGGTGCAGGTCTAGGTTGCCGACGCTGGCCCCGAAGAAGGTGCCGTACAGGTGGCCGGGCGGCTCCCCGCACAGGGCGCAGACGCGGCCGGTGTCGATCACTTGCTCTCCTCGCGCTGCTTCTGCTCGGCCCGGAGACGGGCGATGAGGGCGTAGGCGTCGATGGGGCCGGTCGTGGGCTTCGGGTCGGGAGCGGCGAGGGGGATCAGCTCGGTCTTGGGCGCGGGCGGCGTGGCCCGGGGGATGAGGTTGGTCTGCGGCCCGAGGGCGGGCTGCTCGCCGGTGGTGGCCTGGTCGATCCAGTCGAGGCCGGGGTTGGTGGCGGCGACGGTGACCGGCACGGGCGCGGTGATGGGCTTCTGCCGGTACAGGGCGTCGTCGTGGGCCTGCAGCATCCCGCCGAGGCTGTCGATGTGCTCGAACACGTCGCCGAGGTCGTCCACGGATCCGGCGGCCTTGGCGGCGACGACGGCCAGTTCCCGGCGCAGCTTGCGGATCGACAGCCACGCCAGAACGGCAGTAGCCAGCCAGAGGACGGCCAGCCCGGCGAGGATGAGCACCTCGGGGTCGGTGGGCAGGTGGCGGCTCATGCGACCCGGTCCCGCAGCGGGCCGTCCACGAGCCGGGCGGCACCGGACAGCGGGTTGTTCACCCCGGCCCGGTACAGCACGTCCTGCAGGATCAGCTCCAGCCGGTCGATCTTGCCGTCGCCTCGGTCGAGGATGTGCAGCACAGTGGCGGCGGCGGAGTGGACGTCGGCCATCGTCCAGCCCCGGTGCCGGGAGTTCCACGGGATGTGCGGGTAGGCCGCGTCCCAGACCAGCCGGGCCATGTCCTCATGCCGCCCGGACATCGGGGTCCTCCGCGTCGTTCTGGCCGGTGACGTACTCGGCGACGCCGACGAGGTGCCACATCGGCCGGAACATCCAGGTCGGCAGGTGCAGGAACGCCCAGATCATCCAGCCGGGCACGGGCTGCCCGTCGATCTCGAAGAACACGCGTCTCACCGCAGCAGGTCGCGGAGTTGGGCGACGACGGCCCGCAGGTGCCAGTTGTCGCGGTCGTACTCGGCGGGGGCGAGGATCCGGCGCATCCGCAGCGCGACCTCTTCGAGCCGTTCGACCCGGTCGCCGAGTTCGTCGCAGCGGCCCGCCAGGGTCTCGCGGTCCTCTTCGAGCCGGGCGATGCGCGCCCACAGGTCGGCGTGGGTCAGCTCGATCGGGTAGTCGTTGGCGGGCAGCTCGTCGTAGCCCCGGGCGTCGGGCAGGACGCGGGCGAACGACGCGCGACCGTCGGCGTCGATGTCGATGGCGGGGGCGCGTTCGCCGTCCTGCACGACCCGCAGGTAGGCGGGCTCCTCGCGGCGGCCGGGGTCGAACGATTCGGCGGTGGTCATCACTTCACCAGGTTCATGTCGCGGGCCAGGCGGAGCAGGCAGGGTTCGCAGACGCCGTCGCCCTGCCACTGCAGCTCAGCGGCGGGGGTCATGAAGTCGTCCCAGGGGGCGCACACGTACTCGCGTCCGCACCGGCCGCAGCGCACGGCCTTCCAGCACGCGTCGGTGTGCAGGTCCGGGTCGAACAGCTCGACCGTTTCGCCGGTCAGGGGGTGCGTGAGCATGCGGGACTCCCCGAATGATGAGTTGTGGTTCACCGCGTGTCTTGAGCCATTAGACACCCGCGCCCTGCGAATGTCCAGGGGGTCAGGCGACTTCCTGGTCGCCCTCGACGGCCTCCTGGAACGCGTAGCGCGGATCCATGATCAGGTGCTTGGGCCATTCGCGTTCACCCCGGGAGCCGCGCCAGGTGAGCAGCTCCATGCGCCGCCGCTCCTCGGCGTCCTCGGTCTTGGCGTAGCGCAGCCCGTAGCCGAACTCGGGCCAGCGCAGCCACAGCGACGACCCGATGGGCCGGATGGGCCGCTCGTTGACGCCGTTGCTGTGCCCGGAGTGGGCCTCGATCATCAGCGCACAGTTGCCCTGGGTGCGGACCAGGTCGAGGGCGACGGACACGGCGCGGGCGACCTGCTCGTCGTTCGGGTTGTCGTTCATCGCCTTGTACAGCGGGCCGATGATCAGGATGTCCGGCCGGGTGACGGTGATCCGCTTCATCAGCCAGGCGATGTTGCCCGGGTCGGCCAGGTTGATGCCCTCGGGCCGCCGCTCCACGAACACCCGCTCGGTGACGTCGACCAGCCGGGACTCGGACTGCGCGGAGGTCACCATCTTGCGCATGGTGCGGCGCATCTCGGCCGCCGGGTTCTCCAGGTCGACCAGCAGCACCGTCTGCCGGGGCATGCGCTGGTGGGTGAACGGGTGGATCCCGGCGGCGGCGCAGATGGCGATCTGCCGCAGCATCATCATCTTCCCGGCACCCTCGACGCCGGTCAGGATGAACCGGTCCTCGCGGGCCAGCAGGTCGGGGATGACCCAGTCGACCTCGTCGTCCTGCTGGCTGAGGAAGTCGGTGAGGCTGGCGACCTCGACCGTGCTGGTGGTCAGCTCGGCTTCGTGCAGGTCGGCGAGGGCTGCCCGGGTCTCGCTGAGGATGGCGATCGGCTCGGCCTCGGGGTTGGCCGCGCGCTGCTCCAGGCGGGTGGCCAGCTCGCACATGGCCCGCCGGGTGGCGCAGCGGTGGATCTCCTCGGCCAGCTTGGGCGCGGTCATGGCGACCTCGACCTGCTGGATCAGCTCGAACAGGTAGGGCCCGCCGCCGATCTTGCCGAGGATGCCCTCGTTGCGCGCGGTGGTCATCACGTTGGTCGCGTTCAGCGACTCCCCGGCCAGGTGCATGCGGTGTAGCAGCAGGGCGATCTGGGCGTGCGCGGCCACCCCGAACTCGTCGGGGGTGACGATGGTGAAGACCTTCTCGGCGAGGGCTGGCTGGGCCATCAGCGAGCCGAGCACCTGCCGCTCGGCGGCGACGTTGCGGATCTCGGTCCAGTCGACGCTCATGCCGGTTGCTCACCGGCGTTCATGTACTTGATCTTGTACATGCCGACGCAGACCTCGTCGGAGTAGGCCTCGCGCCAGCGGCTCTTCTCGGTCGGCTTGACCCACTTGACCCGGCTGCCGTCGGCCGAGGTGGCCACGCCGGAGCGAATCGCGCGGACGTTGGACTTGTTGACGACCTCGTTGACCAGGGCTGGCAGGGTCGACGGGTTGAGTCCCTTGGTGCTCATGACGGCGAGGGCCTGGCCGATCTCGGTGGGCGAGAAGCCCTCACCGAGGAGGGTCTTGACGATCTTGGCGACCTGGCCGATCACCGAGCCGGGCGGGCGGCGCTTGAGGGTGTCGATCCAGTCCGAGACCACGGCCTGTGCCGAGGAGGGGTCGACCACGGTCTGCGGGTGAGCGGAGGTGTCGTTGGGGGGGCACGGGGGGGTCTTTACTTCCCTTCCCTTCCCTTGCGATTCGGGGGGCGATGTCGGGGGCGAATCGGGGTGCGATCGGGGTGCGATCGGGGGGTGTTCCGCGCAGTGCTCACACTCGGGGTCGAACTGGCCCCGGTCGGCGTGCCACCTCTTGTGGTTACCGAGCTTCCCACCTGCGGAAACGATCTTCTCGCTGGCGTTCCACCGCTCCCACGAGCGGATCATCCAGCCGTCCTCGACGCGCTCCCAGAGGCCGACTTCCACGAGTCGTTTCGCACTCAACTTGATTCCACGGAGTCCGATTCCAACCACGTCGAGGTCGTAATCAGATACGAAACCGCCAGTTCTGGAACCTTTTGCGTAGGCGAGCGAGCGGATGTAGAGCAGCTCGGCGTTCGGTCCGGCCTTCCGGATCGCGACGTCTCGGGCGTAGTTGACGTCCAGCGGCACGTAGTTGCCGGGGGTCTGGCGGGCCATCACGCCTCCCCGGCGAGGATGCGGATCAGGGGCTCGTCCCAGCCGGTCTCCTCGGCGAGCGTCTCGATCGAGAAGCCGTGCTTGCGGGCGGCGCGCAGGCTTGCGGCGAAGCGGTTCCACGCCAGGCCGAATCCGGCCGCAGCGTCGATCGCGCTGTTGAGCCGGGTGTCGCAGCCGATGCACTCCAGGCCGGGGATGCCGGAGTCGTGCGGGAAGGTCATGACGACCGCCTGCGGGCAGTCGCGTATGGCACCATGGATACAAGCCCCTCTCTCGGGCCAGGCCGGGACCAGGGCGGCGGCACACCGCCCCCCGGCCGTCTAAAGATTCGTGAGACAGACTACGCCGCTGTCTACACCTCCATGCTGACGGTTCTCACCAGCCGTCCTCCTCGACGTCCAGCTCGTACGACCTAACGTCGAAGCCGTACTCCGGCCGCCCCCGCTGGTACTCCGTGAGAGTCGCGTCGAGCCGCTCGTAGACCTCGTTGGCCTTCTCCTCGGTCGAGAAGACGCCGACGACGTTCTCGACCCCCCAGTCGACCGCCCCGAAGACGATCCAGACCCTCACGACGCCCGCTCCCCGACCGGCTCCCAGGTGACCCCGAACCGGCGCACGGGGATCCCGGCGTCTCGGGCGAGCCGCAGGCAGCCGTCGGTGCCGTGGGAGCCGTGCAGGGGCTGCCCGGGGTGCTTGGTGCACGGGTTGAGGAACGCCAGGCACACGTCAGCGCCGAGGGCGACCATCTCGGCGTTGCGCAGCGGCCCGGCCTTCTTGCCGTGCTGCTGCCACTGGGCCGGGTGCCGGTCGACGGTGACCCCGAGGTCGGCGTTGTCGCCTGCCCACTCGTCGGCGAGCGCGTCGGCGCCGGTCGGGCAGGCGCCGTGGACGATGACCAGGCCGTCGAACCCGTAGCGGTAGCCGATCGAGTCGAGGACGTTGCGGATCAGCCGCCGGTCGTTCCAGTCCCTTGACCCGGTGATCAAGATCCGTAAGCTGGTGCTCATGGTGCCCTCCGGTGGGCGGGGCCGTCGCCGTAGACGAACGAGTCCCAGTCGCGGGGCTCGATCTGTGCCTCCCAGTTGCGGACGACGTCGGTGATCTGGTCGAACAGGTCATCGAGCTGCTCGTCGGTGATCTTCGACGTGGGCACCTCGATCGAGATGATGTAGGCGTCGGCGTCCCACGCCTCGATCTCGGCCCGCTCCTCGGGGGTGAACAGGTCGTCTAGGGAGTCGCTCATCGGTCCTCCAGTTCTGCGATCGGGTGCAGCTCGTCGGTGGGCACGAACCACGCGCCCGGTCGGCCGCCGTGCTCGGCCCACCACTCGTCGCGGCGGCAGTTCTCGCCCCGCATCCAGCCCCGCACCCACAGGTAGGGAGCCCGGCCGGTGACGAGGACGTAGGCCTTGGTGGGGTCGTCGTCGGGGCGGTGCAGCAGCTCGTAGTCGTGCCGGGAGCGGGTGCGGACCTCGACCCCGGCGACGTCGGCGACGGTGCGGAACGTGTCCACGGAGCCGTCCCAGAACACGCCGAGGGCCTTGGCGACGGCCTGCTCCCCCGCCGCGCCCTGGATGTGCTCGGACCAGCCGTCGCCGTTGTAGCCGTGCCGGTCGCGTCGGCGGTCGCGGAGGGAGGCGATCTGCCGGAGGACGCCGACGTGGGCGGCGATGTGCAGCTCGCTGGGCGTGAGCACGACCTGGGTCACGCGGCCTCCTCTCGGGCTTCGTTGGCCAGGGCGGCCAGACCGGCGGCCAGGGCGTCGACCCAGCGGGTGCAGCGCCCCCAGCGGGTGACGACGGCGTTGCGGCCGGACCCGGCGACGTCCTCGTGGTGCCGGACGCACCAGTGCCAGACCTCCAGATCCCAGGCCTCCTCGGGCTCGACGTAGTAGACGCGGGCCTTGGCGGGCATCTTGACCACCCGGGGCGGGGGGCGACGGGAGAACGTTGCCCACTGCCCCAGGGCGGTGCCGGGCCCGGGTTGGGGGTACGCCATGCCCATCAGGCGTCTCCTGCCAGCACGTCGAGCCGGTGGTCGCGGTGCCACTGGAAGATGGAGAACACGGCCAGGTCGGGCGGGGAGGACGCGCCGCATGAGCACCGGCCACTCCCCCGGCCGGTCGTGGGCTGCCCGTCGGGGTCGAACCTGGCCGGGGTGGTCCCGGCGTACACGAGGGTGTGCCCGGCGCTGCGGGGCGGCTTCCTCATGACGGCGGTTCCATGCCGAGGATGCGGGCCAGCTCGGCCAGCTCGATGACGGGCACCTCCGAGGCGGGGTGTTCCCGCACCAGCGCGCGGAGCCGGTCGAGGGTCCACTCGGCCGCGAAAGCTGCGTCCTGGGCGACCGAGAAGCTGTGCAAAGCGGCCCGTGTGCGCCCCTCGGCGATGGCGTCGACCACCGGCAGGAGGGCTTCGGCGTAGGTGTCCGGCCGGTCAGCTCCGATCGAGTAGAGCATCCGAGAGATCACCTTCTGCTCCGCCGCCAGCCGCTCCGCGTCGGTGGTCACGCGGCCACCTCCCGGGCCAGCATCCGGGTGCACTTCGAGCAGTTCTGGGGCTCGTCCGGATCCCACTCGCCGATGCGGACGGCGACGCCGGTGCCGCACAGCGCGTCCAGCGCCCCGCACAGGTGGGCGATGTCGTCCAGGGCGTGCCGGGTCTCGCCGGAGACCGACTTGCGCTGGAAGGACCGGTAGGTGCCGTAGGCGTGGATCACTCCCCGTCCCCCTTCAACGAGAACCAGACGATGACGGCGTCGTCCTCGACGTCGATCTGCAGGTCGTCGTCGTACGAGATCCCCCGGCCGTGCTGGGTGCGGAACTCGGTGGCGGCGGCGGTGACAGCCTTGTTCAGCTCGACCCCGTTGGCGGGGGTGGGCAGCGACCAGCGGTGCACCTCAATGTGCTTGACGCTGTACGTGTAGTCAGCCACGGCGGAGCCACTCCTCCGACATCTGCCAGCGGACCCGGTCCATGGCCATGAGCGGCCCGAGGACGGTCTCGCGGGCGATGGTCTGGGCGCGCTGGACGGCGACGTCCGGGTCGATCCCGTAGGAGGCGGCCGTCTGGCGCAGCGCGTAGTCGGCGTCGGCGATCTCGGCGGCGTAGGAGGTGGTGTGCGTGTCGTCCGTGCAGCACGGCCGGACCTCCACGAAGTGGGTGCGCCGGTAGCGGGCGCAGTCCATGACGATGCCGTGGGAGCTGCAGCAGGGGTCGTGGGTCATCGAAGCCATCCGTTCCACTCGGTCCGCCATCCGGGATGGCCTCTGTAATCGTTGGCGAGCATGTGCAGCACCCACTCCTCGGTCTCGGGGCGGGGCAGGGCCAGCACGTCGGCGATCATGCGGCGCTTGATCTCGCAGGCCGGTGACGAGTAGCCGTGCATGCCGTTGCGGGCGGCCAGGGCGCGGGCGGCTTCCTGGTCCTCGGCGATGCGGTCGTGCAGGAAGTCCACGACCTCCTGCACCTCGGGCCCGATCACGCGGCCACCTCGGCCGTGTCCGGGTGGGGCTCGGCGTAGGACCAGATGTAGTCGTCGCCGGTCCACTCCTCCTCGATGAGCCCGCCCCGGATGTTGGGCTGGGTCTCCCCGTCGTCGTCCCAGGCGAACAGGACCGGGTCCATGTCGTCGGCGTAGGTGTCCTCGACGCCGCAGTTGTTGATCCAGTCAGCAACCCGGCAGCCGCCGTCGTACGGTCCCCAGCGGTGCCCGGCGATCGGGGCCATCGCGATCAGCCCCGGATCGGGCGGCGAGACGACGTCCTCGAAGCACTCCTCCTCGCAGCCCTCTGCGCACCACTGCTGGCAGATGTCGTCGGCGTCGCCGAGGCAGACGACGCGGGCCCCGGAGAAGGTGCCGGGCTCGGCCAGGTCGAGCCTGTGCTGCGCGGTCACGCCGCCCCCTTGACGGCTTTGCGGAGCCGGATGGCGATGCGCAGGCGCTCGGCGTCCTCGCCCTCCTGGCGGCCCTGGTCGCGCTCGCCCCGGTAGACCGCCGCGCGAAACACCGGCTCCTCCAGGGAGTCGGCCAGGGCGAGCACCCGGGCGATCGTGTCCTCGGCCTCGTCGCAGGACAGGCACACCGGCGGGGCGGTCTCGAACCGCTCCACGATCGCCAGCTCCTCCTCGGACAGCTCCGGGGTGTCGGCGATGTCGTCCTCGTTGTCGGGGAAGAACAGCCCGTCGGCGTGCATGGAGCGGGCGCACTCCCGGCAGTAGGTGACGTGGTGGTCGCGGATCTCGCCGTCGCGCTCGATCTCCATGCGGAAGATGCCGGGCACCGTGCCGGGGCGCGGGCAGTACAGGGTGGTGCAGTCGGGGATCTTCGCGGGGATCGTCATGTGTCCTCTCCGAACAGGGGGAGCTGGCCCTCGGGGATCGGCTCGGGCCTGGGTTCCGGGGCGGGCTTGCGCCAGCCGAGCGGCTTGTAGGCGGTGCAGCGGTAGTCACCGGGGTGGCCGGTGTCGAGCCACTCGTCGGGGATCCCCTCGAAGGTGGCGACCTCGATCAGGCGGCAGCCCCACTCGGAGATGCCGTTGCGGAACGGCCGGTCGGCCAGGCAGGTGTCGCACCACGTGGCCGACCAGATGTCGAACTCGGTGCCGTTGGAGAAGGCGGGGCCGGGGCGGGGGCTCATTCGCCGATCTCCCAGTTGGCGACCGGGGTGCAGACGTGGATGTGCACCCACAGGGCCAGCCGGTCGCAGAGCCCGAGGAGAAGGTCGAGGTGGGCGTGGTGCCACACCGCGTCGACCAGCCGCAGCAGGTGGATCACTCGTCAGCCTCCCCGTCGTCCTCGGCCCAGGCCTCGACCCATCGGCGCTCGATGTCGCGGACGCGCCGGTCGAAGTCCCGGGCGGGGATGGCCTCGTTCCACCACTTCCGGGCGATGGCCAGGTCGTCCGGGTAGAGGTGCAGGCGCCAGCCGTCCTGGTAGCAGGAGCCGCAGGCGGTGCAGCGCTCGGTGTAGCCGTAGTGGATGCCGTCGAAGCGGCGCACCATGCGGCGGCGGCAGTCGCACATCTCGCAGTCGCCGAGGAACCGGCGGTAGACCTGGTCGGCGACCTGGATGTGGCCGACGACGGTGCCGCTCTCGGTGACCAGCGGCTGACACTCGATGGGCATCAGGCGCTCCGGCCGAGCAGGCGGTCCAGCTCGGCGTCCATCGACACCTGCGGCGTGCTCCACGCGGCCGTGGCCTGGACCTGGGCGGAGAACTTGTCGATCGGCGCGCGGGGCATCGAGATGTAGCAGTCCCCCGCCCTCGGGTTGCGCAGGACCATGCAGAAGTCGAGCGCCGAGGTGGGCCAGATCCGGACGTCGCCCTCGCCGACGCGGTGCCGGAGCCCGCCGCTGAGCAGCTCGCGGTCGATGTGCCACACCACGCCACCCTCGAAGGTGACCTTGATGGCGTAGGGGTCGGCGACGTCGTAGTCGAACCGGACGAGGATGGCCTGGCCGTTGATCCGGCCGGTGACGGTGGCGGTGATCACCGCTGCTTCTCCTTGCGGTCTCGGTGGAGGAAGTCGTCCAGGCGGACGACGACGGCGGCGGCGGCGAAGACGGCGAGGACCATCGCCAGGGCCAGAAGGAGGACGGTGCCGATCACCGGAAGTCCACCCGGTCGGCCACCTCGGCGAGCGCTTCCACCGAGATGTGCGGGCCGTAGATCCGGGCTCCCTTGTAGGTGAAGAACTCGCGGACCTCGTGTTCCTCGTAGGAGAGGGCGGCGGAGAAGAGGGCGCGGACGATCTCCGAGTCGTTCGCCGTGGGCGGCAGGAAGCGCTTGCCGCCGTATCCCCAGGCCATCTCGCCGGTGACGGCGTCCGGCCGCCAGTGCTGCAGCTCGATGTACACCGGCCCGAACGGGTGGGTGGGCTCGGTGCCGACGTCCCACCGGTAGCCGTCCCGGTAGCCGATCTCGGCGACGATGGCCTGGACGCGGTCGAGGAAGCTCACGCGACAACCTCCCCCGGGACGGGCAGCACCGGCGGCGGGTAGGCGGGGCCGGTCCACGAGAGCAGCACCCGCCCCCCGGCCTCGACGGCGTGCATCTCGGGGTCGGTGTGGGCGACCCGCCGGGTGCAGCGGGCGCGGACGCCGTCCTCGTTGAGAACGTCCGGGCAGGTCATGCGGTCGCCCCCAGACCGGCGCGGGCGTGGATGGCCTCGACGTGCTCGCGGAACAGCCGCAGCGCGTGTCCCTTGTTGTCGGTCATGTGCTCGACCGCGCCGAGGGCGGCCAGGGCGACGTCGAGCAGCTCCTTGACCACCTCCTGGGCGTCGGCGTAGTAGCCCTTGCGCGGGTTCTGGCCGACGTAGCCGAGCAGGGCCGAGAGGGCCTCGCCGGACTCCTCGCCGACCTTGGCCACCCGGGACCAGGTCAGCGCCTCGCCCCGGTCGGCGTTGGCGTCGTCCACCCACTTGGACAGCTCGGTGATGCGGGTGCGGGTGCGCCAGTCCCCGTTGAGCGCGCACAGCCCGTGGATGTGCGCGGTGTGTTCCATGCCGGTCATGCGGCTCGCTCCTCCTGGGCCTGGGTGTTCTTCCGCTCCTGGCTGGCGGCCTTGTTCTTGGCCCGGTGCAGGGTGGCGGCGCGGCGGCACGGGTCGCAGATCGGCAGCTTCCGGCGGCGCTCCTTCATGTAGCCCGCGTTCGTGCCGTGCTCGATCGGGGACTCCCGCTCCTCGATCCGCCGGGGCGGGGCGGGCAGCTCACCGGCTGCGACCTTCCGCTCCTTCCGGATCCGCCGGGCCTCCTTCTCGGCGGCGCGGCAGTCGTCGCACAGCGGGATGCCCCGGCGGCGGTGCATGGCGTGGCCGCGTTCGGTGCCGTGCTCGATCTCCTTGCGCGGCTGGCCGGGCTTGCCGGTCTTGGGCTTGGCGGCGCGCTCCTCGGCGCGCTTGTCCCGCCAGGCGTCGGCGCAGGGCAGGCAGGCGTTCTCCCCGGCGGCGAGATGGTCGCGGTATCCGTTGGGGCTGCCGCACCGGGGCCGCTCGGTGGGCGGCTTGCGGGCCGAGTAGTTGCGCAGCCCCTCGGGGACGAACCGCCGGTCCACCGGGGGCTCGCGCAGGTCCGGGCCGGAGATGTCGGCGCGGGGCAGCGGCCGGAACTCGACCTCGCCGGGGCCGACCATCAGGTCGTGCGGGTCGGGCAGGATCTCGGTGCCGCCGGGGGCGACCAGGCCGAGGGCTTCCATGATGTCGCGGGCCGCGCCCAGGTCGGGCAGCAGGCCGTCCTGGACGGCGGTGACGATGGTGCGGGCAGCCGCGCGGTTCCGGCTGACCATGGGGGGAGCGGAGAGCATTTGAGGCACCTAGCCTTTGTGTCTACACGATCGTGAGCTACGTCTACGCGTCTGTCAATACGTGCGGGCAGCGGCCGACAGCCTACGCCGACAGCGACAGGTTCCGCCGGTTGCCCGCCTGCCCGGCGGGGATCTCGGTCAGCACCAGGCCCACCCGCACACCCTCGTCCACCCCAGGCTTCACCTGGGCCAGGCAGAAGGCCTGCACCTCCAGGGGGCAGCCCTGGCATACGGCCTTGGCCTTGGCGTGCCGGGCGGCGCGCTGTTCCTTCGTCTCGGACGGCTCGTCGTCGGGGGTGTCCAGCCGGGAGTCCCACCAGGCGGGGTCGGCGCGACCCGCGCGGACCTCCTGGGCGCAGCGGGCGAACAACCGCCAGTTGTGCTGGTCGATGATCATGCTGCCTCCTTCCTCTGTGCCCGCCGGGCGCGGGCGTGCGCGTTCGCGGCGTCCTTGCAGGCCCGGCACAGCTCTTCGCCGCGCCGGACGTGGTTGGAGCGACCGGCCAGGGTGCCGCACTTCTCCGGCCGGGGTGGCAGGTCGGGGTTGGGCGCCGACGCGGTCTGCCGCAGCGCCCGCTGGTACTCGTTCCAGGCCTGACGGCAGTCGTCGCACACCGGCGAGCCCTCCCGGCGGTGCCGGTTGCGGCCGTTCACCGTGCCCCGCTGCTCGCCGCAGCCGGACACCACGGCGACCCGCTTGGGCCGGGGCCGGGGCGGGGCCGGGGCCTTGACCGGCGGGGCCAGGTTGCGCAGGCCGGGCGGCACCGAGGAGCGGTCCCAGGGGGGCTGCTTGTAGCACACGGGGTCGGGGCGGGTCTCGACGGAGCCGTCGATGTTGTAGGCCGGGATGACGAACGCGGGCAGTTCCTGGAGCTGCCCGTCGTCGGAGAGCAGGCCGAGCATGGCCAGCAGCTCTTTCTGCTCGGCGCGGCTGCCACCGGCGTGCAGCGCGACCGCGCGGGCGGCCAGGCGGCTCTCCGACGGCGGGTGCACGAAGTTCATCGCCGGGCTCCTCGCCAGACCAGCTCGCCCCCGGGCCCGTAGATGTCGACCGACGTGTAGCCGTTGAGGGTGAACGCGGTCTCGCGGATCACCCATCCGCCGGGGGTGCGCTCCTCGCGCCAGAGCCACCCCGGCTGCAGCTCGGGGTCCTCGGCGGCGGTGAACAGGTCGCAGGAACCGGGCTCCATCACACCGCACCCCTACTGTCAGGCCCAGCAGTAGTTCCTGGGGAAGGGGTCAGCCGCGAGGGGGTGGATTCTGAGATGCCAGACAGCACCACCTCCGCGTCGATCACCATGCGACCCCCGCAGAGATTGCACGTGTAGGTGATCAGCGGGCCGTTCCAGGCCTGGACGTCGGCCGGGATCCACGGCGGGCGGGATACGACGCCCTGCCCCTGGCACTTCGGGCAGAGCTGCGCGGTCACGCGTCCACCCCGTCGTCGCACCACGGCCAGCAGTTCGGCGGCGGGATGTACACGCCGTTCAGGGCGTCGATCTTGGAGTCGATCGCGGCCAGCCGGGCCCGCTTCTTGTCCGGGTGCAGGCTGGCGTCGGCGTAGCGGACGCGCACCTTCCGCAGCTCCTCGACGGCGCGCTCCAGGTGGTTCGCGGCCTCCTGCCAGCTCACGACGCCTCCTCGATCGTGTTGGGGGTGCAGCAGCCCAGCTCGGCGTGCGCCACCTCGGTCAGTGCGTACGTCAGCAGCGGCAACGCCCGCGTGCCGTCGCTGCCCACGTAGCCGACGAACAGGTCCCGGGCCATCTCCCGGTCCCCGGCGACCACGGCCGCGATCATCTGCACGAAGATCCGGATGTGCGGGGGCAGGTCGCCGGTGTCCCCCGGGGTCTCATCGCCGTCCGGCGCGACCCGGACCACCCTGATGGCCAGCTCCCCCGCCTGGGGCTTCGGCGCGTCCTGGGCCATCAGCCCGGCCAGCACCAGGGTCACGTTCAGGGTGTCGGCGACCGGGCCTTTCAGCAGCCGGTCGATCATGTCGACCAGCCGGGGCCGGTCGCCCATCATCCGGGCCTCGACCAGATCCCCGACCAGGTCCACGATCTCGGGCGGTTGCATCATGCGGACTCCTCCAGGGGGTCTCCGAACCCGGCCCGGCGGACCAGGAACGTGAAGTCGAAGGTGCGCAGCAGCACCGGCCAGTCGGCGATCGACGCCGGGCCCTGCCCGTTGCAGCGCAACTGCACGAACGGCAGGTCGCCGTGCGCGTTGGAGCTGGCCTGCCGGATCCAGGCCAGCGGGTCGAAGTTGGCCCGCCCCTTCACCTCGCCCGCGAGGCCGGGGAGGTTCAGCAGGTCCCGGCCCTGGCGTCCGGCCCCGGCGTCCACGCAGTACGGGAAGCCGTTGCCGCGCCACCACTCGGCGGCGATGAGCTGCGTCTCTGAGCCCCGCGACCTGCGGGAGGCGCTGCTCATGCCCACACCTCCAGCCCGAGGTGGGTCTCGATGCGGCGCAGCCGGGTCTCGACGGAGCCGAGCCGTTCGCGGACCCAGTGCTGGTCGTAGCGGTCCAGGTCGCCGGGGGTGACGTCGCCGGGTAGGCGCCGGTCATCGAACAGGTGGATCCCGGCGTTCAGGAACGCGCGGTCGACCAGCGCGGAGCAGATGAGGCGGCCGGAGGAGGCGACGTAGCTGCGCAGCTTCTCCCAGCCGGGCCATTTCCACTCGACGGCGGCGATGGCCAGGTAGTCGGAGTAGCTGTAGGGGGTGCCTTCCAGCTTGCGGGCCTCTTCGACCACCCGGGCGCGCAGCTCGGCCTCGTCCACCACGCCCGAGGCCAGCGCCCGCTGGATCGGGGCGTCCGACCACAACACCGTCGCGTGGTCGTAGGCCGGGGAGAAGTCGCAGATCCGCGCCCCGGAGGGCATGGCCTCGATGATCTTCCCGTCGCCCAGGTACAGACCGGCGTGCGAGTAGAAGCTGCCGCCCCGGACGAACGCCTGCGCCGAGGAGATGGACCGGCTGACCCACGACTCCCCGTGGTACAGGAACAGCATGCCGGGCTTGAGGGGGTCAGCGGTCACGACCGTCATCCTCCTGTCTTAAGGCGTTAGACGCAATAGGCGTGCGGAAACCCGTCACTGCAACTTCGCCCGCCCCCGGCCGACCATCGCCGCCGCCTGCCGCAACGCCACCCCGATCGACCCCCCGGGGGCCCCGGTCGGCACGACCTGCTGCGTCAGCAGCGACTCGATCCACCGGTTCAGCGCCCGGTCCGGATCCCCCGACACCAGGTCGGCCATCATCTGCAGGTACAGCGCCTCCCCCGGGGAGGCGTGGGTGGCGATCAACTGCATGCAGCCCAGCGCGAACCGCATGCCGTCCTCGGCGGTGCCCTCCAGGAAGATCCGGTCCATCAGCGCGCCCACCGTCTTCGAGTCGAAGCGGATGGTCGCGTTGATGCAGTCGGTGAGCAGGCGGGACACCTCCTCGTCCGACATCGGCGGCTGCCGCTCGGTCATGCGGCGGCCTCGGCGGCTGCCGCTCGGACGGTCTTGACGACCTCCTCCGGGGTGCGCAGCGGGTCGTCGTTCCACAGCGGGATGTTCGCGGTCCCGTCGTGGCCGATGAACTCGGCGAACTCGCGGGCCGCCTCGTGCATGGCCCGCTCGTTCTCCTCGCAGCAAGCCATCAGCGGGATGCGTGAATGGGCCTGGTGTCCCAGGTTGCGGTGGTAGCCGGTGACCAGGGCGATGGCCCCCAGGACGCAGTGGCCGCCGTCCGGGTGGTGCGCGACGCGCTGGGACCAGCCGTCCCGTTCCAGGACGTCGGCGGCGGCGGTCAGGGTGGCGGCGATGTCGGCGCGCATCAGGCGGTCACCGGCCCGTCGGGGCGAGGTTGGGGACGTTGTTGGCCTGCGGCAGCGGCTGGTTGTACAGAAGAACGTTGATGCCCTGGCCGACCGTGTACTCGATGTACGTGCCGTCGGTGGTGAACCCGTAGTAGTCGTTGCACTGGCCGCCGGAGTAGTAGACGCCGTCCACGCCGGGGGCGGGCACCTGCTGGTCCTGGACGTCCGAGCCGTCCTTCGGGGTGCCGACGAACTGCCAGGTCGGGGTCAGCGCGGCGCACATCGTGACCGGGCGGCCCTTGAGCACGTAGTAGCCCAGCAGCTTGCCGTCGCCACCCTGCAGGTACACGTAGGAGACGGCGTTCGGGTCGTCCCAGGTGTCGATCCAGCCGTTGATCGTGTCGCGGGTCGGCGAGTAGTGCATGCTGTGTGCGGGCTGCCGCTTGACCTGCGCGTCGTAGGAGTTGTGCTGGGACTGGGCCTCGGACTGCGTGGACGACGGGCTGTCGTCGCAGGCACCGGCGGTGAGCAGCAGGGCGGCACCGAGGGCGACCACGCTGACGAGGGGCTTCTTGAGCTTCACGGGGTGGGTGTGCCTTTCGTGGGTGGGGTGGAGCAGTCCGGCCAGGTGCAGTCGCCGGGGTACTCCCAGTACGGGTCGAGCGGGTGGGAGACGTCGAGGTAGCCCTCGCAGGTGGGGTAGCGGTAGCAGACCGGCGGCGCGTACCGCTCGGGGTACATCTCCGGGTGGTTCTCCAGCGGGTCGTCGTCGGGCATCGGGGAGCACATCAGGAGTGGTGGCCGTCCACGTTGTGCAGGGGCAGGTCGCCCTCCTCCAGGAGGGCGTAGCAGGTCGGGCACTTGACGAGCTGGAGAGCGCCACCGATGAACTGGCTGACCATCAACCTGCGGCTCTCGTCCCGACGGCGATCCTCTTCGGTGTACGGACGGTTCTTCCAGGGGGCGTCGTCCAGGGACACGCACATGATCAGTTGGCCACCTTGCAGTCGATCGGCGGGTTGGTCGGGTCGGTCGGGTCGACCTGGATCTCGAACGGCAGGTCTGAGGACAGGAAGTGCGCCCGCGTGTCGGTCTCCCGGGCGTGCGCGTTGTAGTCGTTGACCGCCCGGTTGAGCACGTTGGTCAGCGCGGTCACGTTGGCGTCGAGCTGCGCCTGCCGGGTGGGGTCGACGTTCTCGGCGTGCGCGGCCGAGATGGCGTTGGCCAGGTTCTGCTGCGCGGTCAGCGCCGAGCTGCACTCCTGGTAGAACTCCTCGTAGGCGGAGATGCGGTACGCGCCGTTGCCGACGGTCATCTCGCGTTGCTGCACCGCCCCGGAGGGTTCGGCGAGGATCCAGCGCAGCCCGAGACCACCGGCGATGAGCAGGACGAGGACGACGATGGTGACCCCGGCGGCCTTCACGCGGTCACCCGCTGCATGGCCCCGACGGCGACGGCGGTGCGGAGCGGGTCCGGCTGCTGCTCGGTGTGGCCGGTCAGCTCGGCGAACAGGTCGATCAGCCGGTGCGCCTCGGCCAGCCGGGCGGCCGGGTCGTGCTGGTGGCGGGCCAGGAGGGAGAAGATGACCGCGTCGGACGCGTCGGTGGCGGTGGCGTTCAGGCTGTCGTAGTAGACGGACCAGGCGGCGGCGCGGGCGGAGGCCAGGCCGGTGTAGGCCTGACCCACCTCCGCGTAGGAGGTGTAGACCTTGTTGGCCAGCCGACCGGCCTCGTGCGCGCGGCCCGGGTCCGGGGAGCGCAGCCACGCGGACGCCGCCCGGATCACCTGCTCGGCCTGCTCCCGCAGCGTGGGGCCGTCCTCCGTCCTGCGGGACTCGGGCACCAGGGGGAGCGCCTTGAGGGCGTAGTGGATGGCCATCCGCACCCACACCTGCTTGCGCTCCTCGGTGAGCGGCCCGCCGGTGCCGACCGTGCGGTGGGCCAGGGCCAGCACCTCGATCGAGCAGGGCGGGCACAGCAGGTCGCCGTCGCGGTGGTCGCAGTGGGAGTCGTTGATCTGCTGCACGACCTTGGCGAGCATCTCGTCGGCGCAGGCGGGCAGGTCGGTGATGACGGCGTCCCCGGACTCCCAGGAGATCACGTTCATCGCGCAGCCCTTGCCGGACCCGGCGTCGTGGGATCCGGTTGCCAGCCGCAGGGGGTGGGTCATGCTGCTTCCTTCTCTCGGTAGTCGGTGATCAGGGCGAGGGTGGGCTCGAAGACGGTGTTGCCGAGGGCGGTCTGGGCGCGGGCCTCGACCTCGATCTCGCGGACGAGCCTGCGCAGCCGCAGGTTCTGCTCGGTGAGCTGCTTGTACTTGGTGCGGCTGGAGTCCTGGCGGCGTCCGGCGAGGACGAGCGTCAGCCCGGCCAGGACGACGAGGACCGCGACCAGCAGGGCGGTGGTCATGCCACGTCCTCCAGGTCGGCCACGGTGAGCAGCTCCTTGACCACCTCGGCCGGGGTGCGGCCCGGGGCGTCGTTCCACAGGACGGGCACGTCGCGCAGGTGCCTGGCGACGGCGTCGTGCGCGTCCTGCAGCGGCCCGGTCCACATCTGCAAGCCCAGGCCGAGCGCCCGGCGCAGGGAGCCGACCAGGCAGGCCCGCTGGCCGTCGAACTGGCGTCCCTGGGTCCAGCCGTGGGCCTCCAGGTGGGCCGCCGCGTCGCGCAGGGTCCGGGCGGTGCTGCGGCTCACGCCTTGACCTCGCCGGTGGCGACGTCGACCACCTCGGCGTCGTGGATGTCGCCGTCCTCGTCGTACTCGACCCAGTGCTCGTCCAGGCCACCGGCCGGGGCGGGGAGGGTCATCGGCGGGTGGTCGCCGCGCGCCGAGTCGACGTGCACGACGTCCCCGGCGGGGATGCGCTCGGCCGAGGTGGGCACCCACTTGGCGAGCTGCCGGACGGCCGACTTGAGCCACATGGCTTCCTCGTGCTGCTGCCACGGGGAGTACGGGGAGTCGGCGCCCTGGGAGGACTTCTTGATCCGGTCGATGTCTTCCTGGCCCAGCTCGATGACCTTGGAGATCGCGCCGTTGGTCATCTTGGCGTAGGCGTAGACGCCGATGATCTTGCCTCGGATCTTGGCCCCGGCGAACTTCTGGTAGCGGTGCTTGGGGACGTCGTGGACGCCCTCCTCGTAGTCGTAGTCGTCCTTCTCGCGGACGACGTTGGCGACGACGGAGGCGACGGCACCGGCGCGGTACATGAGGGCGACCAGGCCCTGCCAGCCGGTGATGCCGAGGATCTCCAGGCGGCCTTTGACCTTGCGCGGGGTGAGGTAGAACTCCTCGGTGCCCGGCTCCAGGCCGAGGCGGGCGGCGTCGAGCATCGCCGACAGGAACGCCGCCGGGTTGTTCAGCGCGGCGACCTCCAGCTCGGTGCGGCCGTGCCGGTCACCCTCCAGTTTCTTGCCCCGCTTGAGCGCGCCCTGGGCCACCCGGACCCAGGTGTCGGCCTTGAGGTGCGAGGGCAGGACGGTGGTGAAGTCCTGCTTGTACTGGGTGACCAGGGCGGAGGCGCGGGGCACCTCGTCGCGCTTGGCGACCTCGGCGCGAACGTCAGCCATGTGGGTAGTTCCTTCCGTTGGGTGTCGAACGTGATTATCCAGCATCGTCCATGCTTGTGTCAATACGCTGCGGGAGTTCGGGCAGCTTCTTCGGCGCGGACACGAACGGCGTGCCACCGCCCCGGGCCTGCCGGGTGGCCACGACGACCCCCTCGTGGACGGCCCGCGAGGCATTGCCCATGGCCTGGCCCATCTCCGCGCGGCGCTGGCTCCAGAGCGAGTCCATCGCCCGCGTTCCGGCGGCGGCGGCGAGGAAGCTCTCCGCCAGCTCGCGGTCGACCTCGATCTCTTCGCCGTCCAGCTCCGGATGGATCCGGCGCACCGTGGCGTAGGTGCTGTCGTCGCCGTCGATGTCGGGCACCCGCTCGTTGACACCCCCGGGGAGGGTGGCCATGAACGCCTCGATCTGCTCCCGCATCCAGGCGGCCTCGTCGGCGTCGTACTCGATCGTGTACGCGCGGAACTGCAGCCGGGGCAGCAGCACCGCGACGTGCCCGCGCGGCAGGCCCAGGCAGTCGAGCTGCAGCACCACCTGAGCCCGGTAGTAGGCAGGTACTTCGTCGGAGCCGTCCGGCCCCCAGCCGTCCATCGACCCCGACGACTTGACCTCCAGCACCGACACCGGCTTGCGGCCGGTGCGGTGGGCGACGACCAGCCGGTCCGGGGAGACGACCATCCACGGGTAGCGGGTCGACCGCCAGCAGCCCCCCGGCCGCAGGTGCGCGCCGTACTGATCGGCCCACCAGGCGGCGATGGCCGGTTCGAGGTAGTGGCCGCGCGCCTGCTGGTCGGTCGCGTCGGACTCCTCGCGGGGCGGCAGCCACCCGGCCAGCTCGTGCCAGATCGCGAACCGCGACTGCCACGGGGACAGGCCGAGGATCGCCGACACCTTGCTGGCGGTGACCTCGCGGCACCACTCGGCCGAGCCCGGCCGCAGCGGCACGATCGGGGTGGCGGCCAGGCCGGTCATGCGTCGTCGTCCAGGATGTGACGGAGGTGGTCGCGCACCAGCAGCAGCGGCACGGCGTCGCGTCCGGCGTCGCGCTCGAACGCGGCCAGCTCGCCGATGTTCGGCAGCAGGGCCTCGATCCGCCCGATCCGGCCGACGTTGGCCAGCTCCTCACCGAGCGGCCCGTCCGGCTCCAGCAACTCCTCGGCCAGCGAGTAGGGCATCCGCAGCTCCGGTGCGCGCACGGTCAGCCAGACGGCCAGCCGCTCCCGCAGGCTCAGCTCGTAGTCGTCGCTCACCGGCGGTAGTCCGGGGACCGCCGGTCGTCCGGCCAGAAGCCCCGGATCACCGGCGCGGCCGGATGCCCGGCACCGCCCGGCGCGCAGAACGACTCGTGGTCGACCGGCAGGGAGCAGTCGTCGGCGTGCCAGCCGAACGTCTCCCCCGCCGGGCGCTTGGCCCAGGTGATCGACCCGCAGGTCGGGCACTGGCCGAAGTCCTCGTTGGGCCCCTGCGGTCCCCGGTGCGGGCCGTCCGGGCAGCTCAACTCGCGCCGGATCCGGGCGAACCAGTCCCCGCCCCGGTCGTAGCTCACGCCGCTCTCCTCAGGCGCCGCAGCCGCTGCCGCTCGACGTTGGCCCGGGTGTGCGCCGCCGTGCACGGCTCGCAGCGGCAGCTCCAGTTGCCGTAGCCGTTGACCGTGCCGTGCCGGGGATCACCGGGGGGCAGGCCGCGCTGGCGGCGGGAGGCGTGCTGCTCGCGCTGCGACTCGGCGTGGGCCCGCTTGCACGGGTCGCAGCGGCAGCCGAGGTTGTTGTAGCCGTTCTCGGTGCCGTGCCGGTCGTCTCCCGGTGGCAGGCCCCGGTGGCGGCGGTCGTACTCGGCGGCGCAGCATTCGCCGCAGCGGCAGCCGTCTTCCTGGTAGGCCTGCCGGGTGCCGTGCCTGACCTGCCTGGTCACGCCGCGACCGCTATCGGCCCCACCATGAGCAGCTCGTAGCGCCGGTCGAGCAGGTCGTTCAGCTCCCGCTCGGCCTGCTCGCAGGCGGTGAACACCTCTCCGGAGGCGGAGAGCATGAACGTCGCGCGCTGCACGGTCAGCCGCCGATACGCGGCCTTGATCTCTTGATCCAGCTCGTCCACGGTGGATTCCCCCTTACCGGTTGGTCAGGACGGTTAGTCGCCCATGACGGCGTCGTAGATCCGCATCGCCCAGCGCACGTCGCCCAGGGCGGTGTGCCGCTCCCCCTCGGGTGCCTCGACGCCGAGCGCGGCGGAGACGTCGTCCGAGTTGTACGGCGGGCGGATGACAGTTCCGCGCGCGGCGAGGTAGCCGATGGCCAGCACCTCGCAACAAATGAGATGGTAGTGCCAGGGGGTCTGGGAGGCGTCGACCCCGAGGAGGCGGGCCAGCCGGACGTCATCGAAGCTCGGGACGGCGCCGACCAGGTGGGCCTTGGCCGAGCCTTCCGGGCCCCGGAAGAAGCCGTCGATGAGGGTGGCCGCCTCCTCCCGGGACACGGCCGGGTCGACGGAGAACATGTTCGGCCAGCGCTGCAGGTGATCGTTGAGGAACGGCTGAGGGAGCTGGGCGCAGCGTTCCTGGTCGTGGTCGATGAACAGGTGCAGCTCGGTCTCGGCGCCGTCGGGTTCGCGGCGGATGGCGGCGAATTCCCAGATGTCGTCCTCGACCGAGTGCAGGCCGGTACTTTCCACGTCTGCGAACACGATGGGCGCGGTCATTCGGCCTCTCCTCGGAGTCGGGCGGTGCGGTGCTGGGCCTCCCAGCGGTGCCAGGCCAGGCGGAGCTGGGCGGAGGTGACACCGACGCGGACGGCCTCGATGGCGGCGACCTCGGCGGTGCGCCGGTCGGGGGCGTACTCCACCAGGGCCAGGGCCAGCGGTGCGCTCACGCGGCGTCGTCCCGGTCGAGGGCCTGGTGCACCAGCCCGGCGACCATGTTGGCGACGACCGGCAGCAGGTAGTCCAGCTTGGCCCGGTAGGTCTCGCGGGTGCGCTCGGTCAGCTCCTCCCACGCGGGGAGGGCGACGTCGGGGTGCATGCCTTTGCGCATCCGCTCGTAGTGGGCCCGGCCCAGCCCGTCGCGGCCCTGCGCGACCAGCCGGTCGATGGTGCGGTGGATGTACTGGTCGCGGGTCACTCGGGGCTCCGGTCGTCGTGGTCGCAGGGCGGGCAGGGGTAGCAGCCCGCGTGGAGGCGGTGGAGGGCGACGGCGACGGTGGTCACCCAGGCGGCGAGCGCCCCGGCGAGGAAGCGGAGGGCGATCATGCGGACTTCTCTTCGGGTGGGGCATCCCCGGCGGCGGCGGGTCCTCGCGCGAGTTCCCCGCTCGCGGAGTCCGGACCGCCGCCGGGGATGGTCTCGGGGTCGACGCCTGCGGCGAGGCGGATGTCGAGCCACAGGTCGTCGGGGACGAGGAGCAGGGCCTCGTCGTGCCGGTTGGTGAGCCGGTAGGTGTCGATGAGGTCGCGGAGCAGGTCGCGCAGTCGTGCGTTCTCCAGCTCGGTCTCGGTCAACCGATCCAGGAGTGCCTGCTTGCCGAAGATGCGGGTCATCGGGGGCCTCGCTCGCCGGAGCGGATGAGCTGCTCCAGTTCGGCGTAGGAGAACTTGCGGCCGGTGCCCCGGATGTTGTGGTGCGCGACCTCGTCCTTCTGGCACCAGCGGTGCAGGGTGGCCTCCGAGATGCCGGTGATCCGCGCGGCCTCGGGGAGGGTGAACAGGCGCAGCGGGTGGGTGATCGGCAGCTCGACCGTGGCGTGGTCAGGCATGGGCGGGAGACCTCGATCGTCTGGCTAAGGGGGGCTCTCACCGCGCGGTGAAGCGCGTTACACCAATGATGAACGATGGTGAGCCAGACCACAAGGTCGGTGCGGTGCCTGGATCAAGATTCTTTAGACAAACCTGAGACCCGTATCACGATCCGGTGTGCCCCCCAAGACTGGGGGGTAGTCCAGGAAACGCCCAGTACTGAACGGTAACGTTCCTAAAAGGCGAGGTCAGGGCGTTGATGCGATTAACAGGGAATTTACTTGAGACACAGGTTAGCCCACTAGCGTTTGACCAACGGCTGACGAGTCTTGAGTCATCATTCGGGGTGACTTCGGGTGGCCGCCCTCGGGAAGGACGCAATACGATGCTCACCACTGTGGATGCCTTCATCGAAGCCGTAGAGCACGCACGTAGTGAGCTGATCAGACGGGAGGGGCGCAACGTCAGCGTCCGGGAGCTGATCAGACGCGCCGGATTCACCGACTCGCAGCGCCCCGGCGTGGCCTACCACCTCAACCCGCAGCGGCACACCGGCCGACGCCCGCACCGCATCCCGGCCGACGTGATCGCCCGGCTCGCCTCCGTGCTGCCCATCACCGAGGAGGAGCTGTCCCGCGCCGCCGCCGTGGCCAGCGGGCTCAACGTGGTCGAGCAGGACGTCACCGCCTCCGACGTGCGCTACATCGTCAGCCGCTTCTACGGCAGCGATGATGTGACGCCCGAGGAGCGCGCCCGCGCCACCGCCCACATCCTGGCGATCATCGCCGAGGAGTCGGCCAAGGAGGTGCGCCAGGAGACGCCGCACGGGCACGCTCCACCTCCACGCGACGGCAACGGCGAGGGCGACGTCGGCGGCCTGGGGCCCACCTTCCTGCCCCCCGGTGGATCGAATCGGTAATAACGTCCCTGTACCCCTCTTGCCATATGGCAAACATCAAGGTTTCATGATCTGCGCCGGGGGTTGACTTACAGCTCGCCCACAGGGGCCGGAGACCTCACTCCCAGGCAAGGGGGAACAGGTCATGCGTCACCTTTCGGCTCCTGCTGCCGCTGTGCTCCGGCGTTTCGCCGAGGACGGCGATCTCACCAAGATCCCGGTCAACGGTGAGCTGCGCGTGGTGAACGCGGAACTGACCGGCAGGCACGCCGTCAGCCTGGCCCGCCAGGGCGAGACGCTGTGGGTGATCCTCGACCTGGCCCGCCCCGAGGCGCTCGGCCAGCTCCGCGACCTGCTCCGCACCTGGCCGATGCCCGCCGTGCTGCGCATGCCGTTCGTCGTTCCCCCGGCCGCCTCCGCGATGGAGCTGGTCGGCTAGTCCTCCTCGGCCTGCCGGAGGATGAAGTCGGCGACCGCGCCGTTCTCCGCCATCAGCGAGTCCCGGGTGACCTCCACCCCCGCCAGGTTGCACAGCACCAGCTCCGGGTGCGCGGCCAGCAGCTCCCGGGCGTGGTCGATCGCGCCCGGCTTCTCCCGGTCGATGAACAGGTACATGTGGTGGTCCTCCACCACCCCGGCGGCGATCATGTGGTCCGGCAGCGGCCCGATCCGGATGCGGATGCATCCGTCGGCCAGGTCCAGGCGGAAGACCCCGTGCAGGACTCTGCGCAGTTCCAGGATCGGATCGGCCATGGTGCGTGCCCCCTCGTTGGAGCGATCGGCCTGGGTTGTTAAAGACAACCGTAGCCCCCCAGGATTTACCCAGGAAGCTCGGAGTTCGCCCGGCTCATCGCCCGCTCGATCGAGGCCACCGCCGCCTCCTCGGCCTGCGGATTGATGTCGCCGTAGATGTCGGAGGTGACGGCCGCCGTCTCGTGGCCGAGCCTGCGGGACACGGTCAGCAGCGCGACGCCGTCCATCAACTGCCACGAGGCGTAGGTGTGCCGCAGGTCGTGGATGCGCGGGGCGCGGGGCAGCCCGCGCTGCATCGCCCGGCGCACCGCCGGGGACCACTGCCGGTGGTAGAAGTTGCCTTGGCGCACCGGCCCACCCCGGGGCGCGGTGAACACCAGCTCGTGTCGTTCCTTGGCGACCACGTGCGCGGCCAGCGCATCAACCACGGCCGGGCCGAACGTCACCGTGCGCCGCGACCGGTGTGACTTGGGGGCGCCCAGCTCCATCCGGCCCCGGCCGTCGTCCTTCCAGGCGTGCCGCACGTGCAGCCGGGGCGGGGAGGCCAGCACGTCCACGTCGCCGACCCGCAGCGCCGTCGCCTCCGAGAAGCGCAGCCCGGTGCCGACCAGCAGCCGCGCCAGGTCCCGGCCCCAGCCCTCGGGCAGCTCGGACTCCAGCAGCGCCCACTCCTCGGGGGTGAGGATCCGCATCACCGCGTGCCGGTCCGGGCCCTGCCGCAGCCGGTGGCGGCGGAACGGGTTCGGGGCGGGCACCGGCCGACCGGCCTCCTGCGCGGCGGCCACCGCCGACCCGGCCTGGGTGAGCAGCCGCCGGATCGTCGTCGGCGACAGCGGGTAGGGCTCGTAGTCGTTCTCGCTGCCGCGCACCCGGCGCAGCAGCCACGGATGCTCGGCCTCCTCGCAGCCCCGGATCCACAGCCGCACGTCGTGCTCGGTGATCGCGGTGATCGGGGAGTCCAGCAGCGGCGCGAAGTGGCGGGTCATCTCGACGGTGAACCGGCTGCGGTAGCCCTTGCCGATGCCGGTGCGGGCCCGGATGTAGTCGGCGACCGCCTCGCCGAACGTGTAGCCCGACCCCCGATCCCCGGCGACGGCGACCGTCGGCTCGTCGCGCACCAGCTCCGGGGAGTGCGCCGGGCAGTCGCACACCTTCCCGTTGGCCTTGATCCTGGCCAGCGCGTCGGCGGCCTCCGCCACCCGCGAGTAGACGTGCGACTGCTGCGGGCCGTTGCCCTTCTCCCGCCACCGGATCCGGTAGCTCTTTGAGCCATCGTTATTCACGTACATGGTCACGCCGGGCGGCATTCGAACCATGGCGCGGACACTACGCCGCCCAGCTCCCATGGTCATAGTCCGGGTGGTCGGCGTAGGGCAGCGCAAGAAGGCGCAGGGTAGGACATGGGGCGCGGAAGCGTGCCGCCCCGCCGTCCGGCCCGATCGCGGTGCAGACGCGACAGCGGCCCGGGTTCCGCGCCGGGCTCCATGGCTGACCCTCGCCGTGCTCCTCGATCAGCCGCCGTTTCACCGCGCACTCGGCCAGCACCCGCGCCGGACCCCAGCGCACCGCGTGGTAGACCAGCGCCTTGGACTCGGCGGTGTCGTCCTCGGTGAACGCGACCGTCTGCGCGCCCAGCTCCTGGCCCATGAACTCGACCGGGGAGGCGATGGCGTAGCGCTCGACCGCGAACGGCGGCTCGGGCTTCTGCCGGTACTTGGCGACCCACCGGGGGCCGGGTGCCGACCGGGCCATCTCCTCGTCCTCGGCCAGGCGGGCGAGCAGGAACTCCACCAGGGTCACGATCACACCTTCCCGGCGTCCGACAGCAGCCGGGCCACGATGTGCGCGCCGCGCTGCAGCTCCCGGGCCTCGGCCACCGCCAGGCGACAGGGGCAGGTCGACGCCCCGGGGGCTGGGCCGATGCACGCGCAGGCCCACGAACTGCGCAGGAGGTCCAGGGCCTCCCCCAGGGTCACAGCGCGGCCCTCGCCTTCGTGATCGCGCCGTGCGCTCGCCAGGCGCGGGCGTAGTGCGCCGACGCCACCCGGTCCAGGTCCAGGCCGGGCACCGGGAAGCACAGCGTCTCACCGCAGTAGCTGCAGGTCAGCGAGCCGTAGAGGTAGAAGCACCTGGGGTCGCGGACCGTCTCCCGGTACCACTCGCGCAGGCTCATCGCCACTCCATCCGAACGTGCCAGTGGCCATCGATGCAGAGGTAGGCGTAGGGCTGATCGACCAACATCCGTACTCCGTAGGCGGCGTGGCGCTCGCGTTCCATCGCCTCGTGCGCGTCCCGGTGCGACGGGAACTTGGGCCCCCTGCACGGATAGTTCGTCATCGCATCTCCTGCAGCAGGTTGAGCAGCGCCTGCCGCCATTCGTCGTCGCGGCGGGCCATGGCCAGGATGGCTTCGTAGTCGGCCTCGATCGGGATGACCCGGATGACGCCCTTGATCATGTAGAGGGCGGCGATGAGCTGCTCGGCGTCGTCGTCGCGGACGTCGTCGGCCAGGATGATCTGGTAGCCGGAGTGCCGGGTGGTCACGGCCGGTACCAGGAGGTGCCAGCGTCGTGGCCGTCGGCGACGTCGCGGATGTAGCCGGGCCAGTCCTCGACGTTCTCGGCCGAGGCGAGAGCGCGGAGGTGGCGGGCGAGCAGTTCGCGGTCCCGCTGCTCCTGGTGCTGCTCGGTGACCACGAAGGCCACGGCGGCGGCCATGCGGGCGACGTCGGTCTCGCCGGGGTCGAGGCGGTGGTGCATGTCCATGACACCGACGACCATCTTCACCATCGCGGCGAACTTCGGGTCGTAGTAGAAGCGGTGCTCAACCTTGGCCATCACCTCGGCGGAGGTGGCCTGGCCGTGGCGCATGGCGTCGTGCAGCAGGCGGGCCAGGTCGGCGTCCCCGGCGGGCTGCTCCTGGTAGATCATCTTCATGCGGATCTCCTCGGGAAGTCGCGACGGCTCTGTCGCCAGTCGCGCACAAAGCGGATCGGGTGGGCAACGAACGTCACGATTGCGAAGATCACGCGGTCTTCCTCTCGATCGGCACCCGCGCTCGCGGGTGCTCGGGTTGGGGCAGGGTCATGCGAGACCGGCCAGTCCAAGGGCGACGAGGGTGACGAAGATCAGCCAGAACCACCAGAACGGGAACCGCATCGTTCTCACTCTGCGTAACCTCAACTCGGGGCCCTCCTCGACCTCATCGTAATTACGTACGTAGGGACACCCAGCTCTACACGGAGCGTCAATACGTCCGTAATCGCCCTGAGAGCCCCGTGGAGCGCCTGACCCCCCATCTGCATGTGCTAACCTGCGGAAAGTTAGTTAGGGCCGTACAAACAAGATCACGTATTGACACCGGCGTGTCGCGACGGGCCCGGCGTGTCGGTCCGCGTGTCACTACACGCGGCTCGACAAGGGTTCACGCTCCGTGCAAGATCAAGAGGCCTTGATGCTACGGAAGCTCCACGTTCATGGCGACAGGTGTAGCACATCACGGAGTCCGGAAGGTCAAGTTGATCTCGTCGCACCAGCCCAGCGGCTTCCATGACGCACGGTCACCCGGCACGGAATCGAGCGGAGCGATCCACACGTTCACCGCTGGCTGCGCCTCCGCCTCGATGTGCAAGATCACATGCCTGTGCTGCTCATCGAACTCGATCGACTCCGTCGGATCGCCGATCAGGGTCAGGCCCTTCCTGGCGAGGTCGTCATCGAAGCGCTTCCGGGCCCCGTCCCACTCGCGGTCCTGCGCGGCCTTGCCGGACAGCCACACCCGGCCGGGGACGGACCAGACGATCGAGACCCTCGTCGGCTTCACAGGTCCGGCACCGGGTACGGACCGTCGATCTGTCCGATGTCCTCGCGCTCCCGGAGGACCCGCAAGTCCATGTCGAGAGCCTCGCGGCTCGTCCCGCCGATCTCAATCGCCAGCGCCCCCGGCGTCTTCGGAGGGGCGACGTCCGTGGCGTAGTAGCCACGGACGAACCAAGTCCAGCGCCTCATCCATCGCTCCCCTCGGGCACGAACTCCTCCATCTCCATCAGCCAGCCGTCGAAGGCCTCGGTGTGCGCGTCAGCCCAGGCGTCGAGCATCTCGTGGTCGTCGCCACTCATCCGCCAGCCGCAGGGGCAGGAGGCCACGTCGAAGCGGCGCTGCGCCCGGTGCGGGACCTGGATGGTGCGCCAACTCACGTCGCCGCCTCGATCGAGTAGCAGCGCAGCCAGGTCCGCACCCAGACGACATCCCGGGTCTCCAGGAACTCGCGGTCCTCGGCGGACAGCATGAAGACGTCGTCGCTCGTCGGCCGGATGACGTGGTAGCCGAAGGTGCCGGGCAGCGGCTCATGCCCCTGCTCCCGGGCCTTCGCCTCCAGGTCGGCCTGCAGCATCACCCTGACGTCGGACCGCTGCCGGTCCCACACGTAGCGGGACACCCACACCCGCCAGGCGAACTCCCGCACCTCCCGGGTCTCGGTCACTCGTCCCCCCAGACCCACATGACGTCCTGCCAGTGACCGGAGTGGTGATCGCCGTCGTGGCCCGGCCGCATGTCGCAGCGCGGCCAGTACGGGTTGCCGTTCTCGTCTTTCGTGCCCGGGTTGCGGTGGTCGCAGCGCGGTTCCCCGTAGGCGGGCCAGTCGGCCGTCACTGCGGCACCCGCTCCTTCGCCTCCTGGCAGCGCTGGCAGCACAGGCCGGTGCCCCGGCGGATCTGCATGCGGATCTCTCCGCCGCATGCCCGGCAGGTGTCCCGCCGGTCGGCGTCCAGCAGGCCGTCGGCGAACAGCGGCCGGGTCATCGCTTCTCCTCGAATCGTTGGGCGCTGGCTCACCGGCCCCGCCCCCGCGCGTAGCGCTTCCGGTCGGCCTTCGTGAACTCCGGCCGGGCGGTCAGGTGCCAGCCCGTGCAGACGGTGCACAGGTACGCGCGGATCGGGATCTTGTCAGATCGATAGCCCTCCTCGTGGGCGGCGGCCAGCGCCTCCCGGGCCCGCTCCTCGGTGTCCCAGCGCCGCTTCCCGACGCAGATCATCGGTGTCTCCTCTCGTAGTGGTCTTCCCATTCATCGAGCGCGTCGGCCAGGTCGATCACCGACTCCTCCCAGTCGCGGTGATCGCGGCAGCGCAGTACGACCGTCTCGCCCCAGTCGATGTCGAGGTCGGCCTTCTCCGGCTCCTGGATCATCAGCCGAACCGGCCGATCTTCTCGTGGTCGATCCACGACTCCCACTCCTCAACCCGCTCGAACCCGGTCGAGGAGCAGCGGTGGTGCGGCGGGTCGCCGATCAGGATGACGGACGGCACCGACAGGGTCGCCGCGATCTCCTCAGTCTGGTACGAGATGATCCGGACGGGCTTCTCCTCGCCGAACCGGCACACCTCGGCCTGCGGCACCTCGTCCAGCACGACGCGGCGCACCGGCGGCGACGCCGCGCGCGAGCCGTCGAAGTCGGCGCGGATCGACGGCGGCAGCCAAGCGACGACGTCGGCGTGCTTGATCAGCCAGGGGTCGGGGTCGGCGGGGGCCAGGGGCCCGAGGATGACCATCAGGCCCCCTCCCGCCGCTCGCGCTCGATCTCCTCGGCGGCCTCGATCTCCGAGTCCTCGATCGAGAACGCCCAGTCGAGGTAGGCCTCGACGCGCGGGTCCTCGAACGGCAGCTCGACGTCGTCCCCGGCGTGGGCGTCCTCGTGCTCCCAGCGGCGGAGTTCGTCCTCGTGGTCGCCGGTCAGCTTGCAGGCCCAGCAGCGCCAGGTGTCGGCGTTGGCGCTGTAGGTGACGTGCGGCAGCATGAACACGATCGCCATCAGTCGTCGTCCTCCAGGCTGAACCAGCGGCCGTCGGCGACCCGGTGCTCGTCGTTGCCGTGCCGGTCCGGGCGCACGCAGGTGCGGCCGGTCTCCGGGCTGACCGCGCCGCACTCCCCGACGGTCTTCCGTCGCCAGCGATCGGGGTAGTCGGTGATCAGCGCGACGTGGTCGGGCGAGGCGATCGGGTCCTGCACGCCGGTGACGGTGACGATCGTGCCGAAACCGTCGTAGTCGTCGCCCTCGCGCCGGTCGCCCTCGATCATGACGAGCATGACCTTCCGGCCGATGTACTCGCCCTCCTCGAACAGGGCCCGGCTGATCACGACCCTGCCGTGGGGATCGTTGAAGTCGTAGTCGAAGGCCGCGTACCAGGGGCTCTCGCCGCTCATCGGATCGTCTCCCGGCACTCCCAGGAGTAACAGGTGGTCGACCCGCAGAGGCCGCACGGGATCGTGTAGTCGCAGTGCAGGCACGTCGAGCCGGGGCCGACCGGGTCGAGGTCGCCCATCTCGTGACCGTCGATCTGGATGCCGTCCAGCTCGCAGACGTGGTTGCGCAGGTACGGCCAGCCGGGCCAGCCCTCGCCGAGGGGCTCCTTCTGGTAGCTCACCCGGACGCGCTCGGGGCCGCCGGTGACACCCCGGGGCGGAAGCGCCGGATCGTAGCCGTGCCGGACCAGGGCCGCGTGCTGCTCGACGTCCAGGTGCCAGTCCGGCCGGTCGCAGCAGCGGTCGAAGCCGCCGTCCTCGGGGTGCTCGAACTGGCCGGATGCGAGGCAGAAGTGGGCGTTCAGGTGACTGTCAGAGGTGGGTGGCACGATCACTCCCGTGTTGTACGTGCGTATAGACAGTTTATGCGCCCGGGTGTGGATGGTCAACTCGACTATCCATGATCCGATGCGGAACACGGCAGCTCGCCTTAGGGTCTAAAGGCCCTTTCCTGTGGAGTCCGCTTCGGGGCTATATGTTCGTCAACCGGTGCACGGGGGCTGCACCCTCGTGGGCCGCGCTCCCAGCACATCCTCCTCGAAGGAGAAGACCAGGGTCATGCGGTACACCATCGAGGTCAGCCTGCTCTACGTGCTCCTGGCTTGGACGCTCCTGGTGGTGGCCATCCATCTCGCCCTGCATCGCCAGCACGTCCGGCTGGTGCGGGCCGCGCTGCCGGGCGGGCTCGCCTGCGCCGTGGTCCGGCAGCCGCACACGCTCTGGGTCTTCCTCGACTCGGTCCGGCCCGAGGCCGCCCGGATCGAGCTGGGCCACCTGCTCGGCGCCTGGCCCAGCGAGCAGACCGGCGAGAGCGTCCCCGGCGGCGCTGGCCGCCTGCTGGCCGAACTGATGTGACAAATCCGCGCGATGATCTTGCTTAGCGCGATGTCACAGCAGGAAGGTCCTGGTCAGAGGGATACAGCAATGGGACGAGGCAGGGACTCATAATCCCTGGGTCGTGGGTTCGAGCCCCACCCGCCCCACATACGGAACTTGCAGGTCGTAGGGCCTGAGCAGCCCGTTTCCGCTGAACGGGAGCTGAACAGTAGAGACGGTTGTCGCAGGGACTCTCAGACATGCCGTCCGACTCGCATCCCATGTGCCAGTGGATCTTGTCAGTGACGCATCTGGTTGTGCGCAACCTGTCGATGCTTCAACCCCTCCAGATGCGTGGGTCACTCCTCCTCCTCGCTCACGGACTCGACCCCCATGCCGTAGCACTCCTGGATCTCCAGCGTGCCGCGCTCGGCCCACGCCTCTCGCGCCTCGTCGGCGCTGTCGGCCTCCACGGCGTAGACCTCACGGGACTCGCCGCGTAGCTCGACGCGGTACCAGGCCATCACTCCGCCTTTCGGATCGTCGGCTGGCGCACCAGCTCGATGCGCTGCACTCGCTCGTCATCGAGCGCGATCCGCAGCCAGACGGCCAGGTTCAGCGGCAGCCCGGCTTCGTCGCGCTGACCGGGGCCGTCGGCCTCCTCGTAGGTGGCATGGAACGGCTCATCGGCACTGCCGCTGTAGAGGTTGTAGCGCCAGCGAGTCATCACTCCTCCTCCCACGGTGGCCGAAAGAAGATCACCGGCTCGTACTGCAGGTTGCCGAACTCCGGGTCCGCCTTCTCGTTGCGTGCCTTGAGCAGCGGGATCGCCACCCGGGCCTCCAGGCGGGTGCGGAACGGGCCGATGATGTGCCGCTTGCCAGTCTCGGGGTCGGTGACGATCACGGCGTGTGTCTCGTTTGCGTCTGACTCGTCTATCACCTCGCGCAGCCAGGCCAGCGCGGCGCGGCCCTCGGGGTTGGCCATCACTCCTCCTCCATGCGCTCGATGATCTTCCTGGCGGCAGGGAGGATCGCGACGATCAGCTCGGCGATCTCCCGCAACTCCGCGATCCAGGTCGCCTCATTGGGCACTGCCTCAGCTCCATCGATCCCCTCGCCGGGGTCGGTGTCGGCGAAAGCCTGGCGGATCAACTCGTCCGCCTCGGCGGTCGGGTCGTGGGCCTCGCGGAGGTATTCGTACAGCTCGGCGACCGGGCTCAGTAGCTCTCTGGCGAGCGGCTCACGGTCTTCGAGATCGCTCAGGCCGGATGCCTGCCAGACTCGGGCGCGCTGCTCTACTCGGGCGGGAGAGTTGATCTCCGCATACAGGCGCTCGCGATCTTCGTCGGCCATCACTCCTCCTCTCGGATCTCGATCCCGGCCCGGCGGACCAGGGCCAGCACGACGTCGGGCACGTCGTTCGCCTCACCGCCGGACGGGGCCCCGAAGAACACGACCGGCCCGAGGATGCCCTGGCCGGTGGCGGTGTTCAGGACACGGCCGTCCAGCGACAGGAACGCGGCGGCCATGGCGGAGGCGACCCGGTTGACGGGCAGCCCCAGCCGGTCGCCCTCCTCGTTGCACATGGCGGAGACGTCGGCGGAGAGCGAGACGTGCTCGATCCAGCCGCCGACGGCCTGCTGCCAGGCCTCGACGTCGCCCTCGGGGAGGTCGCGGAGGGTGGCGGTCTCGTCGGGGTCGATCACAAGCACCTTGGTCATTGGACGTACTCCCCTCCGGGCCAGCGCTCGGCGGCCACGATCGCGGCCTTCCCGGCCAGCCGGGCGACCGGTCCTGGTGTAGGGACGGCGTTGGTCAGCAGAGCGACGGCCAGGCAGGCGTAGCTGACCAGCCGGTGTCGCAGCCACCCGGCGTAGTCGTCTGCCTCATCGGGCATCGGCCAGTCGAGCGTTCGCCACACTTCGACATCGCCCCCGCTCTCGTAGAACGGCTCGCGCAGCTCCAGCAGTGCGTCGTGGTTGTCGAGGATGTCCAGGATGTCGGCCACGTCGGCACCGTCGAGGCCGGTGTGGTGGAACTTGGCCAGGATCCGCTGGCGGTCGGCCTCGTCCAGGGCGTGCTCGACAGCCAGGGCGGCGTGGGTGCGGGCGTCGCCGGTCATCGGATGACCTCCTCGAACAGGGGGGTGGGGTCGGAGCCACGCAACCAGGTCAGGGTGTCGAGGACCCCCTTGGCGTAGGAACGCTGCGGGCTGCCCTCGACGGTGTGGTCGATGGCCTTGAGGGCGAGCTGGTGGAGGAGCTTCCGGGTCTCGCTGGTCAGCAGGGGCCGCTTGGGGGTGGTCATCGAGCCTCCTCCTCGCCGAGGGTGAAGATGAGCCCCGCTATGAAGCCGTCAAGGTCACGCAGGTACGGATTGGTCGGGCTACGCCGGGCCAGTGACTCGCGAGTGTCGTGCATCTCTCGCAGCTTGGCGCGCACCTCTTCTTCGGTTCTCATGACCGGGCTTCCCTTCCGCAGAGGATCTCGCGGACGTCGCAGCCCAGGTCCACCAGGGCGATGCCCGAGGCGTTGCCGGGCAGGTCGCAGGCCTGCTCCCAGCGCTCGACGCCCTTGACGAGCAGGTTGGCTTCGGCGCGGGTCAGGGTGACCGAGCCGTCATCGTGGCGCTTCACGCGAGGTCACCTCCAGTCACCCACGGGGGGCGCTCGGTCATTAGTTGGTCGAGCTTGGGCGTGACCCGGTCGTCGTCCACGTCTTCGATCTCCGACTCGTCCACCTCGCCGGGCATGGCGGGCAGCTCCAGCAGATGCTCGGCCTCACCGGCGGTCAGGCCCAGGCGCTGCGACTCGTGGTAGACCATGGCCTCGATGTCGGCGCGGGCGCGCTGCACGACGTTCTCGGCGTGCTCGTTCAGGCTCTTGGCGGCGAAGTCCAGGTTGCTGCCGGTGTGCTCGACGGCGAAGTGCAGGGTGCGGAGCTTCTCGCGGAGCACCTTGACCCCGGCCTTGGCCTCGAACGCGGCCTCGTAGTCGGCCAGCGCGGCCTTGATCTTGCCGAACGTCTTGTCGGCGGCGTCGCGGACCTCGGCCATGGAGTGGGCCAGGCGCGGGTCGTAGGGCAGGCCGGGCACGTTCCAGTCGCTCTCGGTGGCGCGGATGGTGCACGGGACGCCGGTCGTGTTCATCGAGGACACGAAGCTGGCCCACTGCGCCTCGGACAGCTCGACCTCGATCAGCTCCCGGCCGCTGCCGTGGACCCAGTCGTGGTTTAGGTCGCGCTTGCGGGTGGCGCGCTGGACGGTGATGCGGACGGTGTGCTGGTGGCGCAGGTCGGAGTCGAACAGCACCTGGCCGGGCGGGCTGCTGCTCATCCGGCTGGCCGAAATCTGGCCGAACGCCGGGTGCGTGTCGGAGCCGTACTTGTCGACGGTGGGCTGGGCGATGTCACGGGTCATCGGGTCTCCTTCTCCCCTCCGGGGACCTCGCGCAGGACGACGTCGCCGACGACGACGACCCACGGGTCGGTCTGCGAGCCCCAGCGGCCTTTGTTCCGGGCCTCCTGGGTGGCGACGCCGCCGACCTGGCGGGCCAGCTTGCGCGCGGTGGTCTGGTCCATGATCATTCTCCTGACTCGATGGCGGAGGCCAGCATCCAGCGGGCCTCGCGGTGGATGTTCATCGACCCGGCGAACGTGCCCTCGTCCACGGCGTCGCCACCCGGGTTGTACACGCGGACCCGGCGGACGCCGTTGACCGGCGCGTCCAGGACGAGGGTGTAGCCGTCGCGGGTCAGCTCCCAGGAGCTGTAGGGCGGCAGCGGCAGCCGGTCGGCGGTCACCTGGCCACCTGTCGGTAGGCCGCCTTGTTCTGGGAGAACTCGCCGTTGACACCGGCCAGGTCGTCGCGGCGACCGTGGGTGACGTTGCGGTGGTAGTCCACGTTCGGCGGGTACTGGCAGGGCTCGCCGGGCTGGGCCGGGCAGTACGGGCAGGGGATGGAGACGACGGCTGCGTAGCGGGCCTCCTGGTAGACGTCGAACGCCACCCGGGATGCCGCCCTCGCGGCGTTCAGGGTGTCGACGGTGGCTCGCCAGGCCTCGTCGGCCTGACGGAAGCGCTCCAGCGGCGTCAGGGCCTCGTTTCTCATGTCAGGCCTCCTTGGTCATGTCGTGGACGAGGTCGCTGAGAGATCCGGCGAAGCGGAGCAGTTCCTTGCGGCTGCCGACGACGTCGATGTGCTCGCCGTAGGCCCCGAGGATCTGCAGGGTGTAGCGGTCGTTGGGGTGGGCGGCGTCGGGGTGCTCCACGATGCGGGCCCCGGCGAAGAAGGCACCCACCTGGAACGCGGGCTCGGTGGTCTTGGGCATGTCAGCCTCCTGCGGTGAGGTACCAGTAGCGGACGGAACTCTCGGGATTGGGCGACAGGTGCTCGCGGACGGCGCGCTCGCGGCCGACCACGGTCAGGTACTCGACGCCGAGGGCCACAACCTGAGCCAGGCGCTCGACGTCGTCCGGCTCGCGGGTGGTGCCGTCCAGCACGGCCTCGGCGACACCCAGGTCGGTGGCGTCCAGCTCGTCGGCCGCACCGTCGAGGATGATCTCGCGGGCCTCGGCAACGGCGACGCGGAGGCAGTGCTCGAAGGGTAGGGCCATGTCAGGCCTCCAGGCTGGGGACGTCGGGGTGCCAGGTGAGGAAGGGCGCGGCGTCGTCGCGAACGTTGACGTCCACGCCGTCCTGCATGTCGACGTTCTGCGCGGTCGCCGGGTCGACGGCCAGGCGGGCACCGGCGGCGATGAGGGTCAGCCGCTCGGCGACGGCGTGCGGGACGGTGAGGCTGAGGTGGGCGACGGCGTCGTCCTTGGCCTCGCGGACGGGGATGCCGTAGGTGTCGGCCCAGGCTTCCAGGTCGACGTCGATGGAGAGGGTGACCTTGATGGTGCCGGTGCGGGTCATGGGTTCAGACCTCCTGGGGGTTCTCGGCGCGAAGGGCCTGGTTGACGGCGGTGGCGAGCGCTCGTGCTGTCTGCGGCAGTCGAAACTCGGGCGCGTACTCGCGGCCGTCCTCGATCTCCTCGGCCAGCTCCAGCAGCTCGCGGCGCTCCTCGCGGTCGACCAGGGTGTAGTCGAGGATGCGGGCGAGGGTCTCTAGAATCTCGACGGCGTCGGCCTCGGTGATCTCCGTGGATCCCAGCCCCTTGATCGCGACCTGGACGCGGCCCACGCGGTGCAGCAGGTTGATAATCTCGACGAGGCTCATCGGCCCTGCTCCTGCAGGAGGCCCAGGTCGCGGAGCAGGTCGCGCGCGCCGTTTTCGACGTAGGTCTGGACGTCGGCGCGGACGGCCTTGGCCTCGCGGCCGGTGCCGAAGTTGGTGTCCCACGCCTCGGGGTCGATGTCGATGGTGAAGCTGACGCGGACCTTCATGGTGACCCTCCTGGTTGTTGTGTGGCTCCAGTATAGACCTTCGTAGTACAGCAGGCAATACGTCTAGGCGAGGATCTGCCGGATAGCGTCGCGGATGTCGCTGGCGGTCCAGGGCCATGGGGTGTCGATGATCCAGGTCAGCCCGTTGGCTGCCTCGATCACAACGCCCGCCAGCTCGCCCGTGGCACTGTAGAGGTGCGGGGCGATCTCGCCGTTGAGCCGGGGCTCGTCCTCGACGGTGTACTCGCGGCCCCGGACGGTGATCGTGCGGGTCATCGGTTGTCCTCCCTCTGGCACTCCTCGCACCAGGTCAGCGGTTCGGCGGCCCAGGACACGGCCAGGGCTCGGGTCGCGTGGTGGCAGTCGGTTCCGTGGTCGCGGCAGACGGTGACCCAGTCACCGGCGTCGTCCTCGACGCCGAGGTCGGCGGCGTGCCAGACCTCCACGATCCGGCCGGACTGGCGAGCCCGGCGGGACTGGACCGGACCGGTCATCGGGCCACCTCTAGGGGCCACAGCTCGTCGGCCCAGCGCACGCAGTCGACGCAGGTGTCGGGCTCGATCGGGGCGTCCTCGACGGCAGCCAGGGAGTCCAGCTCGTCGTTGACCCCGGCCCACTGGCCGCAGAGGTAGCGGAGGGCGGGGATGTAGCGGCCCGGGGCCTGGCCCACGCCGGGCTCCCTCCAGTGGACGAGGCCGTCCTGGCGGCTGGTGTAGAGGAAGAGGTGGGGCGGCTTGCGGGTCATCGGGCCACCTCCACGATCTCGGCGCGCTCGCGGAAGTCGGCGACGGCGGCGAGGAACAGGCTGGACTCGGGGGCGTAGCCACCGAAGTAGTGGCCCCAGTACCAGGAGGTGACCGGGCCGAGCTTGGCGATGGCGGTGACGTACTCGACGTCGTCCGGCTGGCCGTCGGGGCGGACGTGGCGGGCGACGCCGAGGATGACGCGCTCGGCATCGAAGCCGCGCGGGTGGCTGGCGATGATCGTGAAGCCGTTGATGGTCTCCATGGGGTGATGCCTCCTCGGTTCTGCTGTCTGGCTTGATTGTAGCACACCCGTCTTGACATGGGTAGTACAGTAGGGGCTGACAGCAACCCCGAGAGAGAGGCCCCCATGACCGCCCACAACGCCCCCGAGCCCGACCCCGCCCCCCGCCGCTCCGGCGTCGCCAGCGTCGTCATCGGCCTGGCCTTCGCCGTCGCGCTGGTCATCGTCGCGTTCCTGGTCACCGGCAACAGCAAGCAGGCGGGCGACCTGGCCGACGTCTCGCTCGTGCTCGGTCTGTGGTTCGCCTGGGGCACCCGGAAGCACTGGCTGCACCGATCCTAACGCGCGTATAGACATACGCATCGCCACGGGTGTATACTGAGGCTAGACAGCAGAGGAGGCAGAGATGGCGAAGATCGCCGAGCTGGTCAAGGGCTACCGCGAGAAGATCGCCCGCGACCCCGAGTTCTACGACGGCGACATCGACGTCGTGCTCTGGCTCGTGAGCGACACCCCCGACCGGGACTGGACCCCCGGCCAGGTCGGCCGGGCCGTCGGCATCTCCACCCACGCCGCCGGGGCGCACCTCAGCCAGCTCGCCGAGGAGAAGCACATCGCCCGCGACCAGCGCGGCTCCTGGTCCCACTTCTGGTCCCGCCGAGGAGGCATCCGATGACCTACCAGACCGTCCTCGTCCCCGCCGAGTCGGTCCAGGTCGGCGACCTCACCTCACTGGGCGACCCGATCTCCCGCGTCGTCGTGGGCCGCAAGTGGGTCCACATCACCGCCGCGAACGTCCCGCGCCGCTACGAGAAGGGCACCGGCATCACCGTGACCCGCAAGGTCGCCGACGTCCGGCCGACCGACGACCCGCACCCGTTCGAGCCGTCCGATGAGCCCTACCGGCACGGCGGCGAGCGTCGCGCCTGCGTCGTGTGCGGCCACACCGAGCGCGCCACCATCCACACCGACAGGAGGCCCCGATGACCACCCCGACGCACCACGAGGCAGTTCTCCGCCGCCGCGAGACGCTCGCCCGCCGAGACGCCCACGTCGCCGAGCTGACCTCCCAACCGCTCACCGCTGACGCCGTCGCCCAGGTCGCCAAGCTCTCCACCTGCGCGACCCCGGTCATCGCCGCCCAGGTCTCGGAGGGGGTCTTCCGTCTCTGCCTCCGGTACGAGGGCACCGGCCACAACGCCTTCCGCCTGCTCAACATCGTCCGCGACGTCTTCATCCAGCACGGGCACGACGCCACCGTGGGCCGCGAGGTGACCTCCGGCCAGATCATCCTGACCGTGGTGGAGGCCTCCCGATGAAGTGCAGCAACTGCTACGCCCGCGCGGTCGTCGCGATCAAGACCGGCGGCCGGGACAGTGTGCGCGGCATCAACTCGACCGTGTACTACGAGCCCGAGAACGCCCCGAAGGGGTCCGACCCGCTGTGCCGGGACCACGGCATGGGCGTCATCGGCTCCCTCATCGACATCCTGAGCTAGAGAGGAACACCCATGAAGATCATCACCCTGCAGCCCGCCCCCCACGTCGACAACATGTGGGCCGGACCCGACGGCTCCCTGGTCGAGGGCACCCAGCTCCCCTACCCGTTCGTCGTCAACGAGAACGGCGACGTCCTCGGCCAGGAGTTCTGGCGCGGCGACCCCAAGGCCGTCGTCGGCTTCCAGGACGACGTCGCCGTGCAGAAGGTCAACCTGTGGTGGCGCGACGTCGTCGCCGACCCGCAGCTCGCCGTCGGCAAGTATCCGGTCATGGTGCAGGACACCGAGAACTCGAAGGGCACGCACATGTACACGTACGTGATCGCGATCGAGTCCGTCGAGGTCCGCGAGGTGCCCGAGGAGGAGTCATGACCACTCCCGCCCGCGCCCGCATCCGCCTGGCCGCCGAGCTGGCAGGCTGGGACCTGGACCGCAACGGGCTCACCGACGCCTACCGCAAGGACCGCCGCTACCTCAGCATCACCTACGACCTGCATGACCGGGTGCGCAGGGTGCTCCGACAGGACGACACCGGCCAGTGGCTGCGCCTCACTGGGCGCGGCAAGGCCGACCGCATCATGCGGCTGCTCGACACCCGCCGCTGGACCAGCACCGACTGAGAGGAGATCCCTGATGGACGCCTACACCTCGGTCAGCCTGTCGCCGGGCAACTGGAAGATCGTGCTCGACAATCTCCAGGATCACGTCGGAGTCCTCAACGCGCAGTTCGCCGCCGCAGATGGCGTGCGCCGCACCGAGGTGTTCGTGGCCCGCGAAGAGCTGCAGGGCGTGATCGAGCAGATCGAGGACCAGCTCCAATGACCTCGCCGGGCCAGCCTGTGCCCACCGCCCACCCCGACCATCAGCCGGTCGTTCCGCCGTGGGCCGGACGGCCGTGGTGCACCTGCGGCTACGTCGGTGGCGACGGGACCGACCGCCCCCTGCTAGCCGACCACCTGCGGGAGTTCGACCCCGACTACGGCCGCTCCTCTGGCTCCGGCCAGGGGTCGAGCTGGGCAGCCTCGCGCAGCAGCCGCTGAGCCTGCATCTGCTCGACCAGGCGCCGGGCCATGGCCAGGGCCTCTTCCCTGGTCGGCCGCCGACCGCGCGGCCAGCCCACGAACACCTTCTCGTCCACGGAGAACAAGCCTACCGATCCCGTCTAGTGTATAGACGCGCGACCTGACGAGAGTGTATACTTGAGCTACAGACGGAGACCGATCCCAGGAGGCACCCCGATGACCGCCACCCACGTGTACCTCGTCCAGCACACCGACGGCGAGATCCACGTCTGGCTTCCCATGGAGGCGCGGCCCGTCTGCGGCAGCAAGCGAGGGGGCCCCGGCGATGTCATCGCCACCCTGGACGCCCGCGACGTCCCGCTCCGCGAGACCTGCCGCGACTGCATCAAGGCCCTGGACGACCAGGGCTGACCCACTGACCCGGAGACCGGCCGGGGTGACCACTCCCCCGGCCGGGCCCCGCACCAACCTCACAGGAGAAGAAACCGACATGCGGTTCATGAACGACTTCGAGATCGATGGCACGGTCCGGCGCTTCGTCGACCATCCCGTGCTCGGCCCCGCCACCCGGACGATCGCCAACCTGCGCGACTGGGCGAACGCCAACTCCGACGGCTGGGCGTACTGGCCCAAGCCTGCCCGCGCCGCCGCGAAGCTCATGGAGCTGATCGAGGGCGACGGTACGTGGGAAGCCATTCGGACCGCCGACGAGAGGGTCACGCCCGCCGCCTACCGGAAGGCCCTGGCCCCGATCAAGGCCTTCCGGACCCGCCAGGGGGCCGACTTCGAGATCGTGGAGGCGGTTTCCGTCTAACCTCTCGTATTGACGCACGACCCTACGAACGGCTATACTGGAGCCACAGAACACGACGACCCCGAGGGGGCCCCACCCCGTGACCAGCACCAAGATCCGCCACCGGATCGACATCAAGAACCGCCGCCTCGGCCGCTGCCACAGCCGGTTCGTCCGCCAGGAACTGCACGCCGAACTCGCCGCCCTGCGCGAGCAGCTCGCCGCCGCGCTCGCCGCCGAACAGGAAGAGGAAGTCGCATGACCCTCGTCGCCGCCCACCCCACCGTCGTCGGCGCAGCCAGCCTGCACCTGCACCTGGCCGCCCGCCGCACCAGCGCGCTGGCCACCCTGCGCACCCTCGCCCGGCAGGACGTCGACCGGCTGCTCGCCAAGCCCGCCGCCGAGCGCGAGACCCCCGAGTGGTCCGAGCAGTTCCGTCACGCCCACAACACCCTGTGGCGGCGCGAGGAGCACCTCATCGACGCCATCGCCGCCGAGCGCATCGCCCGCTACCAGCTCACCGAGTCCCAGGAAGGACAACGATCCGCATGACCGCCCCCGCCCCCACCCAGTCCCGCACGTTCCCCCTGGTCCGCAGCGTGGTCGAGATCGACCTGAGCCTGCTGGTCGCCGGTGCCCAGCTCACCCTGGCCCGCCGCGCCTACGCGCACAGCCCGAACGGCGACCGGCAGTCCGACGTCGACCGCGCCGAGGCCGAGGTCAACGAGCTGCTCGACGCCCGCCTGGCGCTGGGCAACCCCGCCGCCTGAGATCCACCTGGCCCTGCGTATAGACGTGCGTAGGGCCAGAGGTGTATACTGGAGCCACAGACGAAGAGACCCCTCAGGGAGGCACCCCCCATGACCGCCAGCGACAGCGGCATCGTCATCCAGGCCCGCGACTTCTCCAACAGCACCGCCGACGTCAACCGCGACCGCTGGGACGGCGGCAAGCTCAGCGCCGTCCTCGCCGCCCGCAAGCCCGGCACCCGCTTCCACGTCGTCACCGACCAGCAGACCGGCCACACGTCCATCGACGTCGAGCTGATCGACGTCCTCGGCCCCGGCTACACCGGCTCCTGGGACCGGCTGCTCGTCCGCTACCACCACGCCGACGGCACCCACCACGACACCGCCTACAGCGTGCTCCACCTGGGCGTCATCGTCTCCCCCGACAGCAGCGTCAAGTGGAACGCCCTGCACTTCTGGCGCGAGGAGTGCAGCAGGGCCCTCGCCGTCGTCCGGCCGATCGCCGAAGCCGAGCACGGCCAGAACTACGGCCGCTACGTCATGCGGCTCACCCGGCGCGGCGTGCACGTCCGCTACGAGCCCCTGCGCCCCGACGCCGGTCCGGTCGGCTACGGCGACGTCATCGACGGCCAGCTCAAGAGCTGGGCCACCTACGGCGGCTACACCGGCCCGCTCGGCTCCTACCGCGACCTGGCCCGGTCCTGAGACCATGACCACGCCGAGCCCCTGGGTCGACAACTACCGCGACCAGACCACCCCCCTGCCGGAGCCCCCGCGCCGCCTCCCCCAGCGGCAGCGGCCGGTGCTCCGGCGCGACGGAAGGACCGAGGACCGATGAGCCTGACCGTCCGCGTGCGGGACCGCTCGGCCGAGGCCCCCTGGGGCTACGGCCTGACATCCCCGATCGTCCGCACCCTCACCATTGCGGACACCTGCCCCCGCTGCGGCGGCCCGCGCGGCGAGCCCAGCAACCTCAACGAGTGCGACGACGGCGCGTACTACAGCGTGGACGTCTGGACCAACCCGTGCGGCCACGTCGACCTGTACGCCGACGTCGTCCGCGAAGCCCGAGAGGACAACCGATGAGCACCATCGTCACTCCCACCGGCCGCGACATCGTGGACCTGATCATCGCCTTCGAGCAGGGCGACCTGGAGCCCGAGGGCATCCTGGAGCTGTTCGCCGAACTGATCGCCACAGGCACCTGCTGGAGCCTGCAGGGCTCCTACGGCCGCTACGCCAGGCGGCTGATCGAGAACGGCCTGATCACCCCCGACGGCGAGATCACCGACGAGGGTCGCCTCTTCTTCTGACCCGGCGTATTGACGTCCGCCAGGACGCAGGCATACGTTGCAGACAGCAGGCTCAACCCACTAACCACAACTCCCAGGAGGCACCATGAGCAAGATCCAACTCACCCGCGACCAGTTCGACAGCATCAGGGACCAGGTCGAGGACTTCGACTACAACGCCCGCGTCCGCGCCCACTACTCCGGGCGCGGCATGTACGGCCGCACCTGTGTCGGGGTCGTCCACGACGACGCCAACACCCCCGCCGCCTTCCTCTACATCCTGGCCGAGGAGCTGGGCGAGGACTTCCTCGACCTCCTCTCCCGCGTCGGCAGCGCCCAGGACTCGATGGGCCTGTCCACCATCACCTACTTCTCCGGCATCAGCGTCGAGGGCGACGTGGAGGACGAGGAGGAGGACGACTGATGGACCCCAACGAGGCCCTGCGCCGGATCCGCCAGTCGGCTGATCACATCCGCAAGCTGGCGGACCAAGAGGGCGACGACACGGAGGTGGCGCTGGCGTTCAACGGTATTGCGCTGGCCAGCTACGTGACCGCCCTCGACGGCTGGCTCTCCGGCGGCGGCTTCCTGCCCGACGCCTGGCTTCCCGAGCAGCGGCGGCGAGAGATCCGCGACGAGGCGCACGCCGACCTGCTGGACGAAGGGATCATCGAGTGAGCGCCCAGACCTACCGTCACCCGCGCGCCATCGAGCGCATGCGGCTGGGCCTCTGCCCCGAGTGCGGCGGCAGCCCCGAGTCGCACACCGACGACGTCCGGTTCTGGATCCCGCGCAGCCACGGCTGCTCACTGCTGCCACACGGCGTGACCGAGCGCATCCAGTGGCAGCGCCAGCTCGACCAGGGGGTGTGCACCTGCACCCCGCTGGTCTCCTGCGACCGCTGCGAGCAGGAGGCGTCACAGTGAAGCTCTGGCCCGCCACCTGGTGGCCACGCGAGGCCTGGTGGCGCGACCCGGACGACCAGGTGCGCGTGGTCGGCTGGGGGCCGTTCCCGCTGCCCGGCGAGCGCAAGGCGTCCCGGCGGCGCGGCGAGGCGACCCGAGTGATCCGCGCTGGTGGGTGGGTCAGGGCGACCGACGCCCAGACCTGCCGGGCAACCACCCTCCCCTGCTGCTTCTCCTGCCCGGCGTCGATCTGCACGCTCGTGGACGTCCATGGCGCGAAAGAGGCACCGCCGGAAGATCAACTCCCCACCCCCGAGCGCGAGTGCCGCTGCTGGCCGGGCGGGGGCGTGCCGTTCGACTCGTACTGCGAGGGCAACGGATGCCGCCCATGACCGTCAACACCCAGCACCTGCCGAAAGGTGAGCTGGTCTACACCACGGACGTGACCGGCGAGGACTTCGGCCTCCCCCTGGTCGAGCCCAACCTGAACCAGCGCGGACGGCACATCCGCAGGGTGCGCAACCGGGTCAAGTGCCGGGGCGGCCACGTCGTGTGGTTCACCGACGGCACCAAGACCCCGCCCCTTCACGGCCGCTCGGTCTGGCTGATCGCCGAACCGTTCCTGGGCGATCCGAGGGAGACCGCATGATCTTGGCGGCGTGGCGTGAAAGCCAGTGGTCGACTGCTTGTCCTGTCGCGCGTCGACCGCAGCCAAGGGTGGGGAGGGACGGGCCTCCGCCCGATGATCCCCCTGCGCCACGCCGCCGCCTGACTACACAGCGCAGCGAAGTGCCGCTCGCTGTCCAGGCTGTCTAACAATCTTGCTCGCGTGTATGGACTGGCGCACACACGCGGTGCAAAGTGATTCACCAGATCGCCAGCCCGTCTCAAACGGGGCGGGACACCCACCCACAGGAGATCACCCGCATGACCGCAACCCTGACCGATCTGCAGACGGTGAGCACCAACGGGCTCACCGCCGTCTTCGAGATGGTCACCCCCGAGGTCGCCGAGAAGTGGCTGCGGCACAACAACCGCAACCGGCCACTGTCCAACGTCGAGGTCCAGCAGCACGTCCGCGACATGAAGGCCGGGAACTGGCTGCAGACCGGCCAGACCGTCGGCTTCGACTGGAACGGCAACCTGTCCAACGGCCAGCACCGGCTGCAGGCCATCGTCCTGTCCGGCGTGCCGCAGCAGCTCCTCGTGGTGCGCGGCCTGGACCCGAAGGCCCAGGACGTCACCGACATCGGCAAGAAGCGGTCCATCGCCGACGCCCTGCACCTGGAGGGCCTGGCGAAGGTGCGTCCCGGCCAGCTCGGGGCCATCGCCCGCGCCGTGCTGCTGGTGGAGAACGCGCCGACCAACGACCCGCGCTACCGGCCGACGCAGGCCGAGGTGCTGGACAAGGTCCGCGCCGAGCAGGGGGCGTTCGAGGACGCCGCCTACGTCATGGGCCGCAGCTACACGTCCGGGCTGCGCGGCGGCATGATCTACGGCGTCGCCTACTACTACCTGGACAAGAAGAACTCGGACGCGGCCTTCGACTTCTTCGAGAAGCTGGTCACCGGCGCGGACCTGTCGGCCGGGAACCCGATCTTCACGCTGCGCCGTCGGCTGATGATCGACCCGCCGCGCAGCTCGGGCGCGGCGCAGCTCCGGCAGAACCTGGGCCTGTTCTACAAGGCGTGGAACCTGTGGCGGGGCGGCAAGACCGCGCAGTACATCCGGATCGGCCGGTCGGAGAAGATCCCGACCCCGGTCGACTGATGGCCGAGCCGGAGACCACGCCGGTCTACGACGAGGTGGTGGCCGACACGCTGATCGACCCGGAGAAGCTCGCCGCCGAGTGGGCCGAGCTGCTCAAGCCGGACGCCGCGTAGGGCCGTTGGCCGGGGGGATCCCGCCCACATCCCCCCGGCCAACGTATGGACGCGCGCCACTACGTGGGTGTATACTTGAGCTGTAGGAACAACGCGTTCAGACACGAGAGGAACTCCATGACCGAGTACCGCCACTCCCCGCTCGCCGACGAAGCCCCCGGCACCGTCGAGACGATCGAGCGGTGGAACGGCCACACCATGGGCGGACGCGTCCCGCCGTTCATCGCCGTGGCCCAGCAGACCGGCGGCGTCTACTGGGAGAACCCGCCTTCCCTCGATGAGGCGCTGCGCCAGACCGGCCTCGACGCCGAAGTCACCCTCGAAGACCTCGTCGTCCCCCAGATGGGCATGAACGAGCACGGCGAGATCGAGACCGTCTATCTGCCCGTCAACGACTACAAGGTCACCGTCGGCCACCGGGGCGGCGTCGCCACCCCCTACGCGCCTGTCGGCTCCCGCTATCGGGTGATCCAGACCCGCACCGTCGCCGAGATCGGCCAGGGCGTCATCGACTCCGCCGACGACGCGCAGCTCCGCGCGGTCGGCGCATACGGCACCCCGATCGGCTCCCGCATCTTCTTCGCCTTCGACCTCGGCGCGTTCGCCGTCGGCGGCGTCGACCGCCACGACCTGGCCCTCATCCTCGGCTCCAGCCACGACGGCTCGACCGGCCTGTTCGCCTCCGTCGCCCCCATGCGGTTCGCCTGCACCAACATGGCCAACGGCATCTTCGGCCGGGGCATGACCGGCCGCTGGTCCATCCGGCACACCGAGTCCGCCGACGGCCGCATCCAGGAGATCCGCGACGCGCTGCGGCTCACCTGGAAGTACGTCGAGCGCTACCAGGCCGAGGGCGAGGCGCTGCTCGCCGAGGCCATGACCGAGCGCGAGTTCCTCGCCTTCCAGCACGAGTTGTTCGCCGTGCCGGACCTGGAGGACGCCTCCCAGCGGCAGCGCACCATCGTCGCCAACCGCGACGAGGAGCTGCTCGGCATCTGGAACGGCCCGACCAACGAGTTCGGCCGCCGCACCCGCTGGGCCGCCGCCCAGTCGGTCTACGAGTACCTGGACTGGGCGCGCCGCGTGCGCGGCGCCGAGGACCAGGCGTTCGCCCGCGCCGAGCGGACCCTCGCCGGTGAGGACGAGAACGTCAAGGCCAAGACCTGGAATCTGCTGGTCACGGCCTGACCCGGACCGCCGCCGGGGGCGCCACCGTCCGTCGCCGCGCCCCCGGCGGCCCGCTTCCCCCATCGCAACAGAGAGGAGGTTCCCACATGGGAACCCGTAGCGTGATCGCCATCCCCGACGCCGAGCACGGCTGGAAGGGCCGGTACGTGCACTGGGACGGCTACCCGTCCGGCGTCGGGGAGGTCCTGCGCCGGATCGTCAACCGCGACGGCTACGCGACCGCCGTGCACACGCTGACCCAGGTGCACTACGGCTGGTCGAGCCTGCACCCCGAGCAGTCCGGCGAGCAGAGCAGCCTCGGCTTCGGCTACACCGACGGCCGGTTCGCCGCCGTCGCGGGCTACGGCACCGCCTACACCACGGCCCAGGGCCAGTCGTCGGCCGACGACTGGATCCTCGCCGACGGCGACGACTGCGGCACCGAGTGGGCCTACCTGCTCGGCGAGGGCGGCATCGCCGTCTACGAGCGCCGGTTCGGCACGCCGGAGTCCGACGAGGGCCACGGCACCGGGATGTTCGGCTGCGGGGCCAGCGACACCGTCGCCGGTGGCCACTGGCGCAAGGTCGGCTTCGTCGCCTACACCGACGCCGAGGGCATGGGCCGCACCGAGTCCGTCGAGGCGGTGGTGGACGACTGATGACCCGAGGAACCTGCGGCTACGGCCGCTACGACGACGACCCCGACCACATCGGCTGCCCGCGCGCCGTCTCGGACATGACGCCGTGCATCGCCCGCGACGGCCGCTCCGCCCTGACCGACGACCTGTGCTGCGCGGGCTGCCGCTGCAGCCCGCACGAGCTGCTCGCCGAGCTGGACCGGGCCGCCGGGGGGATCACGATCATCTCCAACGGTCGGCAGATGACCGGCCGGGCGCGCACCTACTACGCCACCGACGCCCTGACCCGCCGGGTCCGGCAGCTCACCGAACCCCAGAGGCGGCCGTGACCGACTACGACCCCGCCGACCGGCGCATCGTCTCCGTGAAGCGCTCCCCCCTGCACTGGGAGGGCCAGCGCCCGCTGTGGCGGTTCGTCGGCGAGCGCCCCCACGACGGGCGGCTCGTGCACCGCCGGGCCGACGCCAAGCACTTCCCGAGCGAGGCCGCCGCCCGCCGCTACACCGAGTTCCTCTTCGTGGACAACCCCGCCGTCCTGGCCTGGCGGATCCAGACCCTCGACGGCGTCACCGTCGACCAGACCACCCGAGCAGAATGGGAGGACGAACTGACATGACCCACTACCTGGTCACGTTCGAGAACAACCGGATCGGCCGCAACCACAACGTGCCCTCCCGGGTCTTCCAGGCCGGGGACTGGGGCGGCCTCGCCCACGCCGTCCACGGCTACGCCCGGCGGCACCTGTACAGCCACCCCGACGTGATCATCGACCAGGGCGAGGGCGAGGACCGGCCGCGCGGACTGATCTTCGCCGGGTTCCACACCGTCGGCCGGTTCACCATCGAGGAGGTGCCCGGGGGCTATACCGCCCCGGAGCTACGCAGTACCGCGCCGGAGCAAAACCGCGCCGGAGCCAGTACCGCGCCGGGGCAATCGTGAGCCGCTACGACCTGCCGGATCCGACGTGCCGACACAAGCCGACGCGCCGCGTCAGCTCGCACGAGGATCTGCGGGCCGGTTACGAATCGGGCGAGCCGTTCGCCTCGACGCATGTCTGCGACCGCGACGACTGCCTGAACGACGCCATGTTGTGGCTGTGGGCGTCGACCCGCCGCCCCGACGTCCACATCGTCCCCCTCTCCGGGAAGGAGACCCGATGAGCGACTGTCTGTGTGGCCGGGAGTACCCGAAGCGCGTCGGCGACCCGGTCGAGGTCGGCGACGTGCTCGGCTTCTCGATCGAGGCGGGCATGCGCTACGGCCGCGTCGTCGGCCGGATCAAGCCCCACGTCAAGCTGGAGTCGATGAACGCGGCGCGGGTGATCGTCCGCGAGTTCCGGCCCGGCGACGGCCGCTGGCCGACCGGCGACTACAACCGGTCCTGGCTCATGACCCCGTGGGATCACGACCACCCGCAGACCGCGCTGACCGAGTACCAGGAGCCGGTCGACTGGAAGGACGGCCCGTTCCGATGACCTTCGTCTGGACCCTCATGATCTTGGTGATCGTTCTCTTTGGGCCGGTACTTGTGGTCGCCATCCTGGAGAGGGTGACCCGCCGGTGACCAACCCGAACGACCCGCAGCACCCCTCCCCGTTCGACGGCGACGACCCGTTCCCGTTCCGGCACGTCGCGCTGTTCTGCGACTACGAATGCGACACCCCGGACTTCTCCGCCGACGTCCGCGCCGACACCCGCGAGCAGGCGTTCGCCGCGCTGCGCACGCTGGCCGCCGAGGCCGGATGGCGCATCACCGGGCCGCTCGACGTGTGCCCGGCCTGTGCTGCTGCCGCCGACACCGGGGAGGTCGGGGGCGGGTGAGCGGGCGGCACCGGACGACGCGCGGCGGGCCCTCCCAGGGGGAGTGGACCTGGATCCTCGCCATCGGGGCGGGACTACTGGCCTTGGCCGGGATGGGGGTGGGCCTGCTGACGACGACACAATCGGCGCCCCTGCATAGCCGGGGGGGCCTGCTTCCCCCAGCACCCCCCCGGTAACGACACACCCACGGGGACGTGACGATTGACGTCTGTATGGACGCTCCGCGTACACTTGGCCCCGAGGGGTCGGTCATCGACCCCGCAGGACCGCGACCCGTGCGAGGACACCATGCCGATCGACACCACCGATTCGGTCGAGGCCACCACCGCCGAGACCACCACCACCCCCCCGCGTTCCGTGCGCGTGCCCAACGAGCTGTGGTGGGCCGCGAAGTACCTCTCGGAGATCCAGCGCGAGACGCTCAGCGACGTGCTGAACGTGGCCCTGGCCGAGTACGTGCTCAACGGGATGCTGGACGACGAGAACGACCTGACCGACGTCGACCGGGACCGGCTGCGCGACCTGATCCCGGAGAAGGAGGTCCGGCGGATCATCCGCCGACGGACCCCGTAATTGCCTTGACGGTGTCTGGACGGGTGTAGTTACGTCTGAGACACGCGGTGAAAGGGAGCGGGCCGGAGTTCTCCGGTTCTCTTTGGGAGCACAGTGTTGCGGGTTCGAGTCCCGTCCGGGTTCCTGGAACCCGGTAGCTCAATCGGCAGAGCATGTGAAACGGACGGTGGACACCACCACGCCCGCTCCCTTTCCCCCGCTACACCCACACAACTTCACAGACTGCGAAGCGGGCCGGAGCGGTTCCGGTTACCACTGCTAATGGAGGGGTCGCGGGTTCGAGTCCCGTCGCCATGACCGACGTAGGTGCGGTTGTGGTGTAGCTCAGTTGGTAGAGCACTTAACCCCGGTCTGCACACCACGCCCGCTTCGCTCACTTCCTGGCCCGGGGCGGGCCGGAGGCAGCCGGTTCTCTTCCGAATAAAGAACCCACCGGCAGCCACTCACACGCCCGCCCCGGCCAGGACCAAAGCCACGGCTCGGCAGGACCACGGGCCGGAGGCGACCGGTTCTCTTCTCTGTCAAAGAAACCCACCGGCCGCCACCCCCACGCCCGTGGTCCTGCCGAGCCGTAACCGTGACCCCCCCGACGGAGGAACCCCCGATGTCCAGCGACCCGCTGACGCTGATCCAGGCCCGCGCGATCGTGCAGAGCGAGCAGGCCGACCCGCGCCAGCAGCGCAACGCGGCCGGGGGCTACGTCTTCGCCGTGGACGAGCTGGCCCGGCTGCGCCGGTTCCTGGTCATGGGCACCGTCGGCGGCACCTACTACACCGGCGAGCGCGAGCTGACCAAGGAGAACGCCACCGCGCTGCTGGACCTGATCCGCACCCGGGGCCCCGAGGTCGTCGCCGAGATCGTGATGATCTCCACGGCCGGGCGCGCGCCGAAGCAGAACCCGGCGATCTTCGCGCTGGCCGCCTGCGCCGGGCTCGGCGACGACGAGACCCGCTCGATCGCCCTCGACGTGCTGCCGCAGGTCGCCCGCACCGGCACCCACCTGTTCCTGTTCGCGCAGTACGTCGAGCAGTTCCGGGGGTGGGGCCGGGGCCTCCGCCGTGCCATCGGCGGGTGGTACCTGTCTAAGCCGGTCGACCGTCTGGCTTACCAGCTCATCAAGTACCGGCAGCGGAACGGCTGGACCCACCGCGACCTGCTGCGCCTGTCCCACCCGACGTTCGACATCGACGTCCACGAGGACGGCGACACCTTCGTCGTAGACGAGGAGGGCATCGCCCGGCGGCTGGCGTTCGAGTTCGCCTGCGGGCGGCTCCCGGCCGCGACCGCCGAGCTGCCGACCGCGTTCGACAGCCTGCGGCTCATCGAGGGCTTCCAGCGCGCCCAGGCCTCGCCCAGCGCGAACGAGACCGCCCGGCTCATCCAGCAGTACCCCGGCCTGCCATGGGAGGCGCTCATCCCCGAGCACCTCAACTCCCCCGCCGTGTGGGTGGCGCTGCTGGAGCACCGCATGCCGCAGACCGCGCTCATGCGGAACCTGCCGAAGCTCACCCAGGTCGGGCTGCTGTCCAGCGCCGCCGTGCGGGCCAACGTCTGCGAGCAGCTCGCCACCGGCATGGCCCAGGCCAAGGTGCACCCGGTCAACGTGCTCGTCGCGCTGCGCACCTACGCCTCCGGGCGGTCGCTGCGCGGCTCGGCGACCTGGCAGCCGGTCCGGCAGGTCACCGACGCCCTCGACGCCGGGTTCTACCAGGCGTTCGGCGGGGTCGAGCCGTCCGGCAAGCGGACCCTGATCGCCCTGGACGTGTCCGGGTCGATGGGCTACCAGAACATCGCCGGGCTGCCGATCACCCCCCGGGAGGCGTCGGCGGCGATGGCGATGGTCACCATGGCGACCGAGCCCGACGTCGAGGTCGTCGGCTTCACCAGCGACGGCAGCCGCAGCGGCTGGGGCTGGCGGAACGAGTACAACGGGATCACCCCGCTGGACCTGTCGCCGCGCCGCCGCCTGGACGACGTCATCTCCTACGTGTCCCGGCTGCCGTTCGGGGGCACCGACTGCGCCCTGCCGTGGACGTGGGCCCTGGAGACCGGCCGCGAGTTCGACGTCGTGTCGACCTGGACCGACAACGAGACCTGGGCTGGACCCGTGCACGTCCACCAGGCAATCCGGCGCTACCGCGAGCAGACCGGCATCCCGGCGCGCTCGATCGTGGCCGGGATGACCGCGACGAGCTGGACGGTCAACGACCCGGCCGACCCGCTGTCGCTCGACGTCGCCGGGTTCGACTCGGCCGTGCCCAACCTGATCGCCGACTTCTCCGCCGGGAGGATCTGATGGACTGGCCGGAGTCGTTCTGGGCCCGGACGGAGAGGACTCCGTCCGGGTGCCTGGAGTGGACCGGTCGTCGGAACGAGAAGGGCTATGGCCTGGTCGACGCGCCTGGCTGCAGGGCACCCCAGCGCGCTAGTCGCGTGGCCTACAAGCTGACGCGCGGACCCATCCCGGCCGGGATGTCGATCCTGCACACCTGCGACAACCCGCCGTGCTGCGCGACCGAGCACACCTACGCGGGCACGAAAGCGCAGAACACCGCCGATATGGTCGCCCGAGGCCGGGATCGCGGACTCTTCCACGGCGGGGTCAAACACTGGAACGCGCGCCTGACCGATGAGCAGGTCGCATCCATCCGCCAGGCCCAGGCCAGCGGCGAAAGCCAGCATTCGATCGCAAAGCGCTTCGGCGTCCACCAATCGACCGTCTCGCGAATCGTGCGAGGCGTGCGACGAGCAGGGAGAGGGTGATTGTCACGCCTTGGTACGGCTGGGTCCTTGTCGGCTTCCTCGCGCTGGTCGCGATCAACTCGGCCCTCGTGTGGTGGCTGATCATCCGCAGCGCCCGCGTCGACCGCAAGCCTCGGCCCGTTCTGAGGCAGCCCACCCCGATGTGGACGACCACGCGGCGCTGGCGGTGAACAGGACCGCGCCGCAGCTCCCCGCCGCCTACCCCGGCCACCCGCACGCCTCCGACGAGGCGCGGCAGATCGCCCAGGACGGGCTGATCCTGCTGGCCGAGGTCGGCTCCGGGGTGCACGGCATCGCCCTGCCCGGCACCGACGACACCGACCAGATGGGCGTCTGCCTCGAACCGCCGCAGTTCATCACCGGGCTGCGCCGGTTCGAGCAGTACGAGCGGCACACCGCCTGGGACCGGCCGGGCGGCACCGGCAACCGCTCCGGCCCCGGCGACCTGGACGTCACCGTGTACGGGGCCAGGAAGTTCTGCCGCCTGGCCGCCGACGGCAACCCGTCGATCCTCACCCTGCTGTTCACCCCACCCGAGGCGCGGGTGTACGCCGACGGGCTCGCCTGGCGTCTACTCGACCACGCGCCGTCGTTCGTGTCGCTGCAGGCCGCCGACCGCTACCTGGGCTACCTCAACGGGCAGCGCCGGGGCATGGTCGGGGTCGGCCGGACCAACCGGCCCGAGCTGGTCGAGAAGTACGGGTACGACACGAAGTTCGCCTCACATGCGGTGCGGCTGGCCGTGCAGGGCATCGAGCTGCTGCGCTGGCAGCGGGTGATCCTGCCGATGGAGCGCGACTGGCGCGAGAAGATCCTGCAGATCAAGCGCGGCGAGGTGTGGGAGGTCGAGGTGCTGGCCCTGGTCGCCGAGCTGGAGCGTGAGCTGCAGAGCCTGCGCCAGCAGAATCCCTGGCGGATCAAGGAGGAGCCCGACCGCGAGGCGATCGACCGGCTGCTGCACCGGATGTACCTGGCCCACTGGGACCGTCGGTGAGCGACCTGGCGTCGCGGCTGCGGGAGCGGCACTGGGCGAAGGTGGTCAGCTCCTGGTGCTACGACACCCAGGACGTCCGCGACTTCGAGGTCTGCAACCAGGATGGCCAGGAGTGGCCCTGCTTCACCGAGCGGATGATCCGCGAGACCCGGTCAGGCCAGTAGCGCCGCGACCCCGTTGATCAGCGCGCCCTCGACGCCGGAGTTCCCGGCGAGGAAGTGCGCGATCGGCCCGTAGATGCACATCGCTCCCCCGCCGATGCCCGGGAAGTCGGTGTTCCAGCCGCCCGCGTAGGAGCCGCCGGTGCGGTTCGGGGGCAGCAGCTCGTTCGACGGCAGGTAGGTCAGCAGCCCGTTGCCGTAGCCGCCGAACCACAGCTTGTCCGCGCCGTACACGGAGCGGAAATACACGGCGTACCCGGAGACGGGCTCGCCGCCGACGAACGCCAGCGACAGCGGCGTCGCCCCGCCGAACTTGAACACCTGCATGGGCAGGGTCAGCGCGGTGGGGAACGTGTCGCCCGCGTCGATGGCGTCGACCGAGGCCTGCGCGTGCCGCCGGTCCCAGGCGGCGGCCGTGCCGTTGGCGGCGCGGGTGGCGAAGCAGTCACGGACGGCCGCGAGGTTGCCCGGGGTGGGGTCGATGTCCAGCGGCAGGCTGGTGTTCTGCAGCCGGGCGGCGGTGATCGAGGTGAGCGCCCGGCCGGGGGCGACGGCGGCGGAGACGACGACGTCGGCGAGCTTCGCGCCCAGGCTGGTGCGCAGGGCCCATCCGGCCGGGCCGGTGGGGTTCTGGTCTCCGGCGGCGCCGGGCAGGAACGCGGCGACCGCGCCGGGGAAGACGGCCTCGATGGCGGCGGCTGCGGCGGCCGGGTAGTCGCCGTCCCACTGGGTCTGCCATCCGGCGGCGACGGGGTGCGAGCCGTAGCCGAACAGGACGGCGAGGGGCTGCCCGTCGGTCTTGCGGGCGACGAGGACGGGCACCTGGGTCTCGGTGTAGGCCAGGCCTTCGCGGTTGGTCGACGCGGTCAGCGTGGTGGTCTTGTAGTCGACGGTGACGCTGGTCGGGGCGACGCTCAGGGCGTTGACGACGAGCTGGACAACAGTGTTGATCAGGTCCAGCTCGTAGTTCTCGATGGCGGTGGGGTCGCCGAGGGCGTAGGCGCGCCACGGGTCGGGGCTGCCGGGCAGCGCGGGCCCATTGTGGGTGTGGGTGCCCAGCAGCATCAGGTGGGCGGCGGGCAGGCCGGTGGCGGCGGTGACCTGGGAGCGGATGGCCTCGGCGGTGCCGTGCGGCCAGCCGAGCAGGTCGGCGGAGACGATGACGTAGGGGGTGCCGGAGTCGCGCAGCACGACGGCGCGGGCGTACAGCTCGGAGAAGGTGCCGCTGGCCATGCGGGGTCCGGCGACGGTGCCGTAGCCGCCCATGGGCAGTCCGGCGGGCGGGGTGATCGGGGTCTGGAGCGCGCTCGCCTGCCATGCCATGTGTCTGGACACCTTCTTCACCCCGATGACTGAATCTGTTGTCCAGTCTATCGGGTGCCCGCGACACTTTTGTCACTACAGATGTGCTACAGTGTAGGAAGTTCGTCCACCCCGTACACACAGGCTTTGACCAGAAAGGCAACTTGGTGAACACTGCGCGCGTGACCGACACCCAGGGACAGGGCCAGGAGTACGTGCCATTGTCGATGCCGCAGCCGCAGCCATGGAAGCCGCGCGTGAACCGGCAGTGGCTGCCGCTGCTGATCGCCGCCGGGACACTGCTGGTGATCGTGCTCATCTGGGTCATCGCCAGCGCCGGGCGCTCCGAGGGCGAGACCCGCTTCCTTGCCGCCGTGCAGAGCGACGGCGTGCACCTCTCCGATGACGCGCTGCTGCAGGCGGGCCACGACTCCTGCGACGGCAAGTCGATCGACTACATCAGCGATCCGGCCGATCGACTGGTCATCACCGTCGAGGCGCTCGGCACGATCTGCTGAGTACCCGGATCCTTATCGAAAAGGTAAGGATCCGGCCCCGAAACGCAACGACCCCCCCGCCGTCCCGAAGGACAGCAGGGGGGCTTTCGTCTGTGACGGAACGTCAGGGGGTGCGCAGCAGCCAGGTGTCCATGGCCTGGACCAGCTCCTGGCCGGATCCGAGCAGCTTGGTGAAGTCGGCGCGGAACGCCTCCCACTGCGCGGCCGGGAACGCGTTGACCTCCGGGCCGGGCGGCGGGATCGGGGTCGGCGCGGGCGCGGACAGCGGCACCAGCGCGGTCGCGTCGCCCTGGTCGGCGAGCAGCACGGCCATGTCCTCGTCGGGCAGGAAGAAGTGCCCGCCCTTGCCCCAGGAGTCCGACCAGGAGTTGACGCACTCCCACAGCCCGGCGCTCGTGTAGTTCAGCACCTCGTACTCGTGGCCGCCGCGTACGACGCCGGTGGCCCGCACCACACCCTCGGCGTTGGGCTGATCCATGTCCGAGAGCCAGTTGGTGCCGACCATGAACGGCCCGGCCTGGATCAGCCGGTGCATCCCGCCGAGGCTGGTGGCGTGCTTCCAGCCTGAGCTGTAGCCCAGGTTGCGGGTGGCCTTGGCGGCGGAGTTGCCGTCGGAGCCGGTGTCCTGCTGCGGCATCTGGCCGGGGAAGCCGTCCAGGGTGGTGGCCAGCGTGTAGACCCGGACCGCGAGATCCTCCCCGAGTGCGGTGCGCTGGGCCTGGTCGAGGGCCTCGAAGCAGACCGTGGAGCCGAGCACGCCGACGGCCGCGTTGCCGGTGCAGCTTCCGAGGTCGCCCTGGTTCAGGATCGGCGTGATCCGCTCCCAGCTCGTGACAGCGGGCGCGGCCTCCTCGACCAGGAACCGCAGCGACGCCGGGTCGTGCCCGATGTGGCGGCCCAGCCGCTTGTTGAGGACGACGACTTCGGGCAGGCGCAGTCTCAGCGCGTTGGGCATGGCGGGCTCCTTCTCAGCCGACGAGGTCGATGCGGCAGACGAACTGGGCGTCCACCTCGGGGTTGTCGATCACCCTCGCCCAGACGTCTCCCCCGCCGGAGCCGTTGGCGAGCTGCAGCCCGCCCGCGCCGGGGTCGGCGGCGTCCGGTCCGGCGACGAGGATCGTGGCCTCGCCCGTCCCGGCGTCGTAGCTGGCGGCGACCCAGACGGTGGCCGCGTCGGGGCCCTTGGCGCGGTAGGCCAGCAGCGCGCAGTCGACCCCGGCGATGGTGACGGGGCTCCCGGCGGCGTCGGTGGGGGCGACCGGGAAGGTCAGCTCCAGCGCGCTGATCCGGGTCCAGGACAGGCTGCTCATGCGGAGGGCTCCCCAGGGTTGAGGGCCCGGCTGCTGGCCGGGCCAACGGTGACGGTGCGGGCGGTGCCGGATCCGGCCCCGACGGTGCGGGTGCGGGCCTGGGCTGCGGTGGCGAGTCGGACGCGGGCGGTGCCGACGCCGAGGGCCCGGGTGCGGGGCTGGCCGAAGGCGATGGTGATGTTGCGGCCCTGGATGAGGAACGCGGTCACCGTGTCGGTCAGCGTCGCGGTGTCGGCGCGGGTGGCGGTGCGGCCGAGTTCGGCGACGGCGCTGTCGGTGAGGGCGGTCAGGTCGGCGAGGTCGCGTTCGAGGTCGGCGACGACATCGACAGAGTCGGTCAGGCCGAGGTCGTCGGTCCGGGTGCCGCCGATGACCAGGACGACGCTGACCTCGTCGGTGAGGCCCAGCGGATCGTCGGCGGCGCGCGGCAGGTCGAGGGCGGTGTCGACGGCGTCGGCGATGGCGTCGGTGTCGGCGGCGATGCGGAAGCCGTCGAGCAGGGCGGCGGCGGTGTCGGACAGCCCCACGGTGTCGGCCGGGGTCCGGGCGACGTCGGCGACGACGGTCGCGCTGTCGGACAGGGCGGCGGTGTCGGCGGGGCTGGCCCCGAGGCCGGACTCGGTGGTGACCGCGTCGCTCAGGCCCAGGGTGTCGGCGGCGGTCGCGTCGCGGTCCAGCGCGGCGGCGACGGCGTCGGTCAGGCCCAGGTCGTCGGCGGCCGACCGGGGGGCCATGGCGGCGGCGGTCGCGGTGTCGCTCAGGCCCAGGTCGTCGGCGGGGGCGACCGCGCCCTGCCCGGACAGCTCGGCGACGACGTCGTCGGACAGCCCGGCGGCATCGGCGGCCACCCGGACGGCGTCGGCGACGCGGATGGCCGCGTCGGTCAGGCCTGCGGTGTCGGCCGCACCGGCGGCCAGCCCCCGGCTGATCGCCACCGTGTCGGACAGGGCGGCGGTGTCGGCCGCCGAGCGCGGGGCGTCCTGGGCCGACGTGATCGCGTCGGTCAGCCCGAGGTCGTCGGCCTCGTCGCGGTGCAGGGAGCCCGCCGTGTCGGCGGTGGCGGAGTCATCGAGCCCGAGGGTGTCGGCCGGAGTGCGGACGACGTCCTGGACGACGGTGACCGCGTCGGTGAGCCCGAGCGGATCGGCCGGGGCCAGGCCGTGCTCGACGGTCGCGGCGTCGGTGGCGGCGAGGGAGTCGGTGACCGGCCGGTCGGTCGCGGCGACGACCGTGGCGGTGTCGGACAGCCCGGCAGTGTCGGCGGGGTTACGGCCCTGGGTGAGGGTGGCGGCGTCGGTGAGTCCAGCCGTGTCCGCCGGGAGGCGCACGATGTCCTGGACGGCGGCGACGGCGTCGGTCGCCCCGATCGGGTCGGCGGCGGCCCGGCCCTGGGCGACGGTGGCCGCGTCGGTCAGGCCTGCGGTGTCGGCGGCCGTGCGGGGGCGGTCCACGGCGGCCGTGGCGGTGTCGCTCGCGGCGAGGGACTCGGCGGCCGACCGGGGCGCGGCCAGCCCGGCGGTCGCCGCGTCGGTCAGGCCTGCGGTGTCGGCGGCCGTGCGGAGCAGCCCGGACGCGGCGGTCGCGGAGTCGGTCAGCCCGGCCGTGTCGGCGGCGCTGCGGGGCATGGACAGCGCGCCGGTGACCGCGTCGGAGGCGGCGAGCGTGTCGGCCGGGGCGCGGGGGCGGTCCACGGCGGCCGTGGCGGCGTCGGTCAGGCCGAGGGTGTCGGCCGGGGACGCGGCGGCCCCGGCGGGCGAGGTGGTGCCCGACACCGGCCCGGCCCAGTCCGAGGCCCGCCGGAACGCGACGGCGTCGGTGCCGCCGAGGGAGTCGGTAGCGGCGGCACCTCGCGCCACGGTCGCGGCGTCGGTCAGCCCGAGGGTGTCGGCCGGGGACGCGCTGTAGTTGGTCCCGGCGGGCGAGGTGTCCATGGCGACGGCGATGGCGTCGACCTGGACTGCGTTGCGCACCGACGGGCTGCCACCGGCCGCCGTGGTGGCCAGTTCGATCTGCACGTTCGCCCCGGAGGACACCTGCGAGGTGGTGAACGTGCCCTGCACGGTCTGGCTGGTCGAGGAGGTGACCGACACGTTCGACGCCAGCGCGCCGACCAGGGTGGCCCCGTCGTACAGGTTGATCGTGATGCTCGGGTTGCCCGAGTTGGTCGAGCTTTTGCGGGCGGTGACCGTGACGGTGTGCGTCGCGCCCGGGGTGAGCGGGTTGGTCGGGTCGGCGATCGACCAGCGGCACGTCCAGGACGTTGCGGCGGTGTCGCCGGTGTACACGCCGTTGGGTGCGCCCTGGGCGTTGGCCGAGTTGGTGCAGGTGCCGGAGACGGCGGCGTCGGCGTAGACGGTCTCGGTGGCCATCTGCTCAGCCCTCGATGACCGCGCGCACGCGGTAGCTGTAGGCGGTGCCCGCCGTCAGGCCGGTGTCGGAGTAGCTGGTGGTCGCGTGGCTGGTGACGATGACCGATCCGTCCCGTTCGATGTCGTAGCCGGTGGCGCTGGGCACCGCGTCCCAGCTCACGTCGAGCTGGGACTGGCTGATCACGGTCACGGTCAGCCCCGTCGGCGGGTAGAAGGTCGGGAGGAGGTGGCTCTCGGCGTCGGTCAGGCCGAGGTCGTCGGCCTGAGTGCGGACGACGTCCTGGACGACGCTGACCGCGTCGGTGAGCCCGAGGGTGTCCGCCGGGGATGGGGTGTAGTTGGTCCCGCCGCCGCCGGGGTTGAGGAACCCGGCCCACACGACCGCCTGGGCGGTGCTGCTGGCGGTGGTGCCCGAGTAGGTGACCGTGCCGGTGGCCACCGGGCCCTCGGAGTCGTCCCAGGTGGCGTAGCAGTTGTTGGTGCTGGCCGTGCCGCTGGTGGTGTCCTGCAGCTCGGTCAGCCCGGTCGGCGGGGTCCAGGACAGGTCGGTGGTGGACTGCCGGGCCAGGCCGCCGAACGCGGCCCACGCGTTCGCGTCGGTGTTGGTGATCGCCGGGGCGTCGTGCGTGGTGGAGGCCGTCCCCGGGTGGACCTGGCTGTTCTGGTCGATGAACGGGGTGGTGGTGTCCACCCCCCGGTAGGCGGCGCAGACCGAGTTGGCCTGGGCGGTGGTGCCGGAGTTGGTGAACGTGGGCGGGTTGTCCGTGGCGGTGCCGTCGGCGATCCGGTACACCACGCGGGTGACCATCGCGGCCGTGGCCAGGTCCGAGATGATCGTCCACCCGGTGTAGGAGGCCTCGCCGAACGCCGACAGCGAGCGGGACAGCCCGACCATGACGATCAGCAGGTCCCCGGCGGCCACCCCGGTGACCGGGGTGGGGGTGGTGCTGGCGACGCTGGTCGTCTCGGGTTTGCTGGTGGTGCCCACCAGGCTGATCGCCACGGCTCAGCTCGCTCCTCGCCGGTCGGAAAAGGGCCGGGCCCGGCCCCGCACGGTGGGTGCGGGGCCGGGCCCGGATGAGGGGCTGGTCAGCGGGTCACTGGGCCCACCAGTCGGCGAAGCCGAAGTTGGTGGACGTGGCGGTCGGGTCGTTCCCGGCGAA